GGATTTCAGACCTCGTCAACGTATGTGTTGCTTCGCCACCTGTTGTGCCAGCTTTATAGGTCGTGCTCGCAGCCAACAGAAACCTTCCTTGAATCTGCTCCCATGTGCCACCTCCGAAGAGCGTTTTTGGACTTGTGCTATTCACACTCATATAAATGGAACCAACTGGATAAGCGTTTAAAACAGATAATGGGTCGCCCTTATCGCCTTTTTCTCCTTTTAGTGCAGCAAGCTGCTCCGTGGTAAAATCAGCATAAGTAAATGCATCGCCTTTCGGCCCTTTAATATTTACACTTGCTGGATTAGTTTTTCCTTTATCGTTTGTCCAGCTTAAAACACCTTCAGAAGAAACAGATGGTGTAAATGTAGCGCCATCTAGTGCGCCAAAACCACCAGAAGCAATAGCGTCAACAACATACTTTTTATTGGCTGCGTCATCATCATCCACAGGAGCCCCAACTGCAATTCTTGCTAGATCACTTTCTGACTTGCCAACAATTTTTCCTGCATTCTCTCCTGTACATACAGCAGTAATCTCTTTTGAGACATCTCCACGCTGATAAATTGTAACTCCATATTTTGCATAAAGCTTTTGATCCGCAGTCAAAGCACCAGTAACTTCTAAATCCCCAGAAACTTTGCCACCCGTTTTGTCTAACTTTTTATTGAGCTCAGTGGAAGTTTCCGTCTTGCTATTTGCAACAGCAGTATCAGCATATTCTTTTGCAGAAGAAAGAGATGCACTAGACTGGCTATCTGCGTATGTCTTTGCGCTGGATAATGTAGATGCATCGCCAGACCCCATGTCACCTCTTAGCGTTGTAATTTTCCCGTCTAATTCAGTGTCCTTCTGTTCAGAACTATTGGTTAGCGTTGTAATCTTTCCATCAAGCTCTGTATCTTTTTCTTTCATATCTGCTGACAACTGTTTAATTTCATTTTCCAATTCTGTATCCTTTTCGTTTACAGAGCTTGTCAAATTAGAAATCTTCGTGTCTAGCTGATTATCCTGCTCATTTAATACACGGCCTTGATTTGCCGAAAGTGGTTTGTTCGACTGATAACTATTCAGCTTATCCTCGACATCTCCTTGAAGCAAAAATACGCCATTCTGTTTTAGCTCTGGTAAATCAACAACATAATTTCCGTCTGTCAGATTTTCTAAATTATATGTTGTTCCGTTAATGTCCACAGTATTTATGTAAGGCATCGTTTCACCTCCATTATTTTCCATTGTTATAACAAGGAGCACTCTATATAGCAAGTGCCCCTGTTATTAATTACAGTCCTAATTCAGACTTTAAAGCAATATAAACTTCCGATTGATATTTGCTCGGAATACTACTTTCATAAGTAATCGCTGCGACTTTTGTCATACTGCGCAATGAACCAATATACGTTTTTAATGAATTAAAATACGCGACATGGTATGTTTTGAAAGCATTTGCCTTGGCAATAATCTTTTCCATATCTTCGGAAGTATAATATTTGCACAATTCCCCATCTGCATGATATGGAATTGTTTCTGCCCCGTCTGCAACCATTTGAGACGAAGTAATTAAATTCAATTGGTCTTGTACCGTTAAAGAAAAATGATGCGACTGATTGTCGCTCAGTTCAACATCAAAGCCATTTGTAATCATTTTGTTACATTCTGTTTTCATTTCTTTAACTTTTGCTTCTTTTACATAATCAATTGTGATATCATTGTCTTCATTATCTTTTGTCTCGTCTTGCTCAGGCTCGTCTTGTTCAATATCAATCTGTTGATTGGCCTTGATAGCATTGTATAAAGCCTCATATTCTTCCTGCGGAATCTCTGTAATCTGAATCACAGGGACTTCTTTTGCATTGGAATCTGCTGGCAGCATCCAAGTAGCACGATAAATCGCACCATTGCATTGCATGTATTGAGCTTCAGACTCGTCGCATACAAGAAAAATGCCATGCTTCCTTTGAAATCTACGCATGTCTAGCGACGTTCCGATACCAACAAATTCATTGTCATTAATTAGTTTATAATATCTCATATGTCGTCGCCTCCATTAAATAGAAATACATGGGCAAATACCATGAGATCTGTTAGATGGCATATAACTACTCATATCACCCTGAATGCCAACCGCTCTAAAGTAAGAATTGTACGACACTTCTGGCGAACGTAGATAATAGATACTCGCAGTATCACCAATCGACTTAACTCTGTCTGCAGATGAACCAAAGAATTCAATTGCTTTACCTTCGGAGCTATACGGTGCTTCAGATGTGTTAAACATTTCCACATACGATGGAAGATATACATAGTCTTTTGAATAAACAATATCAGATGCCATATTACCAGCGGTCGCAGGAATCTGAACTTGTTTAATAATTGATTTCCACTCTGTTGGGAATGCCGCATAAACTCTACTATTGCAGAACGCTCTCATCTTGGAGTCATTCCAGCCGCCAAGGTTGGTGTTCGTAGAATTCATATTGTGAGTGAGAGATAGCAAATTCGCTGGAATGAATGAAGCTCCAGTAATTTTACTAGAGTCCTGTGCACATCTATATCTCTTATCACCATAATATTCATAGCGCCAAGTTTCATGCGGCCATGCAGCAAGTTGTCTAGCCGCAGTGTCTCCAATATCATCAAGCCATACTTTTGCCCAGTGAATTGTGCCCTTGCCTAGCGTTACGCTATCAATTGTTCCATTTGACAGGAACTTAAATCCACCAAGCATAATTGTCGCCTCAGTATTAGTTGTACGATTGCGCACAAGCTCTGTATAAGCCATTTCGTCAGCATAAACACCAGTTGTAGAAGCTCCAGAGTTAAACGAGTAGATATAAAGTTTACTTTCTCCCTTGCGGTGACGAAGCACAACGATATCTCTTTGGCCTCCTTTGCCTACTACTTTGCTAGTATTACCCCACTGGATTTCTGGATTTGTGCCATTATACTTTAGTCTAAATCCTTCAGAGCCATCATATTCAAAGCAAGACAGTAGTGTCGCATCGGCTACATTCTCTCCAAACTCAAAATCTATAGCCATTGTAAATGAACCAGAATCTGCGCCAAATAGCTTAACGCCAGAATCTACTACTTTTGAGGAAGTGCCATCAAATGTAAGCTCATCCCCAAGCATATGCTCAGTTACATTCGAGAATGAGAAATCCTGCCCAACGCGGACATCGAAGTAGTCCTTTTGTTCAAAATAATCATTAGCTCTACCAGCCGTTGCAACAGCATAAATCTGTACTGGAGTCATATCTTTCAAGTCAGTTCCTGCCGATGGAAGACCATTTTGCGTCTCCCACTTTGCATAAACATCAGTATCTCCAGTAATGCATCCAGTGCTCTTATCCCAGCCAGTGAATAGATTATAGATATAAGAATCCTCATTATCGCTCATGGTTGGACAATCGCCTTCATATTCTGCTACTGCGCCATACTCTACACCAGTCTTCGTCGCAAGAACAACACCTGCTTGCTGGAACCAACGAACAGTATATGTCCTTACAGTTTCGCTATATTTTGCTGTTACAGTTACAGGAGCAGTGACATTTACCTCAATGCCATCCCAACCTGCGAATGTATAATTGTACTGCGCGGTACTTGGAATTGTCGGAGTGTCAATTTCACCACTTGCGACAGGATCAGTAATCTTGCCACCTTGGTCAACATATTGAACATAATCATTGCCACTCTTGTCTTTAATAGCAGTACCATCGGAATTCATAAACGTCACTTTATACTGAGTAATAATACCATTATAAGTGACAGCTAAATCAGGCCATGCCGCCGCATAAGCATCGAGTTCTCTCTGTCTTGCTTGACCAGCAATATGAACCTTACCAGCAAGTAAATTATTATTCATCTTAAGAATAGCATTCAATAGCTCAGTACTCGTTACAGTCCAGTCAATACCAGTTAAACGAAGTGTCTGCAACGTGTCAATTGCATCCTCAACAATTGGATAAGCATCAATTATAGAGTTCTCAATAGTTAAGGATTCAAGATTGTCATATGTCGCCTGTAAATCAGTTAAGTAACTTAGATTCTTGAAGCTTAAACTATTGATTGTACTTGGCAAGTGAGCAAGCGCAATCTTACCATTTGCCGCGAATAGTACGCCTGTAACAGAAGTTCCTTCTGCATAAAGCTTCTCTAAGTTGCCACAGCTTGATAGGTTGATAGATCCAGTCAAATTAGGACAATTACGAATATCCAACTCTTCAAGTAACGCATTGTTGCCAAGGTTTAGATTTGTCAAGAATGCGTTAGAATAGCCAGAAGTTTTATTACCAACTACAAGCGTCTTAAGCTTTGAAGCCTTACTAAAATCATTATCATGAATATAGCAAGCAGAAAGGTCATTCAATGCCTGAATACGAGAAGCACAATAAATTAGTACTGCCGTATCATCCATCTTGGTAAATGGACATTGAATTTCATAAGACTGTCCTGCCTTTGCACGGATCTGCTGTGTACTTGGAGAGTTGCCAAATAACACAGATAGATACATATCTGAATAAGGCACAATATTTAGAGTGTAATTAGGTGCAACTACTACACCAGAAGGAGTATTGCATCTAAACATAATTTGATCTGCCTTGACAGTTGTAGACAGATATTTCGTTCCCATATATGCCGCTTGATCACGCTCAAATTGTCTACGCTGATATTTCTTACGGCCATTCATCATAGACTCTAAGAAACGTCTGGTTGGCTCTGGAGTTGCACCGGCATTGAGGCCCCCGCCTTGATATGTACGGTAGTATTTGCGTTCAATATCAAGTCTCCAAAGTTCTTCTGGGAATTGTGCTTGCCAATTGTCAAATTCATTGATTAGAGAAGTATCGCTAAAACAACCTTCTCCTTCAAGAGTTTGATACATTATTGCAAGGTCGTTGCGGAATAAATCACGAATTCTGCACCAGAACACGTTGTCTGCTGCGTTGAATACGTATCCTGAAGACTTGTCGCCTTCAGTACGGTAATCAGTGTCTTCTTTGCCATAAGTCATGGTAAGCTCGCCACTGTTATTTATTCCTAAACTCGTGTCATTATCATAGTCCCATAGTTCAAAACGATATTTACCATCAGCACATTTAGCATAATGATAGAACGTATTTTTAGAACGATTATCTATCATGGTGTATCTTTCGGTAAATACATACCAATAAAGAGCAGAGTCTTTAATTACCCAATCTCCAAGCTGAGAAACAAATTCTTCATCAGTAGACGTAATTACCCATTCATAGAAATCACGCCATACTTGCTTGTTTAATGCTCTTTGTGCTTCTTGCTCTTCAGTAGTAGCAGTTGTCATTCCGTCCTTCGTCTCGCCACCCATTTCATAGCGGAATTCAAAAGAACCATCCCAATCATTATAAAGAGCATCGTATGCGGTATTGCCAGCCTTCCACTGGTCTTTAGTGATAGGATAAACCATATTACCTTCACTGTCAGTTACACCAGTTTGAAAAGTACTGTTAGGTAGAGTATTGTCACTAACTTCAATTACGAATTCTTTTAGGTCAGAGACGTCATTAACTCTAGAAGCGTCGGTCTTTTTTGAATCACCAATATTTCCCAGCCCGTAGAAGTGCCAATCGTTATCCCTAAATTCCATATGTTTAGAAATATCAGGGTCTGTCTCCTTAATAAATACTACGCAATTTTGGAACTCCATACTATTTTTGCACTTCGGATCTTTCTCCATGGCAACAGTTTTATATGGCAGATAGTCATTATAACGCTTCTGGAGCAATGCGTTATTTGCATTTTCAGAGCTTGCGATATTTACTTTGATATTAAGCCAATTCATTGGCACAGAATTTCTAGTAAGACTTACTTTACCAGAACCATCAGAATACTTTGTACCATCCCCAAGAATAAGCTCTGTTACATAGCTCGTGTCAAGAGGAATCTTGCTAATAATCTGTTTCTTGCCATCAGCACAAGCAATAATGTCTATATTTCTACCAGCGTAACCATATTCGTTAGAAGTCGTGCCCTGCCCAGAAAGGTAAGTATTCATGAACTTCCAATTGTCTAGCACCGGGTCTCCACCCTTATAAATACACTCAACATTTACGCCTTTTACAAAGTCCTTTTTATCCTTAGTAAAACGAGGACACTCAATCTTAATAACTCTTAACTGAGGGCAAGCATTTGCCACAGATTCAGGAGTTAGCGCATTATTTTCATCATAAATCTGATTGCGATTATATCTTGCAATCATCTCGTCAGAGTCTCTTGCATCAGCAATGAAGTTTGACAAAATGTTAGAATCAGTCAGTGAAGCACTATAAGCTTTCATTCTATAGATATAGACATCACAGTCTGTAGAGCCAATAGTAATAGGCACTGGCTCGTACTGATATAGTCTATGCGTTGAGTCATAAATCATAGGTCTTAGACCAACACCATCTTCATAGCTCATAATGACTGCAGTCGCATCTGAATTGTCCTTATCAATTGTATTAATATTGAACTCAAATTCAATAATGTCTTCCTCGCTATAAGGAATATATAGACTCTTAATACTCGATTTTAAATACGCCTCGTGAACGTTCATTTGCAAGCCAACAACAGTAGAGTCTGCCTGACAGGTCAGGAATGTAGCGTTTGCATTACTAACATTCGTAGTTTTAAAAACGCATTTAAATTCGGAACCATAAACACTTGCGTCTCTCTCGAAAAGCTTGTAATTGATAGTGGCAGTTGTTCCAGCCTTAACACAGAAATACTGGTTGCCATCTTCGTCAATCTGATAGCCGCCATTACTCCAGTCGAAGTTATCTGAAACTGTCATTGCAACATCAGTATTAGTATCCTTCCACAGTCTGTCTTCGTCACTATTTGAAAGTCCAGTAGGATTGAAATCAAATGCCAAATTTGCAGTAATTGGCTCGATAGTAATACCGAGCTCCTCAATATTCATAATGATTTTAACAGTTGTATTTCTGCAAGTAATGAGCAGGGTATGCTCACCAACATCAGAAGATTTATACGCCCAGACATCAGAATTGCCACTCATGACCTGAGTCGCAACAACTTTGCCATCAACACTTCTTGTAACAGTCGGAGTTGCCGTCTTCGGATCATAAACATAGAACTGAATATTCGTTGAATTATATTGCTTTGCAGTTACTTTGCCATAATGGTCATATCTATAAACACATCCGATAACAGGAACATCACTATTCTCGTCATACCACATAATGTCCTTGAAAATATGCTCAGTTTCAATGCTCTTACTATTAATAGTTGCTGTAATATAGCACTCGAATAGATGTGCACCATGGGCCTGAGCTGGAATTGTATAAGACTGCAATGTACCAGAGGAACCAGTCGAAACAGTTCCAATTTCAACGCCATCAAGCACAAAATGCACAGTCTTATTTACTGCACCATATGGAGTGTATGTGAAATTGACCGCACTATTTGCTTGATATGTAATCTTGTCATTAAACGAAGATTCGAGTCTTACGTCTACCTTCTGCACAGTCCAAGACTTAACAGCAGTAGTGCCAGCGGCATCCACAACCGTCAAAGTAAATTTCTGAGTGCCAATGTTTGTATAATCAGACATGTCAAACGTATTCACGCCCTGAACTAACGCGCCAGTAGATAGAACGGTGCTGCCAGACTTCCAAGTGTAAGTGCCATCAACAGCTTCTCCATCACTATCCACTGAAGAATAATTGAAGCTAATCTCTACATTGTCTGTTGTAGTAACAATAACCGGCGACTCAGTAATACGTTCAACTTTAAGAGTAGTGGTAACAGCAGAACCCCCGCCACCACCAGTAATTACGAACTGGCTCTTTACTTCTTCTTTTTCGTCTTTAACTTCGTAAAGTGTAAAAACATTCTCTTTCTCTTCGCCAGTTGCTAGAGTAGCATTTCCATATGTAGCATAGTATGTATAACCTTCTGTGTCGATACCGTCAACGGTTTGTCTTAGCGTATCAACATTTCTACTTAGAGAAGCAATGTTAGTCGTGTTTGCTCCGATGTTTTGTGCGTTTGTATCTACAGATGCCTTAAGTGTAGAAACCTTATTGTCAATTTGAGATTTTGTATAATTGTCTCCACCGATAATGCAGAACTTATCATTAATATAACGATAATGCACGTACAGCCCATCGTCATTTTTAACATAGTAATCAGTAAATTCATTGCCAGTTTCAGGTAACGACTCTACTACATTCGCCATAGTCCCTGCAATCATTTGCCAAGAGCTGTCAATCCATTTATAATAAAAACATCCTGCATCTGAATGTAGGATATAATCAGTTTCTACATCACCAGTTTGCGGCAGCTCAGTAACTACAAGAGTGGAACTTCCTTTAAATTCATCCCACTTTTGATTGCCATCATTATCCGTAATCCACCAATACTTTTCATAGCCGTTACCAGATGCCTTTGGAACAAGATAGAATGTGTAATCCTCTCCTGACTCTGGAAGCTCGTCAACAACTTCAATACTATAAGAATGAAAATCAGCTAGTGCCGCATCAATATCAGATTTTGCTGATTTTGTATATAATTTGCCACCTGCATCAACACCAACCTCTTGCGTCATATCGTCTGCTTTTGGAACAGCTTTTACGCCACCAAGCACGTTTTCTGAGGAAATAGGCAGAGTGTAATTTTCTAAATTTTTAAGTTTATCCTTTTCTGCGTCTGTATAATCATTAGTAGACAATCCCTTGCCAGACACCTTGTCTACTTTATTGTTGTTAATTTGATTTTGTCTGCTTTGAACAACAAACGTGTCGTTCTGAGTTAGAGACGGCAAACTGACAGTATAAGTGCCATTCGTAAGCGCCGAAACTTTTACTCCTTGCACCAGCGTCTTTTCTGTCACAAATACGTCATCGCCATTTAGAGTTGGGAGCTTAACAACATGCGAGCCATCTGTTAAGTTCTCTAGGTTGTATGTTTTGCCTCTAACAGTAACCTTGTTTATGAAAGCCATTAATTTTGTTCCCCCTTTGTGTAGTCTTAAAAAAATAGGAGAGGCGTTTTGCCTCTCCTATTAAATAAAACTACTTAATGTTAAGAGGCAATGTCGCCTTAGATAACGGTAGAAGCAGAGCCACAATCAAAGATAATATAGGTCTCCTGTTCTAGATCTTCAATCTTGTGATTATGACCTAGCTTTGAATAAACAGTGTCATGATTATGACCTGCTGCAGCAAACTCTGCTGCGTCATGAGAAATAATGTCGCCGCAATCAGCAGAATCAACCTTGCCATTAATCTTAGTTTTTAGTGCTGCAGCAAGATCTGCTTCTGCAACTTCGTTCTTGTCAGCCAGAGCGCCAGTAGGTACAGTGATATCAACTGCCTTGTCGGAAGGAGTTAGAGCAACACCATTTACCTTGACGGTTTCGATGACGTTAACCTGAGCACCAGTAGCAATACCTTCTAGCTTGGTCTTCTCGTCCTTGGTATAGTCGTTAGTAGATAGTCCCTTGCCAGCAACCTTGTCAACCTTTTTATCAATATTGCCTTGAAGAGTAGCTTGAGCGGTATCAACGGCGTCATTCACAGTCTTAGAAACAGACCCAGCACCAGTACCATTGAGTGTAGCAATAGCAGTAGTATTCTTTTGAACATCACCAGATAGAGTGCTGTATTCCCCTTTGTGAGTAGCGGCGTAGTCGATTAATTCTTTAAAAGTATTGACTGTACCATCTTCGCTGACCTTAGTAGAAAAGTCATTAATGGCATCCGCAATCTTCTTGTCAACAGAGCCAGTGACAGTAGAAGCGCCATTTAAAGTAGCAATGGCATCAGCATTAGACTTAATGGAAGCCTTAACAGCAGTATCATCATAAGTCGCGGCAGTCTGAGCATCAGCAATCATCTGAACAACAGTCTTGCCTTCAGTGACAGTGCCAACCTTATCAGATAGGGCGTCTACGGCAGACTGAGCATCAGTACCAGCCTTCTTTGCCTCGGCAATAGCAGTGTCCTTGCCATCCGCATAAGACTTAGCAGAAGCTAGTGCTGCATCAGCATCGCCTGACTTGTCATAAGCATCCGCGTCAGTATAAGCAGCAGAGCCTAGACCCTTAACAGCTACGTCAGTACCATTGAACTTGACAGTACCATTAGCCGTACCAGTTGCAAGAGTATAAACTGTTTCAGGAATGGTAATGGTGCTTACTGGAGTGGCGCTGAAGGAGCCACCCTTTGGAGCAGAATATAGATAGAATTTTCTACCATTTGTAGCATCTGCTTCAATTTTATATTGTGTATCAGTATCCTGAATCTGACCAGAAATATAAGTGGATAGGCCACTGATTTCATCTGCCGTATAAGAAGGCTTATTAGCAGCCTTAGCCCAAGAATAAACATCGGCACTTAGACCAGAAATCCAATCCAGCTCATTGAACGGCTTTGTACCATCGCCGCACTTCATAAGCACAGTTGGTTCATTGGTAGCCTGACCACTATCGGCAGGAATTACACAGATTGCTAACTCTCCGGCAAGAAGAACTGGGTTCTTAGTAGACCAATTCGCATAAGTATCATACTTAAGCTTTAGACGTGTATTGAAAGTTTTATTAGCCATAGTAATCAATCTCCTTTAATCTGAAAATTTTAATTAAGCATTGCCGCCATCCATAATAAGCATATCAGTACCCTGAATTAGCTTATCAGTAGAAACAGCGTTAACACTAATTACACCATCGGTAGCAACAATACTCTCGCCATCAACCTTAACTAGACCAAGTGCCTCTGCAGTTGCAGCAGGAATAGCAATGTTAACGCTCTTGTCAGCAGCGGGAGCAATGGCCGCGCCATTAAGCTTAATAGACTCAATAACGTTGGCTTGAGCAGCGTCCCAAGCACTAACTTTATCTTCGGTAATAGCATCAAGAACAGTCTTGTTAGCATGTTCATGGGCTTTAGCTTCTAGACCGTCAACAGTAGACTGTAGTGCCTCAACATCAGAAGCTGCGGCCTTGCCATCAAGAATAGCCTGAAGACCAGTAACATTGGCAATTTCATGAGTATGAGATGCTAGTGCATACTTTTCTGCACCATCAACCTTGAGAGCGCCATCAATAGCGTCGCTAATTTGAGTAGCGACAGCGGTTTCACCAACGAGGCCCTGTAGAGCTGTAATTTTACCGTTTGCCGTAGATAGATCGTCTGCCAGAGCATACTTGTCAGACTCGCCATCCTTAAGAGCAGCAGCAATCTGGTCTGCAACAGACGTCTCGCCAACCTTTGTCTTAAGAGCAGCAATGTCATCCTTATTAGTATTAATCTGGGAATTCATGGATGCGGCATCAGTCTTATGAGTCGTAATCCAATCAGCAATCTCCTTCAGAGTGTCGAAACTCTCATCGGCACCAGCGACAACCTGTGCGATCTGATATGCAACAGAACCTTCTACAGTGCTTGCGCCATTAAGAGTATCAATTGCCGCCTTATTGTCGGCAACCTGCTTAACCAGACCACTCTTGTCATCGCCAACAGTGGTTTTTAGAGATTCAATAGCAGTAGAAAGACCTTCAACAGTTGTGGTGTCTGGCTTCACCCATGAAACCTTACCATCCTCGGTCTTAACTAGCTGGGCACCACCAACTGCGTCAGCAAAACCAAGCAGACTTAGCTTACCATCCTCGCCCTTAACAAAGGCATTCTCGTCAATAAGGATGTTACCGCCAACCTCTTTTAGAGTCTTGTCAGGTTGAATTACATAAAGAGTAGCCTTGCCACTCTCAACAACAGCAATCTGTTGGCCATAGTAATATGTAGTTTCAGAGCTACCAGCCTCCTGCGCAGATGCAGCGGCGGCCTGAGCAGCTTCTAGGTTTTCAAAATAGCTTTTAGCGTCCAGAGGAAAAGCCGTCTGGCGATTAAAAGCAACAGCGAAATCAAGTGTACCAAAAGTCATTGCCATAATTGTCTTCCTCCTTCAATTAAATTTGCACAGTATAGGAGTTTGCCTTTGCTACAGGGTCAGCAAAATCCGTAGTATAAACTTTATACTCGATACCGGCATCAGCGCCCGCACCAGCAACAGTTAGAGTTGTCTTGGTGAAAGCACTCTTAATCTCTGCATTTAGGCCGTTAACGTCCTTAACAGAACTGACATCACGTAGAGTTGCAGGATAAGCAAAAATCACACGCTTCGCACCAACAGGAATATTAACCGTGAAAGAATTACCATTGGCAAGAGCCTTATTGGACTTAGTTAGCCCACGAATAATTGTGCTAGTTAGTTCGGCCTTCTCTGTCACAGAACCATAGAAAGTATTACGATAACCAGTAATAGCACCAGAAGTCTTTGTTGCAGAGCCTGCAGCAATCTTAATTACAGGACTAGAATCAGAGCCAAGGTTGTCCTTTGCAACAGCACCTTCACCATAAGTAGCCTTTGCAGTAATCTTATAGTTGGTGCCGTCAGCAACAACAACTTCAGCAAAGCTGCCAGAAGCAGTGGTTGCAGAGTTGCCAGCAGTATCAGTGACTTCCCAACTAGTGGCAGTGATACCAGTTGCAGGGCCATAGGTATAGGAACCAGCGCTTAGAGAAGCAGAATAAGTTGGAGTTACAGTAGAACCAACCTCATATGCCTTGGCCTGACCGAAAGTAAGAGTCACCGCAGGAGCAGTAGGAGTACCGGGCTGTAGACGCTTAGAGAAAATCTCAGTTAGTGCGTCGGAAACAGATTTCCCCTTTGTTGCGAAGGTAGCAGTACCATTCTGGGTCTTAGTCATATTACCAACCTGAGTATAGTCACCAGCCATAACAATGTCATCCTGTAGAATAACCTTATCTGCGCCAACATTGCCAGTCATTGCAGCCCACTGCTTGCCATCATACATAAATGCGCTTTGCTCGTAAGTATCGCCTTCAACAGTAGTTGTAATTACAACAATATCGCCCTGTACAGCGGCATTAGAGCCTAGAGCTGCAGCAATGGCTGCGTCATCAGACTGGGAAGCGTCAGTACGAGTGTACTTATAAAGGCTATCTCTATTCTGCGCGATAATATTTTCAATTGCGGCTTCATCAGCGCCAGCATAATCAAGATCAGCCCACGCCTTGGTGCCATCGCCAATCTTAAATTTGTTCGTATCAGTTTCGACACCAAACTCGCCCTTGAGCAGAACTGGATTCTTTGTAGTCCAATTCTCTGCGGTGTCGTTTCTCATGACAATTCTTGTGCTTAGTGTTTTAGTTGCCATATTCAAAAAACCTCCTTCAAAAATTAGGCGTTTCCGCCATCAATAACAAGTTCATTGGTTTCTTCTTGTACAAGTTTGTCTATAGTAATTGAATTAACTTCCAACGTGCCGTCAGAAGAAATAGAAATCTTATTTTCATCTGTAGAATCCTTGATAATATCAGAAGCTTCAAGAACAACCGCCCCAGTCTTACCATTGACAGAGGTCACAGACAAAGACCCAGTGTTGCTTGGAGTTAAATCACAAATAGACGAAAGTCTTACAGCATAAATAGAAGCATTCCCTTCTTCGTCTTTCAAAGGAATTGATTCAACTGTTGCTTCACAAAAATATGACCACACACCTTCTGCATCTTCTGCATTTGTAATTAAAAGATTCGCCTTTTCTCCAACAGACGCAACACGGCTAAAATCTTTTGCGTCTACATCATATGCCAACTCAGTTCCGGGGCGATTATGAAATTTTTGCGCAGCAATAAATAGTGGGTCTTTCCCAGAAGAAATATTGTTTACCTTCTCATTAAGGTTGGCAATGTCACTCTCCATTTTTGCTGCACCAGTAGTATCATTTTTAATCCAATCTGCAACTTCCTTTAGAGTGTCAAAATCTTCTGGTGCCCCATTAACAACCTCAGCAATTGCATTAGCTACAGTTTCTTTAACAGAGCCTTCTCCGTTTCCAGACAACGCCTCAATGGATTTTTCATTCGCAGAAATACGATTTTTGATATCTGTATCATCATACTTTTCAATTCCAGACTTTACTTTTTCTATCTCACTATCAACATAGTCAGTCGTAGCATAACCAGACAAGTCTGGAGTGTTTTGAATCTCTTCATATGTGTACATCGGTTTTTCTGCTTGCTTTGCCCATGCAGGAACGGTCGGATCTGTTTCTTCTGTTAAATAATCTCCAACTGGCTGATATACACCATCATGATTGTGATCTTTATCCGCCTTCTGCTCTAGCTTTGTGTCTATATAACTAGAATCTGGAATATCTAAATCATTCTCAAACTGACTAAGCTTTGTCGGCGCATTAACAATCTGTTCCCAATTAATATCTCCAGAAATGCCACCACTGCCTTCTGCATATGGAAGCTCATTCCACTTGCTTTTCCCATCACCAATTTTGTGCTTTTTTGCTGTAATGTCATATGCTGGCTCGCCTTCTCTTAAAATAGGGTTAACAATTTCCCATTCATCAGTCGTTGCCCTTCTGAACTGAAAAACAGTTTTTACAGTGGTTGTCTCCATTTGTTCACCCCCTTTTAATAACCATGAACACCGCCACCATCATATATAATCAAACGGTCAGGATCATCAGATCCACCCGGATTATCCGACCCGCCACTTGATCCTGAAAACACTCCTCCATAAGTGCCTTCTCCAACATGAAATTCAAGTTTGTTCGTAGCCATACGAATAGTGTCATTAACACCATATAGCCCTACTTCAAATTCTCCGGGAGTGGCTAAAACTTCTGGCGGAATATCACATACTAGTCTTTCATTAAGACTTCTAACATAATAATTATTAAATACTGCTTTTAGGTCTTCACAAGCCAGCCAGTCATCTGTTCTTAGCGCAAATTCAATAAAAATAGAATTGCAATTTCCAGCAGCTAGTGGCTGATCTTTTACAAGAATTAATTGATTGTGATTTGCAGCTAATTTAATTCTCGCGTAAATATTAGACATATAATGCCTCACACTCCTTTCTTTGTATGGAGTTTTAAAACCATATTGATTCTCCATCAATATAATCCAATGGAGCAGTGTCAACAATATGTTCTATTTCTTTCTCTTTCCACTTATCTAACAGTGGATTGTAATATGAATAAAATTTTGGCTCAGGAAGATATAAATGCGAAGAAAGTTCATCATGCGCCTTGTCGTCTCTGTTGATACGAGGCTTATATTTGTTTATTAAGTAGATCTCTAATAAGAACATATCTGCCTCTGAATCACACACAGTGTATTCTATACGTGTCGTAGCAATAACATCTAGCTTCTTCACCATTGGCTTCCCAAAGAAATGCAACCTCAAACGATCAATCAAATCTTGTGAGGTTCTGCCTATGTATACGAGCTCATTCCCATAATAAATTTTATAAAGTATATAGTTTTTATAGCTCATGATTATTCCATAACTCGTATAAATGCTTTACCTTGCTCGACTTTTTAAACACAAAAACTAGACAATTGTTCCTAGTGTTTGTGTATAGAATGTCTACTAAATCTTCTTCCGCACCAGCACACAAATATTTATATATCTGCTGAAAATTGCTCAGATAAACAACCGAGCTGTTATCAGGGTTGTATTGCTTCCCTGTAATTGTGCTCTTAACCATTTGTTTCTTTTCTCCTTTTATTCCAATATAAAAGCCACCAGATACATCCACGTGTCATGTACCTAGCGGCTAAAAAAAATAGGATATTAACATCTTTTTAAAGTAGTTAATATCCCATAGAATTTTATTTTATTTTAACTACTTTATGTTTCAAGCCTGCGCCTTCTTGAACTGCTGCTGTGGAGCAACCTTCTCTTCTGGCTCGGCCATAATCTTTTCAATATCTTTCTTGACAATTTCATTGAAAGAGTCAAGCTCAGATAGATTACATGCTTTTAGCTTCTTCTGGGCTTCTTCCTTGGAAATATGCCCAAAATTAAATTCGTTTGCTGCGAAGAATGCGTCATGGCAATTTTCGCTGCAATAAAGTGCAAAGTATGTTGGCTTATAGCGATCCTTGGCGCAGTTGCCACAGTAGCTATATTCCTTGCCGCAACAGATGCACTTACGAGCTTTTCTAACGTTCTGCATTTTTAGTTTTCCTCCTTTACAGGTGGCAATAATTTTGTATTGTTTGAGAGGAGAGTTAAAAATTCTGGATGAACTATGAATATATCAATATTCGATTTATCCAATATATAATCTCTTAGTTGGTCTATTGTATTATTATGAGTGCCATAGACGTTATGAAAAGAACCTTCCTTGGTGCTGTCATGGCATTGTTCACATAATGTAATGCCATTATTTACGTCATATCTTGATTCTTCACAAGAAGCAAACGGAATAACATGATGCGCATTCAATTTTTCACCACGCTTGCCACAACACTGGCAGGTGTAATTGTCTCTTTCATAAACCAGAGTTCGCCACTGTTTATATTCGCGACGATGGCGCAATGTGTCATTCTTGCCATTGATTCCACCGCACCAAAATGGACTGTTTTCTCCACGCATACGATTACTCGTTTCATCACACGAGCATTTTGGACACCTAAAATCATAAATAGACGCATTGGCTATCTTTTGCTCGTAATCCTCATGTTTTCCGCATGGACATTTCAACCATACTTTGTGCTCAGAATGCGGAGAATATTCATATGGACTCTTCTCGTTCTTATCAGACCATCTGTCGATAACTTCAGGGTATACTGACGCCAAACTATCATTCGGATGTACTTTTCTATTAATACAATACGGACATCCAATGCCCTTCGTAAAAGAACATGCCGCTTGGCTATACACATGGTAGCTCACCTTGTCACACTGAATTATTACATTCTTAGCGCTTCCAGCAAGAACATCCCATGGGCTAATAGTATTTTCCTTTGCCCAATGACTCTCTAAATAGTCTAGGCCGAACTTATCTATCACAACTTGCGCAACACTATTACAACGATTGCATACCAATTGACCATCAGCATTATTTGTTACAACTGTCATATAATGTAGTTCGCTCTCATGTATATTTTTAGGACATTTAAACCACCATCTAAGATTACTTTTGTAACCGACGTCTTTCGTCGTGCATCCATTTTTAACTTCATCGAACCTATCATTTAAATCCATACGACTATTTTCGACGCACCAATCATAAAATGATTTTGTTACACTAAATTGATTTCCATAATTCATGCCAATCCCTCCAGAATGTCTTTCTCCATTTTTTAATATCGCAAGAAGGATAGGTGTGGAGGCACCTATCCTTGTCGGCAAGGTTCATGACTTCCTTCCCTATCTTGTGGTTATATTATACTGCAATAATTTTGTGTTGTCAATTAGACAAATTACACAAAATTATTCGTCGCCGGGGATAATAATCTGGAATACTTTACATTAAGACAAGCCGCTACACTTGCCCGACTTCATACAAAGTCCTTTGTCTTTCAACAAAGAATAGACTATATCTTCACCCATCAACATGGGGCACACCACTTCCACAGCCAAACGCTTGCTGTGTACTTCCCTTAACGGGAATAGTCGTTGAGGTTTCTTCTATTCAAAGCTTACCTGCTGATTACCCATTTGAACAGACATTTAGGATTTAACCGTGTGTCTATCTCATAACTTTTTTCTGTTTTCACAACCGTTACGTCTAAGCATTTTTCATCTTTCCGCTTTGGTATATGAGCTTTAGGGTATTCCAGCATTTCAATGTGTTATTTATCATATAAATTACTTTATACGGAAACTATTCATAATTTGCCTTAAGCGGCTATTAATTCTAATCTCTTATTCTTATCGCAATATTCCTGCATAGCTTTACCAGAAAATGGATGAGTTCCGTCGGACTGGATGTTCCAGTCGAAGTCTGGCGAAATTTTGAAGTTCGGGAAGATGAGATATGCGAAGACCATCTTCGTCTGATCACATACATCGCAGCCAAGAACTTCAAGGATAAACTTACAAGCAGTTGGGAAGTTATTAGCAGAGTTAAGAACTGCAACTGCCTGAGAAGACTCGTACTCATAAATCACGAATAGCTGGTCGCCCTTCTTAAGACCAGTAGGAGGAGTAAGAGTACTGCCGCTAATTGCAAAACTAGAAGCGGAAACAGAAGTGCTCTTTGTAAAGACAGTGCCTAGAGTACCGTCACCATTTAAAGCATAAATGGTCTTAATCTCCTCAAGAGGAACGTGCTTTAGAGTATAAGTAGCAGAAGTGCCATCAATATCAATAGTCTCAAAAGCAGGAGTCGTAATCTTATCAGAGTCAGAAGCGACCTGCTTTGCAGAACCAACCTGTGCTGCCATTAGTGACATATCGAAAATTGCATTTTCGGCAGAAAACTCGGCTGATTTACTTCTATAAAATGTTGCCAGAGGCGTACCTAAAGCATCCACCGCGTCTGTGCTCTCAGAGCTACAAGATAGGCTAGGGTTAGTAATCTGGTTTAGTGCGAACATAACAGAATCGTCGGTCTGTGAAAGAGCGACGCCACGCACAACTCTATCAATGACAAAGTTATTCATATCAAATGCCATAATAAATTACCTCCATAAAATAATATTTTTAATTTTTAATATAATAAAAGAGCTAGTCTTTATCTAGCTCTCTCATCCAATTTAATTCTTGTTTATTTATTTTCTTTGTATCAATCATGCCTGAATACATGCCGCGCAATAATGCGTCAGCATTGTTAATCACGTTCAATCTTTGAACGTCATCAAAGAATTCAAACACCTGCATATTTCTAACATAATCTTTTGTATATCCCATACGACACTTTACAGACGAAACTAGGGGAGTTAGAAAAGATTTATAAGGTTTATTCTTGTTCGCTTCAATTCGCATCCTGTCTTCGTCAATAAGAATTTTTTTCGTATATTTATTACCTGCGTGTTCCACTTTCTTTTTCAGTCCATGAACTTTGCGCAAGTAATTCACAATACGCTCATAAATGAGCATATCAATAATCAATCCAGTATCTTTATCAGCAAGGACAATTTGGCCATTCTGATTATTTTTATACGGTCTCAATTTAGACAAGTCTATATTTCCTAAAATAATTCTAGTTGACTCGACATTAAGCGTTGGAGCTAACATCATGAATAATTGAAAATCTTCAACTTCCTCCCAATCAAGCCCCATATCCCATAATTGGCTCTTTAAGTCGCTAGGGATCGCCGTGATCGTGTGGATAAGACTGAAGTAGTTTTTTTCGCCGTATTTTGAGATATCACCGATAGTAGGCTGCAGGACAGAAACATTTTCGTTGATTACATACGGATCTCCAAAATAAAGACCCAATGTATCAAGCTCTAATAAATCCATGCTCATCTACCTCGTCGTTCATTCTTGGCTGAGGCATCAGTTTCCCACTATTAAGTCTCATATTAGGCTTAATAGCTTCAAATTTTAATGTACGACAATAATAGTCGTTGTCCATTATGCTTTCTCTATTATAGACAAGCTTAAGCTTCATACCAAGTAAATTGCTCCAGTTGAAGACGTCTCTTATGAAATATCCCAACAAATCGTGTCTAGGAATTCCTACTCCAGTATCAATATCATCGCCATGACAGAAAACGACGAATTGCACATATTGCATCTTCATCACTTCATTGTAACGCATTGATTCTTGGTCATCCACAGAAAAACAGATAAAATTCTTCACTTTATCTTGCGTTCCCGGAATCCTAATAAAAGGATAGATATTACAATTAAAATAATCTTCTGGCTCTGCGTCGGCTCTCTCTAATTCAAGATTATGTAAATATTGAATTATATCCAAATCCTTACAAAGCTTTTCCTTGATTTGGCGTTTCGCATACAAAATGTCATCATCGAGATTTTGCAAATCACGTCCCATTTGAGTAATCATAGACCTTCCACCTCCACTGTCAAAATAGCAGACTGAGTGTTATCTACGAGACTACCACTAACTTTAATGGTTATAGTACCACCCAACATATTAAGTACTTGCAAACACTTCAACTTTAAGTTCATTGGCTTGCTTGAATCATACGAGTACTGAATACCAAACAATTTTTCCTTTTCATCCATATAAATGATTTTGTTTTTATCAACAATAAAATCATTATTGCTGTTATCGCAAACAAGCTCATCATTCACATACATGAATTCAACATGGCAAATTGTTGTATCATTCTTCGCATACTCCAAGCTCCAATATGGCTTACTAGAAGATAGTTGCCCGTCCTTATATATGTTCGCAGTAAATGTCTTATAACTGCCACCAGTTTTCATAACTGGCGCTACGCCAGTGTAAGAGATTACACTTTCGTCTATATTTTCAAAAGAGACAGGAGAGTGAATATCACTATCATTAATCCTTGGCTTGTAATAATCATACTCTGCGCCAGTTGCACTATCGGAGAAATTGTTGCTTGCGAAATTGATCCAAGAAACATTATCTACTGGATCGTGCTCAAGCTCTTGAGTGAAAGTAAGTTTTGTAAGTCCAAAAGTCGTTGTATTTTCGACCTTGGAAACTTTCCACACAACACGTCTCAGAGGATTATCACTAATTGTAAAGTTTTCGTCATATTTAATTGTATGGGTATCAGAATTGGTTGGCACAATTGCCTTTAATTGGTTCTCTACTGAGGTCGATACGTAATCAGTCCAGCTACTTGTTATCCCATATGTTTTTTATCACATGGATCTTATACTTTTCCATCATATAAGTTCAGCATATATTTTCTACCATAGAATGGTAGGAGGAAGCTCTTGGCGGAATTATTGCTTTCATATTAACGCTCATCCGCTATGCGTTACAAACCATATTAGATATTATGGCTTTCGGTATTATCCAAAGATATTGGAGGACTTCACCGATACATCCCTCTTTATTACCTACTTATTACTAAATAGGAGTGCCTGTATTTTGACACCACTGTTATACGAGCTCTGCGTTCTTTGCACAGCCCAGCTAACATACGTACCAACATCGACATGTCTTCCTTCAAACGAAGGCCAATCTTTTTCACCAATTTCCCATTTTAACAAAAGATTACATTTCAAAATATAAAATTGTGGAAACTGTGGTCTATCATCACGAGCGACAATAAGCCACAGTTCGTAAATACCAAGATCATTTGGTACAAAAATGTACGATCCAACTCTTACATTTGGATTCCTGCCATGTTCTAATGGCCTGAATTGCAAGTAGTAATCTACTTGATCTCCAGATACACTGTAATATGTATGGATCTGATACTTGGCATCTATAGGCTCGAAGCCCATAAGTTTTTGTGGATTATATACTTCCTTGCCATTAAATACCGCTTTTGCTTTCTTATAGCCAGCGAGCGTTTGCTCTGGGAAAATAACATCTTTGTCTTGCAGATAGCACTTACGATACGCCACATCATTTGTAAATGTAGCATCCATAACTTTATCTGACTGACGTTTCAACGCTTCTCCCACATTGCGACCTTGGAGTTTCATCCGATTATTAAATAAATCATACACCTGAATCACACTCCTCAATCTCATTTACGAGTGAACACGCATCTAAAATATCCTTTCTATACTTAAGAAAATCAGTCTCATAACGAGCCGACTCTAAGATACTCATTAATGTTATAATTTTAGGCTGTTCCATAAACAGGCTATTCAGTCCGCTAATGCGCTGTAAAAGAGCTTGAAAATATGCATCCAATAATTCATAGCCGTCTTCTTTATATGGAAGCAACTTATAAATTGCCCCTTGAAGACGGACTTTTTCTCCATGTATTTGGTTTTGAGGCAGTGCCCCGTATTTAAAGTTCATACGCAACACCACCCTTAACCAAAATAATCATTTGTCACATAACTATAGTCACGTGGTAGTTTTCTAGCTTCGGTAAACGTAGCGTCCCTGAGAGCTTTTAGTGTTTCTAGTTGATTTGCTTGGCTATAGTATTTTTCTTCTTTACCGCCAATGAGTTGATTCGTAAGCAGTACGCTATTAATCTTTTGATCTAGCCACGCACAAACCATATATAGCGATAAAACTTCAATCTCATAGTTCGTCAAATCAGCATTAAAAGTCTGAGCCTCGTCATCTCTGTTAGACAAGTCAGACTTGCATCTAGTAAAATTTGCGATAGCGCTTGTTAACCAACCACACATCATCTCATCCAGATCTTCTTCTGGAAGAAGCGGAAGATCATAATCTGTAATACGATTAAGAAAGCGCTTAAAAACCACATCATAGGAAGTCATATTCCAACCTCCTTATGTATTATTGAATGAGCAGCTTAATGTCTGTCCCAAGAATTTCGTCCAGCGCATTAATCTTCGCAAGGCTATCCAAAGAACCATTGCGAACCATATCGCTTGCAATATTCTTTACAGAATCCTTAAATCCAACTGGGATTTCACGAAGTCTCTTCTTAAACTGATTAATAGGTAGGCTGAATAGATGATCTACATCAACCGCCGCCACCTTATCATACAGCGCCTTAAACTCAGGCCACTGCTCAAGAAGCTCTTCGTCTTCAATAACAAAATATGGAGCATTTAGATATGCAGATCTCGTAGACCTTAGCGCCTGAAGGTCTTGGTATTCAACCTCAGTTGCATCTCCATAGTTTGCCCATGTATACAAAAGCTGAGACTTCTTGCCCGGAAGCAGAAGCTCACCATAAGTAACAGACTTGCAGAGGATTGGATCATCCATTGCAAATTTGCGAGGAGCCTTCTTTGGGGCTGCTTTTACTGCTTCATTTTCTGCAGTGGCTTCAACCTCTGCCTTTTTAGTTCTTGTTGTATTTGCCATTTAAATTTCTCCTTTTATTCCTTAAATAATTTTGTATTGCTATAATTACTTAACAATCTTCCAGTAACCAAACTTAGCGTTAGTAACAACACCAATGCCAAGCTTCGTCTGAACCTCAGAATCATATGTCATATCCATATGAGTACCTGCGTCCTGAACCTGATACATACGAGTATCACCTTCATAGACAAGCTTTAGCATAGGATCAATGCCAACAGGCATGATGAATAGAACATCATTGGCAACTAGATACTGAGTGGTATCGTTTAGCTTGAAGCCCTGCTTTAGCTCCACAAGACGGATGCCTTCCCAATAACCAAAACGTCCAGTTGTGTACATCTCATTCTTCATGTCGCCAGATGCCCAAGAAACATCATTAAGAGCAAACACGCTTGCAAGCGCTGCACGAGTACCCATAATTACAACCTCAGAATCAGATGCCATGCCGACATCCATGCATAGAGTGCGTAGAGTCTCTTTAGTAGCCTCGCTAATAGCAGAAGACTTGTACCACTGAGCGCCTAGAGTGCTACCAATGCCAATTAAAGCCTCATAAAGAGCCTGATTGACATAACGATCAAAAGCTTCGGTAATCTTACCGACTAGAGTTGCAAAATCTTCAACACCAGTAAGGAGTCTTTCAAATTCTGCGTAAACCTTTCGTTAAGTGTTTAACATTTAATATCATTTTCTAATTTTTGCCATGTCAATGGCTCTCCGGTAATTGGATGTTTCCCAGCATGTTTCAATCTCCCTTTTATGCACGAAGCAATACTTCCTCTGTTAATTCCATATTTATCAAAAGCTTCTTTTGCACCCCAAAATGATTCTCCCAACTCTGGTGAATAAATAGGCATTGATCTAGGATTATTTTTGCCAGAAGTACATTCTTTATATTTTAATAAAGTATCTTTGCTTAAATTTTCGCGAGAATGAGCACGGCTACGCTTCTTATGAATAAATGAAGTCCAATCAAAATTTGTATAATATTCAATATCATCCTTGCTCATAAGATGATATTCATCTAAATACATAAAATTCTGATATTTACGACACCAATCTATCATTGTAACACGCGCGACATTATTATACTCAGCAGCATCTTTTATAGTATCGTATATTTGGCCAGACGCCAGACATATGACTTTTTTCCCAGATGTTACCGCGCCCTCCCCACCTTTTGTTAAATTATACCCATTTTCATGAGATAATGTATGATATTGCCTTATATAATAACGCTCTCTGTCGCAAATAATGAATGGATCACACAGCTCTATAATTCTAAAATCAAAAACGCTTTCTCCGTAATTATTCCATGCTCTTTGTAAATATACGTTCGCATGCTCATTTCTACGAAGCTCACTCTTGTGTTCATTCCATCTTCTTTGAATATTTCGAGACAACCCAATATATTTTTTATTATCAATTGTATTTTCTATACAATAAATTCCACACAAATACTTTTCCATTTATTCATTCCTTGTATAATTATTTTAGAAAATGATATATCAGGACGCTACTCCTGTGTTGGCATAATGCCCTTTAGCTTTTACTAAAGACCAGACTATATCTTCATCCTTTCGGATGCGCACCACTTCGGATCGCCAATCGCTTGCGACCCTACTCCCTTACGGGATAGTCGTTGAACCTTTTTCATCATATATATTATATACAATAATTTTGTATTGTCAATTGGCAAAATTCATAAAATATATAATGAAACTTGGCTGCTGATTGTCCATTACAACTACACTTAGGGTTTAACCATATGTAATCTGTATTTGTTTTTTCTACTTTCGTAACATTCACGCTCGACTTTGCAGTCCACGTTGTAGTCAATACAGCTTTAGGATTTTCCAGCAATTCAATGCGTTATTTTATTCAAACAGCTTTCGCTGTCAGGCAGCTAAAGTTTTAACCGCATACCAACTAGTCTCAATAGAGAAGACCTTACCGGCACCAAGTCTCTGACGCACGATGTCGTGGTGGTTGCCCGAAACCTTCATAACGCTTAGAACGCTATTATCGGGCACATAGAACTCATTCGCATCGCCTAGTGCGAGGTTACGAACATCAACATACTCTCTGAAGAAAGGATTCTGTTCCCAACCGCTAACTAGAGCGTCATCAATAGTCTCCTCAATGATATCAAAGAGAACGGCCTGATTTCTACGAATACCTCTACGGATATCCGCCTTAGTGGAATGCTCATCGCAACCAATCACATTGCGGAAAACTTCTACAATCTTGTCATTTGCTTCCTTAGCAGAGTAATTCTCGACAGTGCCACGAGCAGCGTCGAGCATTAGCTTGTTGAAAGCAACATAGTCATTAACATCATCATTAAATGCGTGCTGAACACGTGCATCAAAATTCATAAACTTAGACATATTATTTTCCTCCTTCCTCAATATTCAATTAGACACCTATGCTTACGACATGAAGTCTGTAAGAAACACTATTGGTGTAGTTAACCTTCTCAATGATCTGAGCAACAAAGCCAGTCTGACCAGCAGTCGCAGCTTCCTTATAGAGACCGCCATCAACGCTGACATAATTACCAACAACAGGAGCGGTTGCTAGAGCAGTGATAGCGTCAGCAGAAACAGTGAAGATATCATCGACGTGTAGTTCATAGCAGCGAGCAATCTCACCAGTAGCATTGTAGAAATACTGCTCATCCTGATAATATTTTCTGTCGGAATTATAGCCGATTGGGGTAGTAAGCACTAGATATGGCTTCTGGCCAGCAGCATAATCAGCAGTCTTAAAGACCTGCTCCTCAACAAAAGCACCTCTTGCAACGATAGAACCATTATCTAGATCCTTGTGGCACTGCATGCTTAGAATATGACCAACTTCTGTGGCCTTTAGGAGGCTTGACTCACAAACGACGTGGGCGACTCCCTTGACATTGTCAAAAACATTTGCCATAGTTAATTTCATCCTTTCATAGTTAAATTTTTTAAAATAAAAAAGACATCATCCCTGATTGTCTTGTTTTAACATAATATTTATCTTATTAGTCGTTGAATAGATTGCCATACGCCTTTTTCTTCGCTGGCTTATCGAAATTAACGCCAACCTTCTTGGTAGGTTTCTTTTCGTCCTTATGCTCTAGAGCAAACTGACCCTTCTGCATAACATAATCAGCAAAGATAACCTTCGCCTTCTCTTCAACCTCTTCAACAGAATACTTTTCTGCATTCTTCTTCAGTTCAGCAAAAGCTGTATCATCAGCAAGAACAGAATATTCCTCACGCTCAAAGATTGCGTCCTTCTTGGCATTCACCTCAGCGAGTTCAGCGCTTTCCTTAAATTCCTTAAGTTTTGCGTAATCAGCCTTAAGTGCAGCAATAGCATCTTTCTCTTCCTGAGTTAGCCATTCACTAAACACTTCAACAATATCATCGCCAAGAGCGACATTATCACCATCGACAGAATAGCCACGCTTATAGAATCTGCCGTCTTCCCAGCTCTGATAAATAAAGCTATTGTCGTATGTATTTACGATCCATGGATATTCACCTTCGGCTGCCATGAGATTATATAGACTATTTCTAATATCCTCATGAGAAATCTGCCAAGTAAGAGTCATATCACCATTTTCGTCAATAGAATATTTCTTCTTGCCCTTAGAGTCATCGTCATCTGTTACAGGTTCTGGTTCATCTTCCTCTTTTGGGTCATCCTGCGGCTCGGGGTCTGTGGTTTCGGAGCCTTCACTCTCACTTGGATCAGTACCTGTTCCTGAACCAGTATCAGATGTATCAGTAGAACTAGTATCAGTACTACCATCGTCAGCCGCATCATCGCCTTCGTCAAACTGAGACTTACCAAAATGCTCATCAAAAGCAGCAGTGAGTTCGTCGTCATCTAGACCATCGACCTCAAAATCAATATCTTCCATAGTTACACTATATTCTTCCATCAGGGTTTCTAACTTGTTCATTTCTTCTTTCACTCCCTTCTGTTCAAAGTCATTATTTTGAAACGCAGAAAGCGTAGTATTTAGCTTTTCTAACGTATCAAGCAATTTATTTTGATAGTCCTGAGTAAACATACTATTTTTCTCACTAAAGTCTTCAATAGTAATCTTTGACCCTTTCATGCCTTCTTCAATAGCAGTTTTTCCATCTTGCTCATATCCAAGGACAGTCACTCCACGAAAAGTAAATGAATCAATAGAGAGATAATTCTCATCAGCATTCCAACTCATTTCATCAACTGCAATTTCGACAGAACACTTACAAGTTTTATGCCTTTGCAAAATTTCTGCAGCCTTAGAATAGTCTTCGAAGATATGACCTTCAACCATCAAATATGTCTTATCATTCTCTTTATCATATTCTAGATATGGTTCTTTCACCTGACTAATAACACCAACCGGCTGTTCAATATATTCGACATTTCCTTCTTCGTCAATCTCCATATCATGCGAATGGAATTCATACTCCCCAGTATCTGCCTTAAAGATTGAACCAAGAATCGGACGTCCCTTAAACGAGCTCATATGTTTTTGCATCGTATCTTCAGAAATTGAGGACTGATTCCTATTAACCCCGACATGACAAGCTTTAAGTTTTACATCAAGCAGCCCATCGTGGCTATTATCTGCTTCAAAAGATTCAATAGATTGTAAAACTAGTGGTTGATTACCATGTTCTTTAGAACTAAACTTAGAAAAATTGTTCTCTTTACAGAACTTATACAAGTCATCTATTGTATAAAATGTACGCATATATTCTCCCTCCTTTCATTAAAATATCTATGTGAAGCTCGGAAGGAGCTTACATGCTTAAAATATTACTAAAGCAATACTTTCCTTTGTCCGTCTCTCTAAAACTAAAATGCTTTGGAGGCTGATTCAAAAATGTATAAGTATCCCCAATTTGAGACACAAGCTTAATCCCAGAAGCAATAAAAAACTCAGCGGTCGCTTTGTCTTTTGTTACAATAAATTTTTGATTATTCATTGACGTATACCTCCTTTAATTAGCTTTATCTCTCTTGTCAATACTAGCCTCTCCGTCATCAGTAAGGTCGCCAAGGGATTTTGTAGGAGCTCCTCCGGTATCAGAGCTACCAGTCTGAGTGTAAGTACTTTGCAGTGGAATCATCTTATCTTGAAGTTTCAAAATATCATTCTCAAGATATAGCATAGAATTCATATCTAAAGGACTCATGCCCATTAAAGAAGCAAGCTGAGTTTTCATTGGAAGCCCCAACGTGCAAGCCTCTTTAACGTTTTTAATAACTTCATCCTTCAAATATGGAGTAACTTGCATATATTTCACGCGCATTCCATTGTCAGGGAGTACATAATCCAAGAACATATTAACTCTCGCTTCAATCTGCCACAGCAAAGGCTTTTGGATAAAGAGCGCATCAAATCTCATTGCGGCAGTTACAGCAGTAGAACCAGTAAGCTTTGAATTGTCCATAATCTGACTGACGCCAGCAGACTCCCAAAGGTTCTTATTTGCCTTGGAAATACTATTAGTTTCATCGGTTGCGTCCTTATCAAATGTGATCGGCTCAATCTCCATAGGAGACAGAGCTAGTCCAATTTCTTCTGGCAAAATCTGATTAATCTTGTTATAAAAATCAACCGCAAGATCAAGACTTACTTCAAAATCATCTGGACTACTAGTATTTGACAGCGTGTCAATCTTTGCAACAAGAAGCTTATAAATTGAAAGCTGGTCTTTTACACTAGTAATTCCACGAAGGTCAATTAAATCAATAACATCCTCAAACAAACTTGCAAATGGAGGAATAACCCTATCTAGCTGGTCATAGTCCATTTTAAACACAACAGTTCTCTCAGGGTCGAGTTCGGCCCATCTCTGTTTGCTATCATTTTTATAGGCATTGTATCCTGTTGTGAATTCTTTATCCCAATAGTCTAGATATACCTTATTAGACGACCCATCAAAGAACGAAAAGTCAAATGCGCAATTAAGCGTTCCATTATAATTTACTGAACTAATCTTGCAATAATCTGCATCCAACGGAATAATAATAAACGAATTTCTATCCTGTTCTTCGCCATCCTCGTAATAAATATACCCAAAGAAGCAATCTTCACGAAGACATGTGGTTAATATCCCATGGATTTGACCTTGTAGGTTCATCTTTTCAATCCACTTCAATGTTGATTCATAATTCTGAAGCACTTTTTCATCATCATTATCTTCAGTCATTGAAATATTAGGAATGACATTATAAGCAGTCAAATCTATATGTGTTGCGAAATATGAAATGATTCTTCTATATTGTGCGCTCAAAACATATAAATACTGACTCAGCTTCCTTAAATTCTTCTGGTTAGTATCCGAAAGTGGGTTCTTAAGATAAGTTCTTAAAGAATCCTTAGAATACACCGTGTACGTTTTGCTTGGAATATTCTGCAGATCTAGCAATTGAAGTGCCGCTTTAGCAGCCTGCTTGAACTGTTCAATCTGCTGTTGTTTTGCGGTGAAATCCGCAATCTCTTTTGTAGAATGAGCTGTTCCATGCTCAACTTTATTATTATTTTGTTTTGTTGGCAATTATTTCACCGCCTTCCTTAGTTAAATAAGCCGCCCGGTTTTTGAGGGGCTCTAATTTTAAATTGATCTAACATATTTGCGCTGCTAGGACGCTTTTTGTGACGAATACGTTCTGCACGTTTCTCAGACAAAAACCAGCCAAGTAGAGCTGCACAGTACGATCTGTCGTCATGTAATTTGTTTTCCTTTTCTGGTGTAAGTTCAAAAGAGTCCTTTCCAGAATCTCTCTTCTTACGAACCATGTTCACCATTTCTTCCTTAAGGGCATCTATGTTTTTTAACGCAATTTCTTGATACGGGTCTAATTTAACAACTTTAGTTTTCATACAAGAAGATTTTTTCATTTCTTCTTCTAACTTAGTCGCAAACTCAACTTCATCTATGTTCTGTTTTTTTAATTCAACAGTAATTCTTTTCTTTTCAGAATTATATAGCTTTTCATCAACCTCAAATAACGTTAAATATCCCTTGTTATCATAGTCTGCTGTAAAGCTAATACAATCTTGGTTCATCATTTCAATTAATGCTTCATAAATAATAGACTTATACTGAGTTGGCTGAAGTATTTTAATCTTGTCAATTGCGTTTGGAAATTTGCTAATATAATCTGAGCTATATTCTTTATCTATTAATCCTCTATGTTTATTGCCTTTATTATCTACCCAATCTTCCATAAGATAATCCGCAATATTTACACCGGATCCTCCTGATCCACCGTCTATTAAAATTGCTTCAATATTTTCATAATCCGGCGCGTCTCCGTTATAATCTAATATTAATTCCTTTAAGTATGCAATTTGATCCGGCGTCTGCATTGGGGTCTTTCTTTTCTTTGAAATGTCTAGTAGATTAACGCAGTTTACAATTCTTCCTTTGTATTCACCATTTTTATCCAAATATAACTCCATAATAAGAATAATACTATTATCACGGCTTCTTGCTGGATCATAAGCGAATACAAACTTCTTATCATTTGTATCATTATGTAATAGTGGGACACGAGTCTCACTATTTCTAGCAATAGTGCCACGCTTGATAATTGCATTCAACCCTGCGTCTGTAGTAAACTCGCAATAATATTCACGCCTTGCTTTCTCCGAGTTTGTTGCCATTTCAGATTCTACTGTACTTTGCATCAACAGAGGAGCAATAACCTTGCCATGCATAGTCGGATGAAACGCGACTTCACAGTCAATATGTGCAACAAAGTAATCAGGGTCTCCAATCAATTGCCGTTTCGCAAACTCTCTATATAGTCGATAAAATTCTGTGTCAGTACTTGACGCTGAACTTATATAAAACTTCTGGTTTGGAATATTGGACGGGAAAGTCCTTAATCTAATTGGATCAATTGTTTTACCATCACGATCCTTACCTGTTTTAAAGCTCTTGTTTACAATTGCAAAAGCACCATATACCTTCATCATTTCTGCGGACAAAAATCCCGATTCGTCAAAAATTACAGATCCTCTAAATCCTCTCTTAGAGTCTATATTGCTATTTAGTGTCATCGTTTTTGACCCGTTATATAAGGAATATGTAAACCCATTACTTGAGTGACTAAATCCATCTCCTGCGGCATTTTTAACTTCAACCTCATTCTTAAATATGTATCCTGTCGAACCAATCATTTCATCAATGTTGTCATTTGCCAAACGTTCCAAGGTAGTGAATGTCTGCTCTGCCTGACCGCCAGAACCGGAAGCAATATAACTCCAAAAATTGTTAAATAACATCCCTTTTGACATTAAAATAAGATCAATTACTGTTGACTTTCCAAGTCCACGTGTTGCAACTACAAGCACGTTAGGACAATTCCAAGACCTCTGCACAATCCAAGCCTGCGCATCAATAAGCTCAATACCAAAAAAATCACTAATAAATCTAACAGGGTTGCATTGGTAATACCTTTGTATCTCTGCTATTTTAATTAATGATTCTAATTTTCTTGTAGACATTGCATAAACACCCGGTTTTACATATACCGTTTCATGATCAACGAACATACTTTCCAGATATTCATCATTCATCTCTTCTACAATTTTTATTTTATATTTATGCCTCATTTGACTCATCGTTTTCACCTTCCTCTTCGTCGGCTTCAACAACATCTCCAAATGAAGAGAATAGGTCTTCCAAATTTGTTAAATTCTCTTTGTCCAACAAATCATTATCTGACAAAGTGTCTCTCAAATCTAGATTTTCTCTTAATAGAATTCTCGTTATTTCTTGATAACTATTTTTCTCTGTTGTCAACTTTGTAACAAGTTTTCTTTGCTCTGCGATCATATCAGAGTATTCCGACTCGTCAAGTGCAAGTTGCTTTAAAATAGAAGCATTACTTAAATCCATAACTTGCTGCATGCCTTTACATGTAGCAATGTCGAACCCATTAACTTCACCTTCACGAAGATTAAGTTCCTTAATCTTTTTAACTTTTCCAGTCCACGTATTTTCTCCCTTGCTTTGATTCTTATTGTGTTTTAAACTCAAGCAACTTTGCTCTGCAAGTTGAGAAATAGTAGAACTAATCTTCTGCTTCGAATCAAGTAATGACTTGATTTCTCCGGCTCTATTTTTTGATCCAATGGTCTTCATAGACTTTGCGAGCATATCATCAATTTTAGATTGCTGCAAGAAACCACGAACAATTGTAATGGCAGAGCTATTCCTCATCATATCCTCATTGTCTCCACCCATATCAAGATAACCAACCAGTTGAGAATAAAGCAACGGCTTATCATTTTCTGCTTCACTAGCGAATGGATCATATCCTAATAGTCTAATTACACTTTCTTTGTTCTTTTGATATGTTTCATAGACCTCCTGATCATCCAACGATTTTCCACTCTGAAGCTGTTGCTCAATAGGAGTAACCGCCGCTTCCGCTTTTGCCATATATGTACTTGCTATATCTCCATCATGCCATCTTAAAGTTTTATATTGTTTCAATGAGCAAATATTTTTAATATACGCTTCCCATGTGTCTCCGTGAAGAGCTCTATTGCTAGGGTCATTCCCTTCCACATAACTGGAATTAAACAGATTTTCGAAAAATGGCTTATCCAACCTTTCTAGGGCCTCAATAATTGATTCCTTTGTGCAATCTCCATATTGTCCAGTTTTTGGGTCATAGTTCCTTGCTATTTTCTTCGCGCAGTCCTTACACATGTTCGTAACACCAGTCCTAACCAACGGATCTGTACTCACATAATATTCAGACCTTTTCTTCACTGTATTGCAATAAGGGCAAAGATAACTTGGCTCTTCAACTTTTGGTTTTGGCCTACCAGCTTTTTTTGCACCGGTTGGTTTTCTTCCGGGCTTTTTTGCAGTAGTTGGCATCTATTATCACTCCCTTTGTTCTTTTTAATAAATTTATTATTCTACTGCTTCTTTCTTTGTTTCCTTAATTTGCTGATCAATCTCAGCAATAGCTGCGTCAAATTTTGCATCCTTAACAAACACAAATACTGTTTTATCTTTTGGATTCTCCTTGGACGGCTTGATATCACAAATAGTGCAACCCATCTTAAGGAGTCTACGAGCACAGCCCGGATTAAAGATTAATTTTGTACTCTTTTGTTCCATTTTTTATTTCTCCTTCATAATTTCTTGTTCCTTAAAGTTTAATATTATAAGTGCAAATTTTGCCATCTTCCTTATTAAAAATACACAAAGTTTGAGCAGGATTTGCATATAATCTCTTATTATTTGCGTAGTCATCAGTGCCACACAAGGAGCTCACCATTACATTGTCAATTCCATAAGAATCAATTGTCTCAGAGTGATGCTTATCCCCAGAAAATACATATTCAACATCAAGACCATATTTCTTTCCAAACAGAGTATGCATATCTACCCCAAGTTTGCTGAAGCGCTCTAGGTCTCCATGAACTGCAACAATATCATGCCCGAGCACATTAAAGAAAATAAACTCATTAATATTATTGTCGCGAACATGAACCTTGTAATTCTTTGCAAGTCTTTGTTTAATCCACCAAGGAATGACCTTCTCCATATTATCTGAATGGATACTATCATTCTTATTTTGTACTGTTCTCGCATGATTTCCATAAGTAGAATAAACATACACATCATTAACATTTTGTGACAGTCCATTAATAAGTTCTGCTAAAATTTCAGACACTTCCATCAACTGGTCACAAGTATCTTCTTCAGAGGCAACTCTCGCAGAAGTATGTATACTTCCGTGTATAAAATCTCCAAGTAGCACAATATGAAGCGTTCTTATACCATGTAACTTCAAATATTCACTTGCTTTCTTGAACAAAGTGTTAACACGTGATAGACACTCATTTGTGTCATATTTATTCCAGATATTATCTGTAACCATACCGAAATGCCAGTCTGTCAAGACGAGAACTGCTTCTTCCTTAGAGCCAACAGACAAAATTTGATTCGTACTCAAAAACTTGTCTTTGCTTAAATTCTCAGCCGCTTCAATTAATTTTTCTGTCAAATGTTCGGCTCTCGCATCACTTGCAAGCAGCTTATTATATTCTCTTCTCTGGTCTTGAAACTGCTTTTTAACCTTATAAAGTTCTTCTCTCTCCGCTTGAATCTTTTTCAGATACTCGTCATCTGTAAAAACTTGCTTCTCGCAGGTCTTAAGACCATGCTGAAACATTTGATATTTTTTACGATAAGCGGACTCCCCGTAGTTTTGATCGAGAGCAGCATTAATAATGTCCGCAACTTGCTGCCACGTCATACCAGATGACTCTTTCAGCGAACAAATGCGATAAATATACTGTTCTTCGCTCTCTTGCGCTGGATTAAAGTTAATTATCTCCATTCCTTTTGTCCTTTCTCGCATATAACAAAAAGACGAGGATTATTCCTCGCCTTTAATGTTCTCATTGCATGCTGCTCTAATTTTTAGCTGATATGCCTGTGTAAACTTAGCCACCGGATAAATATGGTCATCACTAACCGTTCTCTCACCAGTTCTTGGCTTGAAAGTTTCCTTTCCCTTAAAAAACTTAGCATTAATATTAAGCCCTTCAAATAGCTTAATTGTTGCCAGATTGTCAGGTGCAGACTCCGATAGTAGCTGAGTAATTACATCAAAAGTCGCATCATAAATATCCTTCACTGCACCCTGATAATACCCAGATTCCTTTGCTACCATTTTAACTAGATCTTTCTGTTTATAAACCATTTCAATCTCCCTTTCTTGTTCCTTTTATATAATATTAATCAATACTTACGCAAGCTCTTCGCCATAAGCAATACTGAGCTTAACGTCTTTATCATTAAAATCCGCAAATAGACTAATCAGTGGAATATACTCACCAGTGTCGTCATTCTCAACAAATACCTGATTGTCTTGAATGTGAAGAATTCCATTTGCCTGAACGGTATACTTGCTCTGAATTTTTGCTGCCATAATCTTTTCTTCTTTGTATTTTATAGTTCATCTGCCCACGAACTAACAATGCCTCGATGGTTGATGTTTAGCTCGCAAATTTGGGCGTAATCTTTGTCTTTAAAATGTTCAATATATTTAACAAAGCCGCTGTTTTCTGGGTGATGGTACAGATCGCATTGACCACTATGTCCGATAACTATAGTTTTCGACGTATCAGAAACTCTCGTAAGTACTTTTTTTAGTTCATCTACATACATATTCTGGGTTTCCTCAACAATAACTACCTTATTCTCTAAGTTGCACCCACGCAGATAAACGTGAGATACACAATCAATATAGCCAGTACCATTCTTTTGGTTTTCTACACCTTCCTGAATAATAGCCGTATATGGATTAATGCCCAGCTTTACTAGAGCATCATATAAAGGAGCAGTATAAATAGAAATTTTTTCATCTGCACTCCCCGGCAAAAACCCTAATTTTTCTTCCTGTACAGGACTAACAATATAGACAATCCCATCATACGCATTATACTGAACCAGAAGGTTTGCTGCAGCAACTGCCATAAGTGTTTTACCACTTCCCGCTTTTGAATTAGCAAACACAATCAGCTTGTCTGGGTTCAAAATAGCATTCACGAATTCTTTTTGAGATTCGTCCATTACTAACCCATAAAATGGATGTCCTTCAATGTCTCTTGGCGCATCCCCATATTCATTAATGACTGTTTTCTTTTTAGTAGCCATATATGCCCTCCAGATTAGAATAGCTCGTCAATATCACTCACAACTTCGTCAATAATACCTTGCTCAAGCGCATCATCCTCATCAAGATACCAATCATAAGGAGCTCTCTTTTTGAATACCTTCGGATCTACATTTGTATGTGCAAGGAAGAAATCAGTTACTTTCTTTACGAGCTTATCGCCAAACTTCTTCATTGATTCTGCCTGTTCCTGAGTACCGCCATAGTAACAAGACCCAGAATGAATTAGCACAGAGCTACCCGGCATTGCATAGCGCTTATGGCCTGCAGCGAGAATATCAGCGCCAGCAGAGTAAGCGCAGCATAGATTAATTGTCCAAACAGGCGTTTTACTAATCTCAATAAGCTTAATAAAGCTCCATGTTACAGATACATCACCGCCCGGAGTGTCAATGCAAATCTTAATTGGCACACGCTGTTCAACAGGAATATCTTTGTCCTCCTTGTTCCAGCGAATAATCTCCTTAGATAGTTCTAGAAGATTCTCATCAATCTGCTCATCAATATAAAGAATGCGATTCTCAATATCCTTATAATAATTTCTTAGCTCCGGGTTTGGGAGCTGCAGATTCGCGATAGACTCTGGAATGCTTACAAATAGTTCTTCTGACATATACGTTTTCCTCCGTTTCGTTCTTTTTCTTAGTAAAAATTCGTGTCAATGTATAGAATACAGCTTCATGTATACTATCCATTAGGAATTTTTCTACCCCTGATTTTTGGCATAGCCTCATACAAATGCGTATGATTTTTGTGCGAGGCTATAATTTTGTATTGTAAACGAGAAGGGTATTATGACGATCCATTTTTCGATTTTCTATATCTTTTAGAAGCTTCTGCCCATGATTTTCGTAATGCTTTATCCTGACAATCTTTACATCTACAAGTCTTCGAGTCAAATTCGCTTACCTCAACTATTTCGCCGCAATCAATGCACCATATTTGCAGTGGGAGAGAAGCTGCAAGAGAGCAGTCGGTACAGACGTTATCGCTTGCTTTGCGTTTCATTAGTTTACCACAGCGAGTGCATCTCTTAAATTCTTCTTTGCCTTTCCAATTCAGATATACATACGCTAATTCTTGACAGTCAACTTCATTCAAACGAAGTGCTTCTTTTCCGTCTTTCTCTATAAAATTGACCCACAAGCACTTTGTATCATTTCGCTTTGGGCAACTTATTAGTCCCTGAACGAGAATATAGTGCAGAATATATTCTCTATCATCTGCAGGAACGGATACTCTTGCAATTTTGCACAGCTCCGTAACAGTATATCTAACAAGGCCATCTGTAAAATTAGACGATGTCCCATAAAAATCATTGATTTTTGCTTGCTGTTTTGCCATACATAGGAGTACAAACGTCATTTTTTCTGCTCTGATATTGTTTAAAGTTTCTATCTTTTTCAGCTCATTTTGAGTAATAACAATATCATCTAACTCATAAAGTGCTCGCTTTTTTGCTCCTTTAATTGCGTTTGAAATAACATTTGAATAACTTGCTTCATCAAAATTAATTTGATGTTTTGTCATCCATGCAACAGTGGAATTATAATTCTCGTTATCGTCTTTCCCCAATATTTGAGAATTATATCTAGTAATATAACCAATCTTCTTAATGGCCGACTTGACGTCCTGATTTTTACCAAGTAACAGATTCATTGCATATTTTTTCTCATTCAATACTATCATGTTCATCACCACCAAATTCTTTAGTATACAAGGAAAATGTTTTACCACAGAATTCTATGTCACCATTTTCATCTTTGATTGGAAATTGCATTTTATTTCCACTATTTCTTAATACATTTTTAAAAATTTGTTCGCCAGCAACGTCCCAAGCAAAAGATTTATTCTTACTAGACGTATAACAAACATCGACAACAATATTAGCGAGTACTTCCTTATTCTCACACACAAAAGCGCATTCTTCAGAAAATGTATCCTTAAATTGAGACATTACAAGGTCTCTTTCTTCTTTGCTAACATCATTTTTCTTAACACCTTTTAAAAAGACTTGGATATTGCTGTTATACTCTTCATACAATGCTTGTACCGCATCAAATTCTTCCTGAGAATATTCCACATCGCTCTTTAAAATAGAAGCATCAAAATCCACGTTTGGTAGCACATCTGTCGTCTGGAACTCGTCCTCAATCTTCCAACAAATTCTGTTCATTGTACCGGGAGCTCTACTAACAGGAAGATATTTTTCATAATTATAGATAAATGCTTCTTCTTCGTCAGTTAAGTATTCAGATGCACACAAATCTTCTAGGGTTTTGCCAAACCTTATTTTACAGTTTGACCTTACAGATTTCATGTATTTATCAAGTTCTGATTTTAACTGAGAATACCTATAAATAAAGAACCATGGCTTTATATTTGCTGCTATTCTCGTATCAATTTCTTTATCATGCAATATTTCAGGGGTGTCTCCTGACTTTGGCTTATGCATTTTTGTTTCTAGCCATTCTTTTGGCACTGGCCTAGCAACAACCCCCTTGATACGATCAATGGCGTTTTGTTGATAATTCATCATTGTGTTGATTCTATCAGTCAGTCGCCTATATTCTTCACTATCTGGCGCAAACTTTTCTCTCAAAGAAATCATATTTGTTGCTTTGTTAGTTACGCTTCCAATAGAGTCTCCGAAGCCATTAATGTCTGAAGTAATAAAATCTTCTTCTACTGGAACCTTCTTTGGCATTTTATCTTGCACACACATTAATGTTGGCTTGTATTCAAACGCCTCAATAAGCACATGTGTATCACTTGTGAAGAAACTATCAGAATCGTAGTCAGCGCCGTTGCATCTAATAGCAGTAGTGTCCCAACTGTTAAGGATACAACAAGTTTTGATATATCTATACCACTTTTCCATCTCTTGATTGGCAACAACATTAAGCTTACAAACATTTTCAATTGAAGTCATTGGTGCACGAAAGGCGACAATCTCATTGACATTTTTATCAATCCAAAAGCGATGATAGCATTCCCCTGCATGCAACAAGCCTGTAATATCTAACCCAAACATGCTCTGTAATAGTGAATATGGGTCATTTCCTATAATTGCATAATCTCCTTCAACATCTAAAACCCCTATTTTTGCAGTTTTAATGCGTTTTTGGATCATCCTACTAACCTTAGAACGCACATAAGGGTCTTTGATTAGCTCTGTATTTGCCATAATTGCTTTGCACATGGGCTCCATATGCTCAACATTATTTTCATCAAGCCCAGTCCCGCACATATAAAGAATTAACTTTCTCCAATCCAAGCCAAGACATTCTTTGATTTTTGTCACCGTTGGTGCAACCAACTCATCAATTTGCTCGTCTGTGAATTTGAAATCTTGCAAATACTGATAATTTGTTGTATGAACATTTCGCAGCTCACGAGGAGCACTCTTGGCTATGCAAAAATCATATTCATTCTCTTTACAATTGCGAACATAATCTTCACATCCTGCGTAAGAATCCCATAGCTTTAACATAGAAGTTGTCAGAATTAAATCTGCATCCCTTACGTCCCTTTTATCTCCCCACGCATCAGTTATTTCATACGTGTGTGCCACTTCTTCAGCGAACTGAACAAAAGGCACTGTGAATACCATGCCCTTTAAAAATGCGCATCTGGTATTATATCCAGAGAGCGGTTCAGTACCTTCTCCCAATAATTCTGCCCACTTGCCACTCATTTCTGGAGAAATAAAACCCATGCCATCAGAAACATTATAATCAATCATTTCTTCGTGTGGCTCGCTTACGCTTGGCCAATCAGGATTTTTTTCATTTCCAGTATCTTTAACTATTCTTACAGGGTAGTTAAAATGCGTTTCTGCATCCTTTACTACAATGATACGTGGCCATGGTCTTTTCTCGTCAGTAAATGACCCTACTGTGATACTAGCGGAGCACTGCAGCGCAAAATATGCAGACAACTTTGCTGGAATAAACTTGTAATTGAGCTCCATCCCATTATAAGTTTTTACTGGCTCTAAAAGATTGTTATTCTCATCAACTTTTGGCCCGAGATAGCGCCCATTATTAATACGACTCATAATCTCGTCATGCAAGTTTTCGTTGATAAACATAATTGTGCTCTTTTTAATAGAACCTGCGGTTCCAAGTAAGCGAACATAAGTTACGGTTTGTGGCTCATTGCCGTCATCATAATCAATAGTAACCTTAAATTTGTTCTTGTGCACATACTTGTAATCTCCCGGAGAATCCATAACAAGCATTACATAATCTTGCTGGAACTGCGTTTGATACAAATTATTATACAATCTACGGATTTGCGCCTTATTTTCTGGCGTATTGTCCAATTTCTTCGTTTTTTGAATAGCTTCTTTAATTTTAGAAGCTGTTTTGTCATCTTCCTCTTTGTGTTGCAGCTCTGTCAACCATCTTAGCACTTGAGAAGAGCCCAAACTAACAACCATTTGCGGCTGCTTTCTGATTTCATTCAATTTTAGGGTTAAATGCCAATTGTGCTTTGCCAAGTAGCCACTATGAATTTTTAGTACATAAGTTTGATTCTTTTGCTGTTTTGCCAATAAATATCACCACCTACGACAATAATTTTGTATTGTCCTTTTGAACAAGCCTATTATACCACAAACTTCACAAATGTCAAGGGCATTTAATCAATGAATGTATAAACAACTCTTACATCCTTGTAGCTTCCACCGTTTGGCACAAGACCGACAAGCAATGGAAGAGCGTTCTCGCAGAAAAAAGCACAATATTCCTTATAACTCTTTTGATCATACTCAACAATAACATAATAATTGATCCCTTCATCACGTGGGATACTTCCATCTAGAATGCCATCCATAACGAAAGAGGTAACTACTTGTTTGTCTTTACCAGAAATGTGTCTATCCCAACGAGCTGGAATTACACCATCTCGCTTCCAGTGCACGTATGCTTTTTCTGAAAGTCTTCCAAGATGAGAAATTGTCGCATCCCAGTTATAGTTTAGCAGCTCATCAAGCGTCAGATATGAGTTAAAGCCACCAAAACGAAAATAATTATTGCTTGCGATCTCATCAGACACATCATCTGGTAAGCCGCGCAGTTCACTAATAGGTTTAATTTCAGTGTATTTATCTAACTTATTAGAAACCCAACCAAATAACTCATATAAAAAAATATTTCTTTCGTCACAAACCCTATCGGTTAATTTATCATTCATTTCAATAAATGCGCTTGGAAAAATATTACCAACCTTTTTCCATGCACCATTTTCTCTTACCTCAGCATACATTATCATTTGCATATATTTATCACATCCCATACATTTCTTTATACTTATACATTTCGTTTATAAGATCATTAAGACTTGGCATATCTTCTGGTTTAAGACACACAGATTCTGTTAAAGGCACATACGATTGCATCACACAAGCATATTGGCACTTATTTGAATTAATATGCATTTTACAACGCCTGTCTTCAGGGACATGCATATCTTTACCACACCCCGGACAATACGCAAAATCTACAACTGATAATGTACCACATTGTGGACACTCTAATAGTTGTGCATTGCCGCACAGAATATGAAAAAGTTTTCTTTCAACTGCTTTCCATTCACTCATTGTAACGCCTCCCCAAATCAATACTTCTATTACTTATCCCATTGTAATCCCCTAACGACATATAATAATATGCGTTATCTTCATCTGTGACTTGAAATCCGTACTTGTCATAAACATGTTTTGCTATAATATTGCTTTTCTTTACGGCTAAATTTTTAGCACCACATCTTTTTGTAGCATAATCTAAAAGTTGATAGGATAATCCAAGTCCTCTATACTTTTCATTGATTTCGAGATCGCTAATATTTTTACCATCCCACCAATCCCAAATTTTAAATTCAGCAACACAATTGCCATTTTTTGTATGCCATTTATATTGGATTGATGGAGTTTTCCCCAACATTACTTGTTTTGTTGTCATATTAAGATTTCTAAGTTCTTTGTATGTCAGACCAGTCATTGTTAATCATCTTTTGCAAATGGGTCATACTCACTAGGTTTTGCCTGATTTGCCCATTCAACCCAACTAACAACTTTTTCTCTTAGCTCATCATCAAGTAAAAATGGCTCACGAACTAGAATAATTTTGCTATTCTTTTTCATAATATTAGCATTATCGACGATCTCTTCATAATCAACAGGGGACAACAGCATCTTCGAGTAAACTCTATCGCCTCGACTTGAAATTCTTCTAGTGAAAGACGCTTCTCTAAATTTAAATCTTTCAGTCAGATGTGGATTGAGCTCCAAATCATATTCTTGAATATAACCAATCTTCATCATTAATGCCACTCCTTCGCAAGTTTTTTCTTTATTAGATCTTTACACACTTCATCAAACGTTTTATCATATGTCGCCATTGCTTCGCAATCATTTCCACAAACAAGATCGCATACTGTATCAGTGGCATGTGCATTCAACCATATTGCAATCTCTTCATCACTCATGCTGCGAATTTTATCACCAATGGTAAAAGGGACTTCAATTTCACCAGTTCCATTACACTGTTCACAACGTTCACTCCAAGCAGAGCAGTCATTAAACTTTGCAACAAAACCAAACCCACCACACGTGGGACAATTAATTTTCTTCTTCATAATGCACCTCACCCAAATTGATATTCCACATGTCCGCACTTGTTGCATTGATATTTATATTGAGGAGGGTTACTTGCAAGAACCATAGTTTTATTCTTGCACATTCCACCGCCACATTTTGGACAAATATACTTTGGTTCTGACCATTCATATTGATAATAATATGGAACGCCAATAGATTTACGGTATTCATCTGCATTCGGTAAATCAGTTGTTAGATCAGTTGTAAATACATCATTAATGTTTGCACCGTTACTGTTCGTTTTACAACCTGTAGTGGCGGTTATGTAAGTTTTATTAGTGACATGATCTGTTGTTTCACGAAGTGGCTGTATAATTGGGAATGTGCCATTAATCATAAAATAATTCTTCGGGCAATCCTCACAAGGATTAACAATGGATCCATATGCTCCATTGTATTGACAATATTCACATGGCTTATTCATCTTTTCCATCCTCCTCTGTAATCAGATGTTTATTAAGTGCATCAAAATTCTCGCAATATTCTTTATAGACCTTATCAAGCACATCTTTATCAAATTCAAATTCATTGCAAAGTAACGTCATAAAGAACATTCTGTCTCTGGTTTCATTGTAATTTAACTCTTTAATTCTTACTTTAACTAAATCCGCCATCTGTAGTATCATCTTCTTACAAATCTCATAAGATTTATTATCGTGCTCTGCCATTTCCTCTGTGAGCGCTTTTGTATATGGCTTCAACATCACATTGCCCAAATACTCAATATCTTCTGCTGTCCAATTTAACATATTTATTCAATCTCCTTTGTTTTAATCATGGGCGGTAGACCACTCATATACGGCATTATTCATATAATCAAGTTTAGAAAAATCATTCATTACAAGTGCATCATCCATCATGCATAGAACATCTTCCAATACAATCGTGATAAGAATGGCACATTCTCGCAAAATCTTCCATCGTTGCCTTGTTACTCATCGTATTATTTCCTCCAAATTAAAAAAATGTGTGATTTTTATCATATATATTTATGTTTTTTAATGTTGTAATGATTAAGTATAGTAACTATACATATTAAATCTCATCTTCAAAATTGTCGTCTAAATCTACGTTTTTTGCGCCAAAAAGCTTTGCTTTATGCTCTTCACTCATTTCACGCTTCTTTGGAGTCTTAATAGTAATTCCGCGCTCCGATGCAACAAGTGTCATGCAGCAAACAGTACCATCCTCATATACTCCCTGTAAAATTGGTTCCCATCCAACTTTTAGCGCCTTATTAAAATGCTTTGGAATGCTCGTTTCCATTGTCCATGTCTTATAAAATGGATCATACCAAAGATGTGACTCTCTCTCTTCTGGTGTAATTCGCGTAGTTCTAACAAATTTTTTCATTTTAATTCCTCCTCAAATTTAGATCCATAGGCTATGGAAATATTTTGTAAAATATGTAAAAAATGATTCAAGACACTGCTGACGATATTGATCAATTTCCTGCTGGCGCTCCCACCACGTTTCATCATCAAGTTTTGCTTCATGTCCATTTTTAATATTTTGGACATAATTTTCAGCGACTTCGTTTTTCTTTGAGCATGTGTCTTCATTCATTTCTTGACATAGAAAAATCATTTTATCAAGAATCTGATCCCATTTTTCTCTATTTTCTTCATAGCTTGCGTCAACATCCAAAACTGGTGTACTAACTTTACAATCACGCTGATATTGTAGCATTTGTGGAATTACTTCCATAAACCATGTATCCATACTAAGAACATCATAGTCCGCCCAGCCTCTAAATGCACGTTGGAACCGATACTTAATTGCAAGCGGCAAGTCTTTAAATTGATGTAGGGTGTGTGGAAACTTATAGTCCTTAAATGATTTAGTTAATTCAAACATAGTTCAAAATACCTCCTATAGTTTATAGAAACATAATTTCATATCCAAATATTTTTTTCTTCTTCCAAAATTCCCACCATGGCTTTGGCTCATAATATACACAAGATATAATCGCATTAAAATCTTTATATTTATCTCCTAGTTTGTATGTATCTCCATCATAGCCCATCCACATTACATCTCCTGAACTGATCAAAGCGACTTTTGCATTCCCAATAATTTCCTCTGTCTTAATTGGTTTATTAAAGTCAATAGTTAAATCAGTGCAACCTATAGGATAATCTTTAGCAGAAATTTCTACCTTATAAGCATCTTTCATCATTAATTCTCCTTGTCCTTTTTCCTAAATATTAAATCAAATCCAAATAATACACTTATGACAATTAATAGTAGAATACTAACGAAAGCAAAACTGGGATAAACTATTAGACTTAATGTTGTTAAAATGACTGAACCAATCACATTATATGTAGAACTTGCCAGTTTAAAGACTTGAACAGGGTAACAAATACCATATTTAAATATGATTTTATACACGCCTATTGGCTTATCAGACTTGGAATCAAAATTCAAATAAAAACTTATATATCCTGAAGCGAATATTAATCCAATTACAAATATTAATCCAATTACACTTCTAAGCAATAATAATAACGTCATCATAACTTAATCCTCCTCCACATCATATCCAGCATAATATCCAAGAATTTCAAGCACTCTGTTCAAAAATTTTAGCCGTTGAATATTTGTCATATCATAATATTCATTGGAAAAATTACTAGACTGTAAATCATAAATAATTGCATCTGTATAACGTCCAAATTCATTGTCCATATTAACCTACTCCTAATTTACTGAAAATATTTTTCCCAAGCAGACGTGGGGCAGTCAAGATAATTAAGATCAATATCATCATTCCATTCAACTTGTGGGCCAGTCTGTTCATCTGCAAAATGGCAAGCACAATTTACAGAAACTCCATTCAACGCATATTGATCAATTAAAGTTTTGATCTCATCCAAAGATAAACTGTTTTCTAAGTCACATACATATAGTGTCATCTTATAAAGTTGTGCCACAATTATCCCTCCTATAATTATGTATTGTTTACATCAAGCGCTTCTTGTGGATTGTAATCTGTCAATAGAGCAATTTGCTCTTTATATATCTTGTCATTCTGTCCACCATAATACATGCGAGGATTAACAATAATTTTCCAAGTAGACTTGGACAAAGGGGATTTAATAAATCTAATTAAACTTTGTCCATCATATTCTAACGCGCTAAGATCTTTTACTAATCTCTTTGCGTTGCTTTTGTTGTACCCAATAATATCACAAAACTCTGTTAAAGTAATAAGTTGAATTTTTTCAGGATTTTGTTCTTCTGGATTTTTACATACAATATTAGTCTTGCGATTTATAAAAGGAATTAATCTATACAAATATGAAATTTGTACAAAAGCTTTCTCGTCATGATACGACTCATATATTTTTTTAATAAAACTACAATAAAGTCGTGTGCAGTCAAAATTATTGTTCGTTTCTTGTAGACTCCCCTTCGCAAAATAATCTTTATTTAAACATAAGCATTTTTCAAGTTTGTCTTCAAAAACAACATCATTGTCCATCATGCTTCTTAAAAATTCTGACCAATATTTGCTAGACAATTTTAATTTTGATTTAATAATGTTTGTTGGCGGCAGTCTACCATTATAATCAACTAAAGTTGCTAAATAAATGAGCCTTACTAAGTGACTCTTTTTTATATTTGGAAGTAATTTTTCTCCATATTTAAAAAACATCCATGAAAAATCACAATAAAAGGCGTAATTACTATCTTTCACTACATCTTTTATAGGTTCTATGTAAGGACATTCCACGTTCTCTTCTAAATACACTAATTCTGTTGTAATATTTATTGATGATTTAATTGTTTTTAATTTCTCGTCAAAGTGCTCATTATAAATATAAAAATACTCTTTTCTTAAATCTTTATCTAGAAATTGTCTGCATTCACAAAACCCATTAGAGAAAAATTTGTTAACATTGTCCTCATCAACGTGTAAAATTTGCATATTTTCATTCTTGTCAAACACATCAGGAATTTTTTTATTTGCAATTGGAAGTTTTCCTTTTATAATTTCTGATTCATATATATTTAACTTCTCTTGCTTCATTTTAAAGCTAAAATCATCCGAAATATGTACAAAAACCACAAAAGTAATTAAACAATCATTTTGCAAAGCTTGACGTAGCAATAAATATAATTGTGTATTTGGATTGTTTTCATCATTCCACTTGCACATCCAATATAAATGATCTGCAAGCCTTCTTAGTAAATTTAAACTTTGCCCTACATAAATTGTAACTCCATTAATACATATGCCATAAACCCCTGCCTTTTTATCAAGTTCTTGTGCCCCAAGAGTTAACAACTTGTTATAATATTTTTCACTTTCATTTGGATGTTTATATGATTTTATTGTTTTCTTACTGTCAGTTTTAATTTTCAATCATCTTCTTCCCAAGTTTTAAATCTTCTGGTTTATCCACGCCAATCCAGTCAATAAGTAGGTTTCGCATGCGCTTGCTAGGAATATAGAGCCAAATTTCTTTTCCATCACGAATTGCAGATCTAAAAATCCATTGGATTAGTTCTGATAGAGCATAGGCATCTTCCTCCACGCGCACTCCATTCTGTGTGAAGAAATTCTTTAGCACAGGACTAAAAAATCTATTAAGCAGATAAGCAACTGCATAGCATTCTCTATAGGTGTTAACCGCTCTTGCGTTACATGCTAGGAATCCACGCGAATATCCTGCGCCACTTAGCTTATTCTTATAATCAGAAAATGTTGTCCACAGATTTGCTTTTGACGGAGTGTTCATTCTTCTACGAAAAAAAGTATTAAGATTGTTCTTAATTTGCTTCATACAATCATTATTTCTATTTCTAAAATACCACGTTTTAGATAATGAATTGTCAGCAAATCCAATTCTATTCAGTTTATCATCATCAATAATATGAATTAAACTTTTGTAATCTGGAATAGAATAAATCACTTCTTCGTCTGTGAAGTGATATGTGTCCAAAGAATCTCCAGCAACATAAATATATTTATATTCAACATTATGATAATCATAATAATATCTTTGCAACTGCGCATCAAACATATAAGTCAAAATATAAATGTCATCAAATGCTTTAAATGCCTCAACAGGAAATAACCACAGAAGGACACAATCTCCATATATAGCCACCATGTTAAGCTCACAAAGCTTTTTGTATTTTTCAAATTCCCCTTTATATGTTTCTGCTGTCCAATGAAGCATATGTCCGTCTACAATTTCAACATACTTTTCTAGTAGTGTATCTAGGTCATCTTTTGTAATATCTAACTCCTGAACAACGTCAGCAACTTCGTCCATAATAAGTACATACCCATAGCTCCGTGCAATGTCAATAATCTCTTGATCAAATTTTAAAAATAGTGCATGTGTTGACACAATGTTATAACCCTTATTAAATAGCTGCTTGATATCATTTAGTTTTGATCCGTGCATTTCTGGTTGTTTAAATTTTTTCTCTGGACAAGAATTAATAATTCTTTGTACTTCATCTAAGAATGGTGTAATGTATAAAATTCTTATATCATCCGGTGTGCTGTTAATATAATTAATTGCTGCACTAGTTTTTCCTGCCCCCGGTAGGGCATCTACAATCTTGACTTCCATAAATTTACCTCCTTATGCCTTTTTACTTGTGTTTGATTGCTACTTGTACATGTATTTTTTAAAAAACTTGTACTTTTTTAAAAAATTGCCAATCTCTTATTCACATGCGTTTTACATTGGTTAGATTTTTTCGGGGCACCCCCCCGATGCTTCGCATCGAATTGTACAAACCGTAATGTCCATCCATGTGTTTTACATGTGTTTAAATGCCTCTCTTTTTTTAATAAAAAGGGTATAAAAACGTGTACAAAATCAGAAATGAGCTGAAATAGCAATGTAACGTATATTATATATTATTATATTATATATACTATAATTTTGTACTGTAGCTACTATATCATAAGATAACTAGTTTGTCAATACCTATAAATAAAAGAAAAAGAGTGCATGTTCTAATACTGGATTTTGTTAACGAGCGTAGCGAAGTTAGCAAAAGCCAACCGTGCGGTAGGAGCGAAGCGACGCATAGCACGGAATACAGGCTCCGCCGCGCAGCGGTGGATACAGTGCAATGGAGAGAAGGTGTATATATTAGATATATTATATATTATATAGGATCTATTATATTTAATAATAAATAGTATTATATATTATAAATTATATATAACGTGCTACGTAGCCGTCTTAGAAGCATAACACTATAGTGGGGAAGATTACCTTTCCACCAGCATTTCAACTTCTCGTTGCTACGCGCCTCTAAGTTGAAACGTTGCGATGGAAAGGTATCCCCCACACCCCCTTACCAAAGATCGCTAAACAACAACATGCATATATTTTGAGGTTTATAGCATGGAGAGTGATTATATTTATATATATTATTTATATTATATATTATATATTTACATAGCTGATATACGTTTTTTTGAGCCCCTGCTGTTAAACGCCTATATAACTGTGCAAAGCAGCTTGCCAACAATCCTCCATTTATAGACTATCAATTTTAAGGGTTAAAAATGTGGCATATATGCATGATTTTAGAGGTTGTGATGCTAATAGAGTAAAACTACATAAGTAAATAGTTTTATGCTCCGAAAGTGGGCATTTATATGGGATTTTTGAGGTGAGAAATGGACTGTGAGGATGGAGTAACGCTTATATGGCTACATAGTTCTTAATATAGCACTCGAAGTACGCATATTATAAGGCAATAGTGCATTTATTACAATGTTACTGCAAAATTATTGCAAAAAAGTGCTATTTATTAAGTAATTGTTAAGCAGAAATAATGTACTGTTCGCATGTGAGTAGCTTGCTTAAATAGGTGATGGAGATAATTAACAAGTGTTAAATATATTTTGCGAAAATGTTACGTGGGCTTTTATTTGCGAGGAGAATTAGGGCAGTTTTAGATAGAAGTGGAATAAATGTGTAGCACTTGTGTGATATTTGTGTGGCTTATGTGGCGAGTTATGATATAGCAAACACATGTGAAATGTAGGTGAAAATATGATAAATTTAAGGTCATTTTCGAGTCAGTGTATAGGATAATCACCCTATGGTCTTCGGACAAAAAACACTATATCTTGTAGTTTTAAGTGCCCCCACACCACTATATATGGTATATTTTTAGGAAATTAGCAAAATATCTATTTTGTTGACTTTTTAGCTTGATAGCAGTATTCTAAGAGTGCAAAGAGGAACACACAAAAAAAACAAAACGGCGAACACGTTCGGCGAATTCTGAACGACTTGAAAAAGTCAAAATTCTTGAATAATTAACCGTCGTTTTGGTAAAGACTTGAAAAAGTCAAAAGTTTCCATTGCGACTTGATCCTTGAAAATTTCATAACCTTCCACAAAAAGGCGATTCAAGCTGAAACGGCGTTATGTGAAATGGGCTTGCTATGCACATATGAGCATAATCATTAGTTACCTATTATTAGGAGAATAGGATAACAATGTTCCCACATGACAAGCAATATCCCACACATGGGGCTAAAGTAGGGCTATTAGGATATTATATAATAGTGAGGCGATAGCGATATGTGGCAAGTATCTATAAATATAGGTGATATCTGACTATATTTTGATAGATTGATATGTATATGTTCATGGTGACAGCATGAACGGGTATTGTATAAATATTAGTGACAATATACATATTATACACCAATAGCACATAATACATTGTATTGTGTGCTACTATGTGGGGATAACTATCAATAGATTATTCCTAGATAGTAGCACATAGCTACAAAAATAATAGGTTGTGACTTACCACAAATTAGGAGGTTATTATGAAAAAAACTATTGCAAATGCACTCATGGACAACATGACCATCGCCAATTCTAGCAAGGCGAAACTCGATGCCGAAAAGGTCGGCGTGGATGAATTTTCCAGCTGGAAATTCGCAGAAACTGTAGCCTATGAGGCACTCTATCGCTATGCTTCTGCACGCAACAACACTGCACACATGGGCGAAAATGCGAGTGTTGATGCAACGCTCACAAGCAACGCGATGAAATCAATTCAGATGCTTCTTGACTGCATCGGTGAAGTCAACGGTCATGCTATCTGCAAGAATCAGTCTATGCTTGACGTGCTCGCAGATTGCGTCATTGCAACCAAAAAGCCCCTTGCCGGGGAAGCTCTTAAACAGGATAGTATTGTCAAGAATTTCCGTAGCCAGCTCAAGGAAGTCAATGACGGTATGAGTGCCGAATACGTGGAAAAGCTGACTTCTGACTATGAATCGGCAAAGATTAAGCTCGCAGAGCTTAAAAAGCTCGAGGACTCTTGCACCACTGTATGCACTCGTGTAACATTTAACTCTTTCCGTGCAAAGCTGGAGCTTGCTATGGGTGGTATTGTTGCAGAACAGGATGCTAAGACATGGGAAGAGCTGGAAGCAGAGAAAGAAGAGCGTCGCAAGGCTCGCCGTGCAAAGACTGCTGAGAAGAAGAAGGCGGCGAAAGAAGCTGAGAAGAAGGCTGCTGCTGTCGCTTAATTCCAGCAGTACAAAATTATAGGGGGCTCATGCCCCCTTATGCTCACATGGTAACACCTCCACGTGGTGTGAGTGGATAGGTGCAAATGCACTGAACTAAGTTGCCAAAAGATAGGAGGGATGCTATGAAAAAGAATATCATGCGTGTGCTTGCCCTTGTGGTGGTATGCGTCTTGTTTGTAGCCTATGGCAAGTATGTCAAAGCACAAACTATTAAATCTGCTGAATTGGTAGAGTGCAATGACACAGAATATATCATCTCTTTTGATGGGGATGAACATATTTACACCAAATAAGCAACATGGGTACGCATGGCGTGCCCTAACAATTAACAAAACACCATGTCGCCGACTGTTGACGGCGAAAGAATATCAACAGAGCAAAGAGTGAGAGCGGCTTAGGCTCTTAGGGCTTGCGTATGTGCAATAAACATACTTCATTCATTCACATGAAGAAGGAGGTATTTTAATGAACAAGTTCGAGCAAATTGGCGTAAACTTACAGTATGACGCCATGAACAAAGAGCAAGCACTCAGGGCTTTCAGATATTCCTGTGAGTGCTGTTGCACAAAAGGTATGTGGCTTAACTGTGAGCACTGTGCCATTTACTGCACACATCAGTTAGTCATGGCATGCTTTGACAGCAAGAGGAAATAACACAATAGGCATCCATGCTCCATGGGCAAGGGTGCCTTATTTATGCCCAAAAGGAGTTTTGCAAAAATGAAAGCATACTACCGCGAGAAGATCCGTTTGCTTGCCGCATTTGGGATTCCCATCACTGAACGGATTGAGAATCATCTCAAAAGCTGCACAAACGAAATCCAAATGGATAACTATTGCCATAGCTTGATTGCTAATTGGCTGGATAAATAAGCGAAAGGAGAAAGCGAAATGAAAAATCTGTGCCTCTGCATGGCTGCATTGAGTGCCGCCGTATTCCTGACATTGGTGCTTGCGTGGAGGTGTGCCGCAATTACGACATTCTTTGCGATTCTGGGCATCATCATCTCGCTGTCCAACGCAATTGCAATGACGTATATTGCAGTTGAGCTTGAGAAGGGAGGTAAATAACATATGTTTCAGGTGAAAATCTTCACTGACAATGACGCATTCAGAAGCGAAAGCAAGGATGCGTTCATGGACAAGTACGCACTTGCAAGCGAGATTGAAAAAGTCTTGCGAACTATTCCCGCGAAAATCACTTGCGGCTATGAGCATGGTATGCTCTTTGACAGCAACGGAAACAACGTCGGAGAATGGCGAATTAAATAAGCGAAACCTTCAATATCTGGCAAGGCAAACAGGCACGTATTAAGTCGTGATTTTTCCGATACGCCACGCTGGAAAGACAACTGAATAGCAGTTTCTAAGGGATTTCTGCACAAAAAGTCCCATTCCAGCCGAAAGGCATTCCATAAGCGAAACCAAAATTTTAATTTAGAAAGGAAAATAACAATGGATAAAGCAAATGTGATGAAGGCTCTGGCCCTGTGTGGAACTAGAAGCGAAACCTGCACTGGATGCCCGTACTACGGCATGGAGGGCTGCGACCGCCATATGTGTGACGACGCTGTTTCTTTGCTCAAGGCAAACGACAATCCTACCTACCACACCGCGCTCATCTACACTAAGCGAGATAACCTTGACAAGTGGTTTGACGTAAATGGTTATCAGTTCATGAGTGACAGCAACATGGAATATTCTGAGCGGTATCAGAGAATGAGAGAATACTATGCAAGGGAAAGAGAAATCCAGCTCATTCTCCTCGTTCGTCGCGAAGAAGGCAAATACATCTGCCGCATCAAATGCCCTATCAACCCTCTGCCCATCAAGGGAGAATTCCAGTGCGTAAGCATTAGCCAAATGACTAATCTTCTGACATCTCTCGGTTGGACTTACAAAGAAAAACTCAACTATTCTTTGTTGTTCACGTAAGCGAAACCTTTATCATGCCCACAACGGAAATTTGTTGTGGGTATCATTAAGGGCTTTGCTCAAATAAGAAAAAGGAGGTATAATAAAAGGGAAAAAGAAAAAAGGAGTTGAGGCAAATGTCAGTAAATCTAAAACAAGTTTATAATGCAATTCATGATCTCGGAAGGGAAATAGTCATGCTTGAGTCCCCTGATGATGGAATTGGAATTGCTTTTAAAACTGACGGAGGCATAATTAGGTGTGAGTTTGACGGAGCCCGCAAATTGACTGGAATTTTTGTAGACAAAAATATGGATAACTACAAATTCATAAAGGGGTGATCACGATAGAGTCAGACGTAAGGGAAATGCTGGAAGCCATATTGCAAGGCATGGACAGCATTGAAAAGCGAATAACTTCCGAAACGGAAGCGCTGCGTCAAGACATCAATAGAGTCAATCTCACAATGGAAAATGAAATTAAGCCAAACATTCAATTGTTGGCTGAAGGATTCGCAAGGCTTCCTGACTTTCATAAAATGGAAAGCGACGTTGAAAATATAAAACGAGATGTGAACACAATAAAAGACGTCGTTACCCAACAAAGCAAAGACATAAGTAAATTACAAATAATCAAATAAAATTTAAAGGCATTTTCTGCAAGGAAAGTGCCTTTATTTTGCGAAAAAATGGAGGAATGGAGATGAAACGTAAAAAAGTAACATACAAAGAGCAGATAAAAGAACTGCAAGATTTTGTTAACAATGATATGCCAAAAATCATTGAATCTCAAAGGATAACAATTCAAGAGTTTGAAAAACTCGTGAAGGGAGGCAGGTTAAAATGATTGATTATCAGGCACAAGCGAAACAGTTTCTTGATGACTGCAACGCCACAATGGAAATCAAGTTTGTTGGAAAGCAAATCCCTACCCACTGGAAGGGGGAAACCAAGCCGCACAACAAGTATCAGTTCACAATCACAACTCCCAAAGGCAAATACACAAGCTACTTCTGGGACAGCCTGCGCAATACAGAGGTAGGTGAAATGACTGCTGATGATCTTGCGTGTAAGAAATACAAGGCGCATTATGATGTGCTTAGGATGCACGAAAGAACCAATGTGTTGCGTGAACTCAAAAAACTCAAGGCAAACGCAATTCCAACCGAGTATGACATTCTTTCTTGCGTAGAGAAATACAGCTACGACAGCTTTAGCGATTTCTGTTCTGAGTTCGGTTGTAGCACAGACAGCATCTCTGCAAGAAAAACTTTTCTTGCTTGTGGTGAGGAATATGCAGGGCTTCGCCGCATCTTTACGGAGAAGCAAATGGAAAATATGAGGGAGATTTATTAAGGAGGCAAGGCGCATGAGAAATTGTTTTGAAGGATATTTAACTCCAGACTGTGCCAACTGTCCACATTGGGCAGATGGAACAGGAGACAGTGTAGGCTGTGCCACGCCATTCCCGATCATGCATTGCTCATCTTTTGCAAGAATGTACAATGCAGAACAGAACAAGGAGGAAGACAAATGAAACTGCGCGATTTTGTGGATCTCTATGACAATTGGAATGGAATTCTGGTTGTAAATGACGACAATCTTAAACCGATTGTTAGAGACAAAGTTGAGGTTGCTTTGTCTTATAGAAGTGTCTATGAAAAGGAGGTTGTTGCCTTCGGCTTCTATGATAACGAACTTTGTGTGAGAGTGAGGTAAGGCAAATGAAATATCTCGGTTTGTTCTCTGGCATGATCTATGAAGAAAGCGAAAAGTCAAGCATGGAGGAATGTGGTCATCAGATAAGCGATGAAGATGCTATGAATAGTGAACTCATTGGAGATATGCACGTTAGGGATTTGATGGCATGTGTCACATGTTTTGGATGCCCTATGGCACAAAAGAGATAGTTAAGAAATGTTTGACTATAAAAAGTAAACAACGGAATAGAAAGTGAGGTAAACAAATGAACAGAAACTATAATCCTATGACACATGGTGCGATAATTGCGGTTCATATCTATCTTGAAAATGGATATCAACCTATGGCAGAACTTGCTTTTGCTTTTGGCGGAACGGAAACCATCCATTGGGATGATGTCAAAGAAAGAGAACCTTATATGAAAGGCATCAACGCTTATACTATCATGTGTGATGACAGAGCAAAATTTCCCTTTGAAAAATATGTAATAGCGAGGTAAGGCAAATGAGCCTAATCGAATTTCTCAACATGTTTTATTCACTTGGAACCAATATCGACAGGATCGTGCTTTGGCAAAATGGAAAATGTCTTGGCAGCAAAGCCGTTGGTGATACAAGATATGTCCGCACAGAACATAGAGAAGCGAAAGTTGAAAAGTTCACCTTTCCAAAAAGAACGCATGCTCTGTATGTGATTTTGGAGAACAAGAAGTAAAGCAAATTTTGGAATTAAGGAGGTAAGGTAAATGAGTAGATGGTGTGAAAAATGCACACATGAACCATATGTAAGTTGCAACAAAAATTGCCCAGCATGTGGCTTGTCATATGAAGAAGCCTTAGCTAAAATTGTTATGTCAATTAACAACCGCTCCAAGGCAGAACAGTGCTTGATTGACAACGGAATTGCCACCAATGACGCTCCCATTGTTCTTCAGGTTTTGGGTTACATTTTGCTCGATGAAGAACTTTATCCAGAGGAATAAGCAAAATGGAACTCAACCTTAACAAAGATGAGGCGCAGCTAATCAACTGTGCCTTAACTTACTACTTGCAGCGAGGTGCTATAAATTGGTATAAAGATATATATCCAAAGGCAGATTTGGAGTGCATTTTCAAACAACTCAACATCATAGAACAAGTGGAGGAGTAAGAAAAATGAGCTTAAAGTGTGTAGATTGTGGTTATCTTGGTGACTGCAAAAGCTTTGGAGAGACCTTTTACAAGAAAAACAAATGTAAAGACACAGAAGTAATAAAGCATTATTATTGCAACTGTGGCGACTCAAAGTATTATATGCAAGATGTAACTCCTATTGAAGTTACTGATTGTGACGAATTTGAAGAGATTTAAAAAGAAATACATCATAAAATTATAGCCTTATAAGGCAGAAAGGGAGTTTACATCATGAAAAGAAACGTTATTGTCAACCGCGCAAAATATGACATCGCCCCTGAAAACAAAGACATCCACAAAGGAAAGGCGGTCATGTGTATTACGACTGGAGAAGTGTTCAAGTCGGCGCGAGAGGCGGCCAATTATTATGGCATTGGTTATGCATCCCTTACCAATCAGATTGCTGGAAGACAGAAAACTTGTGGTGGAGCTCCACACAATCACACAGGAAATGGAAAGCAGTTCTGTTACATTTCTGAAATGGGCTATAATGCAGCCGTTATTTCCGCAAGTATCATTGAAATGAAACGGCACGGCGTGTCAAGAGAAGATTACGATGCTGCCATGATGAGAAATGACGAGCTTGAAACGGAAAAGGCTATGCTTCAGTTTAAAAACAGAGAGCTTCAGGAAGAGCTTAATAGCTATAAAGAAAGATTTGACAGATGCTACAGCGCATTGGTCTGATAAAGGAGGAAATAGAAAATGAAATTCAAAATTGGTGATAGAGTAATTGCACAGCGCGGTGCTCCTTATAGCGTTACAACAAACGGTTGGAGGGGGCGTATTGTAAAGATTAGTCAACATATTGATGAAAACATTTTTGTTAAAGGAAGAAACGGCGAAGGCTATTGGGTAAATGCAATCTATTTTGATCTGTTGGAAGAAAAGGAAGGAGAAAACGAAATGGATGTAAGTAATATCATTACTGAAGGAGAAAGAGAAACTCTTCTTGACCAGATGAAGCACTTGCTTGATGAATATGATTACGAGTATACGGACAGGGCACTGAACAAAATCATTGACACATGGGCAAACAATAAGAAAGACCTGATTGCCGCATTTAGGAAGCATCCGAATTATCTGGAAGGCAAATTCATGATTGTATTTAGTCATGATTTTGAACGTGTAACTGATCGTAATGCATTGGAGAGATTCAAGTCATGGGTGATTGATGGTGATGTGGTCGATTATGTAAAAGAAAAGAATTTCATGCCAGAAAGCATGAAAAAAGAAACTTCACTGAATGGACAGAAATACCCAACAAATATTTTTGATTTCTTGATTAAAATTCCAGCCTATAATTCGCAGTATATTGATAGCGAACTTGCCGATAAGCTAAACGAAATTTGTCCTGAAATTCATGCACATGACGGACAGAAGACGAGTCGTGTTATCAATAAGCTTCTTGCTTACATTGGTATTAGCAAGCATCCTGAGTACAATAGGGAATTTGCAAAGTATGCTGACGCGCTCAATCCGCTCAAGATTACAAGGCATACTATTCTTTCTGTAAATCCTCTTGATTATCTCACAATGAGCTTCGGCAATAGCTGGGCAAGCTGTCATACAATTGATAAGCAAAACAAAAGAGGCATGCCTAATAGTTATCAGGGAATGTATTCTTCTGGTACTATGAGTTATATGCTCGATTCTCCTTCTATGGTGTTTTACACTGTGGATGCCTCTTATGATGGAAACGATTTCTGGAATGAACCGAAGATTAACCGTCAGATGTATCACTGGGGAGAAGATAAACTGATTCAGGGCAGACTTTATCCGCAAGACAATGATGGATGCAGCACCGGCTACACCGCTTTCAGAGCAATTGTTCAGAAAATCATGTCTGAAATTTTTGATTTCCCGAACTTCTGGACTGTAAGCAAGGGAACTAGCGAAGCAGGTAAATATATTGCGTCTGAAGGCACTCATTATAGAGATTACGACAACTTTGAAAATTGCACTCTTAGCCGCCCTAAAGGAAACGACAACGATAATTGCATTACTGTTGGACATGCACCAATTTGCATTGAATGTGGTTATGAGCATGATTGCGAAGATAATATTTCTTGCTGCCAGAGTTAAATGTGCTGCATGCGGCGAATATGTCGATGAAGATGATGCAATCTATATTGACGGAGAGCCTTATTGTAGAGATTGTGTTTTCTATTGCGATGACTGTGGAGAGTATTACATTGGCGAAGGGACATATGTTCACAATTCAAGAGGCTATGAAATTTGTGTCTGTGAAGATTGCAGAGACGAATACTACGAGTATTGCGCGGAATGCGGACAATATCATCCAAGAGAGTGTATGACTTATATTGAGTCTCAAGGTGATTATGTGTGTGACGATTGCCGTGATGGATTTTATAGCTCTTGTGAAGAGTGTGGAGAATACTTCAAAGACAACAATTTGAGAGAACACAAAGGTAAAATCTATTGTGAAGATTGTCTGAGAGAAATTCTTGAGAATGAAACAGAAGTTGACGAAGCGATTTAATGGAGGTAAAATAAATTATGAATAAAGAATTTGAAAAAATTTGCAAGATGTCTCAAGCAAGTCTAAAAAATCATGTGAGACAGAAGCTGCAAAAGACTCATGGAACAGTTCTTAATAGAGATGGATATGTATATGCACAAGGGAAATTTCCTGTGCTTCTGGTTGCACATCTTGATACTGTGCATGAAAAGCTTCCTAATATGTTCATGTATAGCAAGAAGAACAATAAAGTTTCAAGCCCTAACGGAATCGGAGGCGACGATAGATGTGGTGTCTATATGATTTTCAAGATTCTTGCAAAGTTTAACTGCTCTGTCCTGTTCTGCGAAGATGAAGAGGTTGGTTGCGTAGGCTCAAGCAAGTTTGCAGACTCTGAGCTGGCAAGGGATCTTGAGTTCAATTACATTATTGAATTTGATCGTGCCAACGCAAATGATGCAGTGTTTTATTCCTGTGCAAATGATGAGTTCGAGGACTTTATTACAAAGGAATTTTATAAAACAGCGTATGGATCTTATTCTGATATTTGTGAAATCGCTCCCGCTCTTGGCTGTGCAGCAGTGAATCTTTCTTGTGGCTATTACGCAGCACATACAAAAAATGAATACGTCATTCTTTCTGAAATGGAAAGAAGCATTAAGGAGGCATGCAAAATCCTTGAGCGCACAACAGAGAATGACAAATTCGATTATGTAGAAATGCCTGCGCGATATGGCTCTCTGTTTGATATTGATAGATATCTTGAAGACAATAGTTGTGATGAGACAGAATACAATTATGGCTATTATCTTATTGAGTATGTTAATACTAACGGAAACACAGAGTGGTATGACACGGATGCATATTCAATGGAAGAAGCAATTGGTAGATTCTTGATGGCACATTCTGATATCACATATGGAGATATCACTGACGTAAATGTTGACAAAGATGCATACAAATATTATTAATAAAAAAGGGAGGTAAAATCAATGATTGTTATCCTGCTAATCATTATTGTTTGTGTACTGCTTTTTGGAAAAGATGCTACCAAATCTGGTATCGGGAGCTTGCTCGGAGGCATCTTGTTCCTTGCAATTATTGCAATGATTGCAAGTGCATGTGGCATCATTTAAGGCACATATAAAATGAAAAACATAAGTTAAATTCTGGGCAGTATAGTTTGCCCTGTAAAGGAAGTCACTATCAAAAAACACACATATAACAGGGCAAATTAATGCAAAAACAATAAACAATACAAAATTATAGAGGGAGTGATAAAATGGAAATATCAATGTTAGTTGAGTTCCGAATATTACAAAAGATAAATGGAAAATATATTCCAATTTCAAATAAGGAAGCGAAAGCTGTGTCAATTGGTGGATTTGGCTTTGAAATTAACGGAGCAGAAATTCCATTTGATTGGGATGCTTTCACTGGAACAGAGTGTAACAAAGTGTTCCAATTCCAAACAGGCAAGGGGTTCTTGTTTGATGATTATGAAATCTCAGATTGCTATGATGAAGAATTTGAAGAAATAGGAATCGCAAAAGAAGATATTACAGCAGAATTTCTTGCATCAACAACACATATTGATGAATTCCTTGTGGATTTTGAAGATGTAAATAAAAATGAACAGGCACTTGGAGGATGTGGACAGAATGGAGATGATGAAGAAGAATATAGAATTGAAATTTTGGAAATGAAATTCATAGACATGGGAACTGATGAAGAATATTACGTAAAGCAAAATGTGCTTGATAATTATAATAAAGGGATTTAAGGGAGATAAAACAAATGATTGTAACATTACGCAAATTTCTTGAAATTGCGCCAGACATTATATGTCCTTATATATGCATCGTGCATCTTGAATATGAGCACGAAGATTGGGGGACAGATACAAAACAATTATTCAATCCATTAAAGAATATTAATAAACTTGATGATTATCTTGATTATGAAATTGTTGATTTTCATCAAGAATATTTTTATGGAGAGCTTGACGCGCAGTATATTACATTGAGGGAGGTAAAGTAAAATGAAAAAAATTCGTAAATGGTTCTTGAAACTGCTCACTGGTTATGATCTGGTTGAGTATGAAGACGTAATGAAAGAATGGAAAACAACACTCGACAGTGCAAAAAGAATCGCGGAGATTAATGACAGCCTTATCAAGCATTCTGGTGAAGTTGTGGATTTGCTGAATAGCTATCTTAATGAGGAAGAAAAGTAAAATAAAAATGTTCACAATTAAAATCACCGAAACCAATGTGTATATGAACGGGAGATTCCACACGTTTAAATATAAAAATGGATAAAGAAAATCACGAGGACGACATGAAAATGAAAGGAGAAATATGCTTTTTATGATCATTGTGAGTATGTCAATAGTTGTTCTTGGCATATTTATGGTTTGGCTTTCTGAGGAAATTCCGCAAAGAAATATAATTGAAAATTTATATCAGTTTCGTCAACCGTTAACATTCACTTTTAAGGGAATTGAATTTACGGTTTCGAAAAGAGAATTATATTCAGATTTCAATGTCTGTATAACCGAAGTCTTAATTAATGATGAAGTAGTGCTTCAAGCGTATAAGCTTGAAACGCTCTGGATCAAACACAGATATATCAGATATTCAACCGATAGATCAGCGACGGAAGTACAAGCAATTCTTAAACAGGCAAGAAAAGTTTACTATAAGAAGCTGAGTAAGGAATGCGAAAAGGTATGTCAATCTCAATCTTATTTTAAGGATGGCAAATAAATGACTGAAACGATTAAAAATTGGCTGACGCAACTGTATGAAAGAGAAATTAAAGAAGCCCTTAGTTCGATTTCAAATGAGAGAATTTGGATGATGGGTACTGATGTGTGGGAAGAGGAGAAAATGCATCTCGACAATATGGCAAACCTCAATGAGTATATTGCCACATTGAAAACTCTCCTGAATGACGTCAAAGAGGAAAAGTGATGAAACCTGATACAGTGGTATAATGTTGGTAAAATAATTACGCATAATGTATAAAGGGAGATAAACAAATGATTGTTATTTTGCTTATCATCAATGCTTGTGTAATGCTATTCGGAGATGACGACAGGAAAGACGGGATTATTGTTCTCATTTTAACAATCGTAGGTATTGCTATCCAGCTTGCCGACGTGCTGGTAAAAATCTAAATTGTCATAACGGTTTCCATGTAAAAGAAATTAAAACGGGAACGAATATATAGTTATTATTGAGGAGAAATAAGAAATGAAGAATATTAAGTCATTTTACATTGGTCAGGTCAATGCTTCTGGTATCATTTGTGAAAGTAAAGAAGAATTTCTTCAGTATATCAGTGAAGAAATTGATCGCATTGACGAAGAAGGAGAATTCGAGCACTTCGATATTGTGATTGATCCGAATAATAATTAAGGAAGGCAAATTGAAATGAGAAAAGTTTTGATATTGATCGAAGTAAATGACGATAAAGCGATTGATGAAGATATGGGTACAATCGACTATCTTGAAAGAGAATTTGGTTGGTTAGAACAAAGTGAAATTTTTGCACGTGATATGCGTATTCTTGATGACGATGATCTATGTGATGCTGATGCAATTAACATGATAGACAAAATATTTATATAATTCAAATGATAAAGAGGCATTGAACTTGGAATATAAAAAGGAGGAATAAATATGAACGTATCAAGAGAAATTAAAAAAGAAGAAGCAATCAAACGCATGGAAGCACTTGGACTCTTTGCTCCATGCATTAAGGCATTTAAGAACAGAGATGAAGTGCAGCTTACTGAACCGACAGGAGGCTTGTACGAATTTAGTAGCAACAAAGAACTCACAGCAAAAGTGCAGGAGTTTGAAAAAGAAAACAATGCACTTGTATATCATGTGATTCATACTCCTACAATGGAAATGGATATGTATAATTTCTTGTATGTGTCTGATTATGATGAAGAGTGGGATATGGACAATGCAGATATTAGTGATGGATATGTGCTTGCCTATGTATGGAATACAACAGTTGATTATTTCAGCGAGTTTGGTAGCATTGCAGTACAAGACAGATTTGGTGGACTTGTACGTATTTCGTAAAAGGATTTGTAAATTGTAACCTATTGAATTTTAAGACAGAGGTGATATAATAAGAATAAAGTAAAGGGAGTTGGTATAAATGGAAAACAAAGAATTGCAAGAAGTGGTAGACGCGATAATGCGTGGAATGAACGCATTAGAAGATAGCATGAATCAAAAATTTGCAGAAGTGAATAAGAAATTCGAGGCAATAGATGAGAGATTTGATGCTATTGATAAGAGATTCGACGCAATGGACAAAAGATTCGATACACTTGAAGAAAAAGTTGAAGACTTAGAGGAGGCTATTCTTGATATGGGCATTGTTAAGGCAACCGTAGATAAACATGACCATGATATCAAGAGATTGAAAAGAAATGCAACAATGTAAGAACGAGGGATTTTTGTCCCTTGTCTTATACAATACAAAATTATTGCGAAATGCGAAAGGAGGCAATTATGGAATGCTTGTATGGGTCAGAAAGCGACAATGTGTGTGGTTACTGCCATTTTCATGACAAGGGAGCGACATGGAATCAAGTAGAACGAAAAAGATGCTTGCAAAAACAATGTGATTGTTTTGAAATGTACCCAGACCATCCTGTTTGGAAACAGCGTGCGGCAAAAAAGAAAAAAAGAAAAGAAAGAAAAGCAAGAATCAATATGTATTTTGTTAAAGGAGATAAAAATTATGGCTCATTGTATTGAAATGAATGATAGCATGTTTAGTGTACGCGAGAAACCTTGGCATTATATGGAGACACAGGAGAGATGCAAAATCCTTGCGGATGCTCCCAACAGTGCAGAAGCGCTCAAGCTGGCAGGGCTTGATTGGACTGTTGAACAGACCCCTGTCTTTATGGATGATGGAACGGAAATTGAGAACTACAAGGCAAACATCAGAAGTGATGATAAAACTGTGCTTGGCATTGTGACGAATAGATATAAGATTGTGCAGAATGCAGATGCATTTTCCTTCACTGATGCAATTGTTGGTGAAACGGAAGATGGAATTGTTCGCTATGAAACCGCAGGTTCTCTCAACGGAGGCAAAAGAGTTTGGCTGCTTGCGAAGATGCCGACTAAGAAAGTGCTTGATGACGATGTGGAGCCTTATATGGTGTTTTCTAATTCTCATGACGGAACTGGAGCAATCAAGATTTGCATGACTCCGATTCGAGTCGTTTGCAATAATACTCTCTCACTTGCACTTAACACCGCTCAGCGTTCTTGGAGTACAAAGCATGTTGGAAATCTCGACGAAAAGCTTGCAGAAGCGAGACATTGCCTTGGTATGGCAAATCTTTATATGGATGCACTTGACGAAGAGGCAGATAGACTTGCGAATATTAAACTTGATTTTGAACAAATCAATGAAATCCTCGATCAGATGTTCCCTGTAACGGAAAATGATTCTGATCGTAAGAAAGCAAACATTCAGAAAGTAAAGGATAACTATTCTGTCTGCTACTTTATGCCTGACATTGCTAAGTTCAAAGGAACTGCATGGGGCGCTGTGAATGCGATGAGTGATATGATCGGGCATAGCGCCCCGAACAGAAACACTGCGAACTATGAAGAGAACCGATGGGGAAAAATCATGGATGGTCATGCATGGATGGACGAGTTCGTCAAGCTAGTTAACGCAAAGGTTGGGGTTGGAGCTTAATGCTCCAGCCCTTACAAGAAAGGAGCTATCAAAAATGAGAGACCCCAAGAGAATTGACAAGTTCTGTGAAATACTTAAGGTATACTGGCACATGGTTCCCGATTGGAGATTTATGCAGTTGGTATGTAATCTTCAGGCACAGATTGGAAGTGACGGTTTCTATCTGGAAGACGATAAGGCAATGGAACTGATTGAGCAGATGCTGAAAGGAGAATAAAATGTTGATTAATCGCAACAATAATGAGACTAAACATGTAAACTTTGTTTCTTACACTGGGGAATGGCCAAACCTGTGTAGCGGTGTGCTTACACTTGAGATTGACGGAAAGGAAATTACATTTGGTTATGGTTTCAACTCTAAAGATGAATCGACATACAGTCCGTTTTGGAGCAGCGGTGGCGGTCTAATGCCAAATTATGATGGAGCATGGCAAGGTGAATGGCAAATTGATGTAGAGAGAATTCCAGAACAGTTCCGCAAATATGCAGCAGAAATTGATCAAGTGTTTAATGATAATGTTGAGTGGGGATGTTGTGGTGGATGTATTTAAAACGATACAAAATTAAAGGAGGATTTAAAAATGAAAATGACAGACATAGAGATTGAAAAGCTATGGGACGAGCTTGAAGATGTGCCTATCGACGAGGACGAACGTCTTGATGCTGATTGGCACGGTTGGAGTAAGGGAACTCACAGAGAAGAAATCTGGTATTGGTTTGACGAGCATCACAGCAAGGGTGTTGGTTGGCTAATGAATGAAAGAGAAACAGAGTATTAAGGAGGAATTAAATATGAAACAAAGTGAGTGTATATCTGTTATTAATGAACTATTTAAAAAACACATTAAGACAAATGAACAAATTTTTAAGAGTTACAATTATTGCGACCACAGAGCGTGTGATTTGATTATCAACTTTAAAAAAGAAGTTGAGAAGGCGGGGTTCAAATTCTCGAATTGCTATCATGCAAATGGAATTGGAAACAATAACGATTATACAATCTATCTTGAATCACATGACAATGATGGTTTTGTAATCAAAAAGGAAATTGCAAATTTCTATTACTGTTACGGGATTTACGGAGGATGCTCCGTATATGTAAAAGACTTGGCGACAGGAAATAGCATTGCAATTAATAATGCAAGATAAAAGGAGGAATTAAAATTGGGACTTGATATGTATCTTAACAGAATGCCTCGTTACAAGAATGCTACGGCAAGCGAGGTAAGTGCAATTGAAAATTATTTTGATTGGATGAAAGCAAAGAAAGAAGGAAGTAAATATGCAGACTGCACACTTAAGGAATGGTGCAATATTGATGAAAGCGAGCTTCCGAGCAAGGATGTAATTGAATTTTATAAACCTTTCTACAAGAAACGTTATTCTGCTTGGGACACTGAACATAAGTGTGGATATAACAGAATTATGGAGCAAGTTGGCTATTGGAGGAAAGCAAATCAGATTCATAATTGGTTTGTAACCAACGTGCAAGACGGAGACGATGATTGTGATTATCATCGTGAATGCACAAAGGAGATTCTTGAAAACCTTCTCAGTGTCTGTAAAACAGTGCTTGATTCTTGCACAATGATGTATGGGCAGGTGCATAATGGAGATAAGGGGACTCCTAATGGTTGGGAGCCGATTTATGAAGATGGAAAAGTCGTAATTGATTCAAGTGTTGCAGAGGAGTTGCTTCCTTGTTGTGATGGCTTCTTTTTCGGAGGGTGTGATTACGATGAGTATTATGTAAATGACATTGTTGACTCCATTAAGATTCTTGAAAATGTTCTTGCCACCACTGACTTTGAAACGCAAGCTATTTATTACGTGAGTAGCTGGTAAACAATACAAAATTATTCTTAAAGGGGCTTGAACAAAGCCCCTTTTATAAAATAGAAAGGAGATTAATAAATGTTGAGTAAAGAAAACACAATGGAAATATTAAATCAATTCTCGCAAGAGTGTTACAACTTCTGGATGAAGCAAGGGAAAAGCCACAGCGAATCGTTTGAACTAATGCTTAAAGATGTTGAGTGCATTAAACACGATCCATATAAGCCATGTGGTGAACTGTTGGATGTAGAAGCAAAGAAAGCTTTTATTAAAAGTGAAAGGAGCAAATAATATGATTACAAGATATTTTGTAAATTGTTTTGAAAGAGAATTGTGCATTAAATGGGATGATGCATATAAATATCTCGAAAAAGAGATTCTTGATATGCTGGATGGATATTATTATGAATGGCATAGTACAGAAGAAATTGAAGATCCTGATTATAGAGCATATGTTGAAGATTCTTGCTGTGAAGAGTTTATGATGGAACGTCTAAGTGAGACATATAATATGTGGGAGTCTTGGTGGGTTGAAGGCGATGAAGACGAGGATGGAAATGAAATCATTCCAGACAAGACAAATAATTCTGGATATATCACATATAGAAGAGCCATGGAATTGCTTCAAAATGCGATTGATTGTTGTACAGACAATGGAAATGTAGATCTTGAAATTGCTCGTAGAGATGTGTATGCGATTGGTTTCTCTGACGATGAAATTAAATGGCTCGGATATGATTGGATTTTGGAGGAGGAAAATTAAATGAATTGGATTTATGAAAAATTAAAGCCACATATTGGACATGACATTGTTTGTGTGGCATATGGAGATATTAATAATCCGGTTGATATCTGCATAGAATGCGAAGACTGTAATGAGATATTGGTAAGCGCAGAAGATTTTGAAGAGGGAGATTTAATGGAAAATAATAAATACGTTCAAACATATATTGTACTTGATGAAGAAGAATTAAGACTCCTTAATATCCCAGAAGAATATTGGGAAGATATTGATGTTGTAAATGATGCGATTCATTCTATGATTTATGAAAGGAAGGAAAATTAAATGAAAACTTGGAAGATCCCTGTGTGCTGGACAATGATGGGAACAGTAAATGTGGAAGCGAATACACTTGATGAGGCAATTGAAATCGCAAAAGATGATGCAGGTATTATCCCAATTCCTGATGATGGAACATTTATGGACGGCACTTGGGAGGTTGATTGTACTGATATTAGCTATTTGAGAGAGTGGTATAACGGGAATCAGATGGATGATAGTGATGGAGACGATTAAGCGGAGAATTTAATGATGAAAGAATTTATTCTGACTTGTAATTGTTATGAACCTATGTTTAGAGAAGATATTAAAGTAAAGGCAAATGGCCTTGACGAAGCATGGGACAAAGCAAAAACAAAGGCAAGTAGAAAATATAAAGCAAAGAAAAACGATATTAATATTACGGCAGTACGGCAGTAAATTAAAAATGTAATTTTAAGAGGATGATAAATAAATGAAAAATGAATGGTTTGGTACAGTTCGTTGGAACGAAGATGACCTTGCAAATGCGCTTGAACTTCATGACTATCCAGCAACGGAAGAAAATATTGCAAAATTGCGAGAGATGTGTGACAATCATTGGTTTACAGATTATATGATTGAATCAGGATGGTCATATATTTATGATAAAATTGACAACTTTGATGGATTTCAAATGGATAAGGAGACAAAGTAAATGGAGAAAATTAAAAAGGAAACAATCGTATATCGAGCACTTGACGGAAAAGAATTTATCAATTATAGCGATTGTATGGTATATGAAGCGAATACATTCAAGAGCATTAATCTAAAACATTTTACTGTCCCCATTCCTTATGGAGATGATGGGTTGTATACTCATATTGCGTATAAGGTAAACTCAGAAAATGAATTTAATATGTTGATGACATATTTGCGCTACAATTATGGAGACATTTATGGAATTGAAGAATACTCGGGCGACGGATGGTATATGATCACAACGTCTAAAGGTGATTGGGTAGATGTATATCTGTTGAGTAAAGTTGTTGAAGACTTTACGCATATGCTTTCGGAGATTGCAGAAAATACTTTGAAATTCTGAAAGGGCTTCAAAAATGAAACTTAAATTTTTCAAGAAACGTGGTTACGATGGCACAATTCGTAAGGTCTGGACTTCCGATAAGGAAGTGTGTTTTGGACTTGTTGGAACTGTAGAAGACCTTCTAAAAGAAAAAGTTCTTGAATGGTGTGATTATAATGATGACATTTGGGTGTTCATCCCTTATCTTGGTATTCTTCAGGAAGCGAATTTTGGGAAAACAAGAGAAGAAGCAGTAAGTAAAATTAAATAAAATAAATGTAAAGAGGCGTAGAGAAATCTATGCCTCTTTTATTGACACAATACAAAATTATTGATATAATAGAAAAGGAGAAATATTATGACAAAAGAAAAGAAATTCTTGACTAAAGAAGAGTATGTTGATTATCTTGCCAACAAGTCAAATGAAGTGCATCTGAGTACGTCAAATAGAAAGACTGGTGGGTGCTGCAACGACTTGGCTTTCCCGACTTGTACGTGTCGGGAGGACGCACCTTGCAAGCATGGCGGATGCTATTGTATGAAAGGAACGCAGCAAATGAGTTCTGTTTTGGCAGCATATACAAGAAATCTCAGACTATACAACACAGATCCACAGGATTTTTGGGAACAGGTTGCGTTTAAGGTGAAGCATAATCCGCTCCCACTATTTAGATTCCTTGATGCTGGGGATGTACCCGATTATGATTTCTTCTGTGGAATGGTCGAACTTGCAAGGCAATTTCCTGATATTAAGTTCATGTCATTCACGAAAAAATATAGCATTGTGAACAAGTGGCTTACTGAGAACGGAGATCTACCAGACAATCTCAATATTATTTTCTCTGCATGGCATATTGGATGGAAGGTAGAGAATCCGTTTGGTCTTCCTGTTGCATATGTGGATTTTAAAGACAAAACTCTGAATCCTGAATTCCCAAAAGAAATTACTAGTTGCCCGAATCAAAAGGATAAGACAATTACGTGCAGTAGCTGCCGCAAATGTTGGGACAAGAGAATTGAAGCGGTTAAATTTATTCAGCACTAACAATACAAAATTATTTTAAGGGTGTGGTATTAGTGATTATTTGTAGAAAATGTCATAAAGCAAATGACACATACAAGGAAGCAGAATTTGATTATTGGCAATGGTTTGACGCAACAGAGAATTTTGACGATCCACATGGTCGCTTCTGTGATGTATGTGGAAAAGAGTTTGAAGATGGTGAGACAGTAATCTTGGTTAACGAATAACAGAAAGGAAATGACATAATTTATGACAACTAAGGATTGGACAGGAAATAGTAAAGCAATTTATTCTTGCCATGGCGCAAGCAATCATAGCGAGACTGAGCGAGAGGCAAACGATTATTATGCTACGCCACCTAGTGCAGTAGAAATGCTTCTTAAACTTGAAGATTTTAGTAAAACTATTATGGAGCCCGCTTGTGGGCAAGGGCATATTGCAGAAATTCTTAAAAGCCATGGTTATACAGTTTGTGCAACAGACCTTATTGACAGAGGGTATGGTGTTGGGAATGTAGATTTCTTTAGTATTAATGACCCAACGGACATGGACATCATTACAAATCCACCTTATGCCATGGCAAAAGAATTTGTGGAGCATGCAATGGAAATTGTAACGGATGGACATAAGATTGCAATGTTTCTTAAACTGACATTCCTTGAAGGGCAAGGCAGAAAAGAACTGTTTAAGAAATATCCGCCTAAGACAGTTTATGTTTCTACCTCTCGTATTGGCTGCGCCAAAAACGGAGAATTTAAAAAGGACAAAAACGGAAACCTCAAAGCTGATTCAGCAGTAGCATATTGTTGGTACATTTGGGAAAAAGGGTTTGAGGGAAATCCTACAATCAAATGGTTTAATTAAGGAGGAATATAAATGAATAAATATCAATATTATGTAAATGGAAATCCAGTTTCAAGAAAGGAAATGATGGCAGAGCTTAAGAACAAGTGCTATAAAATTCTACACACTGAATACATTGGAAGCATTGGTATCAACACAACAGAAACAGATGAAAAGAAGTTTAATAGTCTCATGAGGAAGATTGAGAAAGGACATATTGTGCTAATTGGCAATAAGACTTTTCGTAGGAAGAAAATTTAAGAAGGAAGAAGGAAAAATGATTTATGTAAGTGCTGATTTTCAATGTCCCGTTACTGGAGTGCCGGTTATCCTTATATGGAATGAAGATACTTGTGTTGTAATAGCAAAGATTTGTGATTTTGTATGGACAACATGGAAAGAAGATAATCCGCTAGACAGCAATGAAGATTTAGAAAAGGAAACAAATAAATGGTGCCAGCGCTTTCATGGATATGCCACCTCTTTTGAGGAAGCAAATGATATCGCAGAAAAGTATGATTGCTGGTTTTAGTAGAGGGATAGGATGGAATATTATATTAAACAAATTGACAAAACAAAGGACATTGATGAACTAATAGAAATTGTCGAAGAACATGCAGCATTTGACGATGGAATCACTAACAAAGAATATTGCGAGATTGTTGAGTACGCCAATATGAAAATTAAAGCTTGGAGGTATGTATAGCTATATGTCAAAAGAATATAATCTTGTTGAAAAGGCAAATGAGCCGCTCCATGTATAGTAAAGGAGGCTAATCATGAAAAACTGGTGGCGCATCCCGGCAACACAAGATGCAGAGTATGATGAATACGATTACTGTTATACGGAACTTCCGAAAGACGAAGCGAGATGGGAATGGTATTACAGAAAGTGTGATAGCTGCGGGAAATATCATCGGTTAAATTTCTACTCTAATCAGTGGTTTTATACTATGGATGGTGGAGATTCGCTTGATTATACAAGCTGCTGGAAATGTGAGTTTGGTGATATGATTTGTGGCATTAAGAATAAAATTAAAAAAGAAATTGAGGCACATAAACTTGCATTTTCTCTGCTGAATAGAAAGCATTCTATTAAGAGAAATATTGAACATTATAAACTTGGGCTTAAGATTGCTAGGAGTTGAGGCTCGTAAATAACGGGCCTCTTTTTTTATTGAAAGGAGATTAATATGGAAATACACTATGTAGGTAAAAAAGCTTTTCGACAACGACTTGCAGAATTTACTTATGACGACAAAGAAGAAGATAGATTCTTCGCGATTGCAAATGCAATGGAAGTGAAAGGATGGAATATTGATGTAGGAGTGCAAAATTGGGCTGCAATTGAAGTTGTTGATCGTAATGAATATGAAGAAGTAAAGTCAGATTGGATAGATTTAAAAAAAGCAATTAAATAAATTAACAGAATATTATTTATACACAAAATATATTTTGATGAACAGTCTTGACAAAACAAAATTATAGCAGTATAATAGCAGTAAAGAAATGATTATAGTATTTGAATGGAGGTATTTCTTATGAACAACCAACGCAGAAAAAAAATAGAAATTCTATCCACGGAAATTGAAAAACTTAGTAATCGTATCCAAGATATTTGTGACGAGGAACAAGAATGTTTGGATAATATGCCAGAAAATTTACAAGGAACTGATAGGTATAGCAAGGCAGAAGAATGCTGTGAACAGCTTGAAGAATGTATTGATTTGCTTAGTGAAGTGATTGATATCATGGAGGAGGTCGTAACGTAAATGAATAATGGCGTCATGTGTGATTATTTTGAATATAATGGCGTAAGATATTATACGAGCTCAAAATTTAAATGCAATAATTTTGTCAAGACAAACGTTCAACTTTTTCCAGAAATTGAAGTTACATTTGTCAAGTATAACAAAAAGTCTAATATTTGTCGCATTCGTAGTAATGTTGCTATGTGTGAATTTGAGTTTCCGCTTAGTACTTTTACAGACAATATTATTTGCGTTACTTGTCCTAAGACAAAAGAAGTCGTAGATAAAACAAATGAAAAATATGAAAATGACAAACAATATTATCACTGGGTAGAAGACGGAGAAGATTGCTATAAGGCAAAACCAGATGTTATTGGACTTGGGTGGGTGTGGTACATTTCTCTTATGGCAGTAGCGACGATCTTTAATGGAGCTATTGGACTCTGGGCTCTTATTACAGTTGGTTTTGTAAAATGGAGAAAAAAGAAAATTAAGGAGGGATAAAAATGACAGGCAGAACTGAAAAAGAAATTGCGTCAACTAAAAGAATGCAAGGAAAATTGAAAGAACTTCCTAAAATCTTTTCTGAATTTTATTATTATATGTGTTCAACAAAATCTTATACAACAGTTGAAAGATATATTGCATATGTAAGGGAATTTGCAGAATTCTTGAATGATGGGGACATTCCAAATAACTTTTACAAGAGAGTTACTCCGCTAGATATTAACAAATATTTTGCGGCAATGAAGAATAAAGAAAGCGCACATGGGCATTATAATACAAGTGACAGCATTCGTGCGACAAAATGGTCTGCGCTGAATACTTTCTTTGGATTTCTTAAGAGTAATAACTATATTGCAAATAATCCAATGGAGAGAACGGAGCGTCCAAAAGTTCAAGATAGACCAGACGTTGCTTATTTGACAGAAGAAGAAATTCAGGCAATGCTGGACAATGTTAACAAACTTGCAAGCACAAAAATGAAAAACAGAGATCTGGCGATTATTATGCTTGGACTTACAACTGGACTTCGTGTCTCAGCCATTACGCAAATTGATATTAGCGATATTGATTTTAAAAATAATACCATTAAGGTAATTGAAAAAAGAGGAAAAACATGCAACATTCTTATTGGCGACAAGGTAAAAGAACAGATCGAATTGTGGCTTCAAGATAGAAAAAAATATTTTAGCATGACAGATTCCGATGCGCTGTTTATTTCTAGTTTTAAGAAAAGAATTACTAGAGATGGAATCAGGGTGATTCTAGAGAAATATAGCAAAGATGTTACAAATAAGCATGTTACTCCACATGTACTAAGGCATTCTTGCGCAACAAATCTATATGAGAAGACAGGAGATATTTATCTTTGTGCAACAGTGCTAAATCATAAAAATATTGCTACTACCATGAGATATGCAAGTATGTCTAAAGATAAAAAACAGAAAGCAGCAAATATTTTGAACGACATGATTTAATAACATTTGACAGGGATAATTTTGTACTGTACAATATAAAAGAAATGAAAAACTCACAAGGAGTGTGATTATGTGTTCTATAATGAGGAGGTTAAAATACAATTCATAAACGATTATAAGAGAAGTAGAGTCGTTAATGAAACTTCATTAACTGGAATGTTTAACAAGATATATAAATATGAAATACAAAATAAAAAAGATTGCAATAATTTTGCAATTGAAGAAATACTGGCCATGTATCGTTGCTTCAAAGCGAAATCTGTGCACGTGCTTGAGAATTACAATGTGTATTTAAAAAGCTATGCAGCGTTTTGTATGCATTATGGTTTTGGCATGGAAAACAATTACGCAAATATTAGTAAGGCCATGCTGCAAGAATGTCTTGATGAAAATATAATTAAACAAAAGTTCTTGACAAGGGAACAGTTTGACGAGGTAGAAGACGAATTATACAACTATACAGACAAGGCGTTGCTGGAGTTACTATGGGAAGGCATTAGTGGAAAAAGCATGGAAGATATTGTTTCGTTAAAGAGAAGTATGATAAGTGAAGACAAACAATATATTTGTTTTGAAGACGGACGAAAAGTAAAGTTATCTGCAAAATTGTATAATTATTTAGACAAGGCATTTGCAGAAAAAGAATATATGTGCTATGGGGTAACTGTTAGAGTTAAACAACTAATTGGAGATGATTGTTTATACAAGGAAATGGATAATGCGTATACAGTAGACTCTGATGATAAGTTTTTCCGTTGGGTATATAGAAGAATTCAGACATATAGGAAGCACGTAGGATTGCCATTGCTTACTATGAAGACAATTGCGGCGTCAGGGCTTTTATATAAAATTAAACAAGCAATGGAAAAGAATAATCTTGGGCTAAGAGAATTTTTATATACAGAGGAAGGCAAAGCATTGGCACAGCAATATGGATACAAGTTAAATTCATATGTTGATGTTATTGCCAACAAGTTTGCAAGTCTGGTGTAGGCCGTATTATTGCGGTCTATAATTTTCTTTTGTTCAACAATACAAAATTATAATTAAAAAGTAGTTGCCGAACATATGTTTTTATTGTATAATTTTTGTATAAGAGAGAAGCAAAGGTAAATTATTTTACATTACAAAAGGGGAGACATAATTTTATGGAAAAGAAAATTGTAAATGACTTACATAATCTAAATGGTAAGAATGGGGAAATAACAATACATCATGATTGGTATGGAAATCAAAAAATTAGGGGAATTTTCCATATTATTGATGATGGAGAAAGGATTGGTGTTAAATTGAAAGATAATGAAATCTTTTTATGGAACAATGAAATTACAAACATTGAGGTAAGTGGAAATTACGCAATGATCAAAGGGGAGTCCATGCAAATTAAAATCGAAATATAAAATTTTTCGCTCTCTGATAAAAAGCTTGACAAGACACAATTATTATAGTATAATGCAATCGTAATGAGATGTAATACAAAATTATAGTCTTTTCAATTGTTAAGAAAGGGGGATGAATAATGAATGAAATCAGAGAGCGTCAATGTTCAATGCCAGAAATGTGGAACAATTTTTCAGGTTGATGAACGAAATAATTATATTGAGTATTTATATATACAAGCGAAATGTCCATGCTGTGAGCACGAAAATGATATGTTGAATATAGGGAAAGACATTTTAGATAAATACACATATTATAATGTGGTCATGGATGAAAGATATTATAGGTATTAATTTTTATTTTATTAAACAATACAAAATTATAGGAAAAGGAGACTAATAAGACATGGCAAACAAACTTTTTGAACTTCCACAAACCAAGGGAACCTTTCAGGTTAGAGGAATTGTAAGCGGAGTAGAGAAGGATAACTTCTATACAGAAAAGAAGACCAAGACAGGCAAGGATTTCCGTATGGTTAACTTTGGCGTAGAATATGAAGACAAGAAGACAATTTATCCTTCGCTTAATGGTATGCCGCGCGATAAGGTATATTTTAGTAAGAAGGATGAAGATGGCAAGACTGACGTTAAGGCCGTTGCTTGGGAGGATAGAATTAAGAATGCACCAGAGGGATATCGTATGATTGGTGTACTGACTGGGCTTAAGAAAGTTCCGGGCGATAATGGAAAGCTCAAGAATGACAATCATTATAGAACAGAATATGATGCATGTGAATATATTAATGAGAATCTTAATGATGGTGATTCCGTTTTTGTTAAAGGGAATCTAGAATTTGGCAGTTATACTAACAAAGATGGAGAAGTCTCTCGTACCACAAAGTTTGTTCCAACACAGGTTTCTCTATGTCAGAAAGATATTGACTTTGATGCGGAGGACTATGCTCCCGCTCATGATTTTACGCAGACGATTGTTTTTGTTGGTATTGATCAGGAAAGAGAAAACGACAAACCAACCGGTCGATTCGTAGTTGATGCAAAGATCGTGAATTATAACTCTATTGAGTCTGCTGAATTTATTATTGAAGATGCAAAGCTCGCAAAGCAGATGCGTAGTGGGCTAAAGCCTTATAATTCCATTCAGGTTCATGGACACATCAATGTTGTTAATAATGTTGAAGACGTGAATGATGAGGAAGATGATGATTGCTGGGGCGAATCTAATGATATGGACAATAAGAGAGTTTTTGCACCGACTCATCGAGAACTTATTATTACAGGCGCAAAGCCATCAACTATTGACAAAGACACATATACTGAAAAGGCAATTGATGAGGCAATTAAGAAGGTAAATGCATCAAAGAAAGCAGAACAGGATTTCACAGGGAAGACAGAGTCAACATCTAACGTAGATGATGATTGGGGCGACGATGCATCTGATGATGAAGATGAGCCATGGTAAGCAAATGCGTTTAGAGGAGATTAATTTCTCCTCTATACAATATAAAATTATATATAAAGGAGATTGATATAAATGGCAAGAGCAAGAAGAGCAGCAACAGTACAAAAGAAATTACATATGATTTGTTATGGACAACCTTTTACTGGAAAGAGCACATTTGCATCACAGTTGGCATATATGCACAATGAAGATGGAAATCCTATGAAAGTTCTATATATCGACGCCGAGAGTGGTTCAATTGATAATTATCTAGACACCATGGAAGCTAATGGTGTAGATCTTGGCAATATTTTTATTGTCTATACACAGAGCCTTGGAGAAGTTCTAGATTATATTGATAAGGTAAAAAATAACGAAGACTTTTATGAGCTTGACGAAGATGGCATGGAAACTGATGAGATTGTAACAGACGCACAAGGCAATCCATTTAGGGCTGATGCAATTGTAGTTGATGGCGTCAGTGTTCTTTATACTGCAGCGCAACAGGGGCTACTTGAGTTTTCTAAGAAACGTGCAAGAGTTAAGGCAAACAATAAAGATCTTGTTGGTGACGAGAAGCTAGTAGCTATTGAGGGCGCATCACTAGAAATTAAAGATTGGGGATCTCTCAAGTATAAGGGAGCTAACCTTTGTCTATCCCTTCTAGGTACTGGCGTACATAGCATTATTACCTGTCGAGAAGAAGACGAAAAGATTTCTATTAAGGATTCTGATGGCAAGATTTCAAGTGTTGCAACTGGTAAGAAGATTCCTGCAGGATTTAAGACAGATCTAAATTACAACATGCACACTGTCATTCGTTTTTATAAGGATGAGAATGGTGAAATTTGTGCGGATGTTGAGAAGGATAGAACTGGCGTACATCCCGATGAAACTCTAATTGATCCTCAGCTTCTTGATTGGCAAGTTGTTATTGATAAGTCAAAGGGTAAACAGAAGTTTGTTCTCCATAATAGTCTAGACACAGCAGTAGAAACTGAGCAAGAAATTTATAGTGCAGAAGTTATGAGCAATGCAACTAAATCTTTTAGTAAGTCAGAAATGGAAAAGATTAAGCAGAAAACTGATGCAAAAGATGCTTCTAATGATGTAACTGAACTTCAAGCTAAGATTAAGGCTATTATTGGTAAGCTAGATCCAGTAGCTAAGAGCGACATGAAAGCCGCTTTAAAAAAGAAAGGACTTCCTGTAGTAATTAGTAAGGTTACAGACATTGCTATTCTAAATCAGATTCTTGAAGTAGTTTCACAGTAAGGAGACATAACAAATGAGCGCCACTTTAATTAGAAAATGCGCGTTCTGTGGGGAAGATATTGTTTTGACAAAGAATGATATGCATATGGTTTCTTACAAACAGAAAAGCTATCATACTGAATGTTTTAAAACAATGTGTAATGGGCGAGTACTAAAAAACAACAGGTACTCGTCCATTTATTCGGACGCCTTGCAGAATTTAGATCAACTAGAATCAGAAGCAAAAAAGAAATTAATGCATCGTTTTGTGCAAGACGAATTTAATGAGTATTTAATTGTACATTATGATGTTGGGGCATTAAGTCGTCGTTTTTGGTCAATTATTGCAGATATTCAATCTGGAAAATATAATGGAAGACGGTGCAAGCCAATTGAATTAAAAACATTGTTTGATATGTGGAAGGACTATCAGAAAGAACTAGACAAAACGAATGCATGGAACAAGCATCATGGCAAGGTGATTGACGGAGAGGTAAGAGTTAACTATGATCTTGCTATTTTAATGAGCAATTATGTAAAATATTCAAAAGCCAAGGAAAAAGCAAAGAAAGAAGCAGAAGAGAAAGAGAAACAAAATCGCGTTAAAAAGAGTGTAAACATTGATTATAGCAAAATTAAAGCAGTTGAACAGAATGATGGATTAGGGGATATTAGCGATCTTTTGGAAGACTTAATTTGATAGGAAGTGAAAATATGGAACTTGAATTAACTAATAGCCAGTCCGAAATGCTGGTAGTTGGATCATTTTATAAAGAGCCAACATTATATCTAACATATGGAACCTCAATTGTCCCAAAATATGATTTTTCGGACAAGGCATGTGAGTTTTTTTATCAGTTATTTTCTGATTATTATGTTTCATATTCTGAAGATTTTACCGAATTGAAAATTAATACGTTTTGTAGCATGTCTAAAGAGCGTTTTAAACAATATAGACAGTATGGTGGATATAAGACAATTAAAGAATTAATGGCAATGAGCGACCCTCATGATATTAAGAATTATCTTTCAATATTTAAAAAGTTTTCATTGCTAAGGGCTTTTAATGAGACTGGATATGATGTATCAAAAATTTTGGCAATTAAGAATTTCAATGCATTAACGCCAGATGATATTTGTAGAATTGTTCGTGGCCGAATTGATAAGGTAGCTAATAAAGTACAAGCAATTGATGAACCTGTTGTTCTTACAGAAAACGCAGTTTCATGCATTGATCAATTCCTATGCATGCCATCTATGGGCGTTGCTGGGCCATGGCCATATCTTCAGAAGTATTATAGAGGATTGCTTCCCGGAAACGTTTTGATGACAGGAGCTTTGAGCAATAGCGGTAAGGGTAGAAATCTCGTTTATCTTATCGCATATCTAGTCCTTGTTCAAAAGCAAAAAATTCTATTGCTTGCAAACGAAATGTCGGCAGAGAGCATTAAATTGAATTTCTTAGTTACATGCATTAATTCTCCAGAGATTCAAGAGCTACATGGAATTAAAGATATTTATAAACCAGAAAGAGAAATTGCACTCGGATCATATAAAGACGATAACGGAAAGTACATCTATAGACAGATGGATGATAATGGCGTGTACACAGAAGATGAAGAGTCTTATAAAAAGAGAATTTATGAAACCTCTTCTGAATATCGTAAGGTGCAACGAATTATGCAATGGGTTGAATCTGAAAGTAGTGGCAAATTCTTGTTTAAGAACATCGGCTCTTGCTATGAAGATGAAGTACTTGAAATGGAAATTAAAAAAGCCAATACAATTTACAAATGTGATGGTGTAGCATACGATACACTCAAATGTTCTGGACTTGAGGACTTTGCCAAGTTAGCTGCAACTGCTACAAAAATTACAGAGTGGATCCATGAAACAAAAATGTATTGTATTTGCACCTTCCAGCTTACAGATTCTGCGCATGATATCCCTATTGAAAACTTAAATTCTCAGGAGATCGCAAGTTCAAAAAGAATGATGCATGTTACTGACCAAATGCAAATGTGGAAGCATTTATCAGCAGATGATAAGCAAAACTATGTGTATGTCTGTGAAGATGATACTTGGGGAGAGCCAATAGAACATGATTTAAGATATGATAAAAATTATGTTGGATTAAGAATTGTAAAAAACAGAGTTGGTTCTAAGAATGATTTGATCTGCTTTGAAGTAGATATGGACGGAAATGTTTGGAAAGAAATTGGTGTGCTTAAGAAGAAAATGTAAAGCCAACAAGGGTGAGATTCTTGGACGTAGTCCTAAGATTGATAGTATTAATTAAATAATATTTAGCAATGCATTGATTTAATTGTACATAAACTCCCACCTATATAGTGGGAGTTATTTTTTTATATAAAAGTCGCCAAATTATTAACTGTAGTTTGTACAACTTGCTATATTGACAAACCGTAGAAATGCGATATACTGGCTATAGTACAAAATTATAGTACATTAAGGCAACAAATTTATAAAGGAGCAATTAACAAATGTCAAATGAATATAAGGATTGGCTCAACGATCAAAAAGAGCAAAATAAAGTAATTTTTAATCTGCTTCGAAGTGGAAAACATCCATTTGTTAGTTTGGAAGAACTAGAATTTTTTATCCATTGTATTAACGATTTTGGTATTAATGGGTTGATTATTCAGCAAAGTCATGTTAATAATGGATTTTATCTTGGTGTTGATAACGCAACTATTAATAAGTGGATGGAAAAAGATTCGATGAATATTAGAGATTGCCACAAATGTGTCTACGAAGTCGGATGCAATGGCAATCCAGTAGGATGCACATCTTATAAGAGAGATGCGCCAGATGGAGGATGTTATTAAAATGAGTTTTGATAATCGGGTTGTGATTGTAAGTAATTATGCAACTGAAGCACTTAATAATGAACTGAGCTATTGGGGTGATCGTGGATTTAAGCTAGTCTCTACTGAAATGGCAGCGAATACATATGGCGTTACAGTTATGTATCTATTTTTTACAAAAGAGGTGTAAAATCAATGGATAAATGCGGGACATGCAAGCATTATATTGGTTGTGGAGATTGGAATTTATGCTGTGACATTCCACATCCGACTCCTAAAGAAAAAGAAATGGGGATGACTTTTATATTTGGGCATTTGTGTTATGAGGACACAAGTGCTTGTGACATGTATGAGCCGAAAGGAGCAAACTATGTTAATGAAAATTGCACATCATAATGATGGAAAGGAAAAGTTTCAGTCACATACTTGTTGTTTATTTAATGATTCTGATAGATACCATAATTTTGACTTAACAAATATTTATGGATATGGCGAAACAAAAGAAGAAGCTATAGAAAACCTAAAGAAAGAACTTGCATATTATTTTGACGAGATTCATGTGCTAGAAGAGATGCTTTATGAAACAGATGTGCTCGATAATGATGTTGTTGAAGTTGATTGTTTAGGGAGAAAGATTTGAGGAGGACTAAATAAATGAGGCCAATTGATGCGGATGTGGTAAATCAAGTAATCATATTTGATAAAGATAATGAAAATATGAATGTTGCTGCCGTTAGAGAATACTGCTTCAAGCAGAAAGCGTTTCTTGATAAGTTTCCTACAATAGAGACTGTTCCTATCGCTGAACTTAAAGCGCTACGTTATTACCTTTATGCAAATGATTTAATTTTTATGAATGGATTAAGGAAATTAAACGAACTAATAGAAAAATATGAGACAAAGGAGAATAAAAAAAATGATGATATGTGGTGAAGATAGAATTTGTGCTCTCTGTGATGACAGTTGTCCTTCATATATTGAAGTAGTACCAGTAAAAGAACTTGAAAAAACTAAAGAAGCAATAAGCAACCTTATTTATAAAGCATTCGATGATATTTATTGTGATAACTGTCGATATGATGATACGGATAATTTTTATTATCATTGCGAAGATTGTCATAGAAAGGCAATGAATTGGAGTGTGGCGCGTTCGGCATGCGATGATTTAGCAGAGAGGATTATGAGTCTTAATAACTAAAGCTTGATAAATATAAGGCTTACGATCATGCGGTTTTGACTGGGTAGACAATTGATACTCATAAAGTAGATGATTTTAAAATCTGTGAATTATATTCGGAGGATTTATGGTAATGACTAGAAAAGAAATGGAATCTATGAATCTCACATGGTGGCAAAAAGAAGATTTGCTTGACCTCCTTAGGAAGTATCCTGAAATAGAATTAGCAACTCGTGAACAGTTAGAAAAATTTAAACAGGAGAAATATTGGGAAGCTCAAGGATTAATTGAAGAAGCTGAGAGAATTGAGGCAGAAGGTGATGTAATTCAATTGTATATTCAATATTTTGTGGAGGAATGAGAATGGTAGAAGGGATAACTATATTAAATAAAACGGCTATTACTGGTTTGCCCACGTGGGTATCAGTATTGGCATTCATAATATTTGTTACTGGATTAATTGTATTTGCTGTGTCTATGATCCTTGATGGGCCGGTTTGGATAACTACATCTTCTCTTATTATTAGTTTATCTATTATGGTTACTTGTGGAATTTTAAAATGTATTATTAAAACTGGTGAATATCGGTATGAGTGTATTATTAATGATTCTGTGCCTTATAACGAAGTAGCTGAGAATTATAAAATTATAGAGCAACGTGGTGACATTTGGGTATTGGAGGATAAATAATAACTAAGGATTTTAAGTGAATAAAATGAAATATTTGATTGATGAACAGACAGGTTGTAAAATGTGTGAGCCAAATTGTGTAGATGAATGGTTACAATTTATATGGGACATTGGTTGCGATTATGATGGGTATCATGATGCGAATAACCTAAAGCCGCTTATTGATGAATTGGTCGATGCATCTATTCAAGCGAGAGAATGCTTGCATAAAGGAGAATTGTTTGCGAAAGAAATGATGACTGAGCATATTAATAAAGAAAAATGCACCAAATGTACATATCATGATGCTTTTTGGGATGGTTCAGGATGTAACTTGCTAAATCATATGGAGTCTTGTAAGTTTGAACACAAGGATCATTCAGATGGATCATTACTATTTGCAAGTTTGGAGGAGATTATAGATGCGGCTGATTGATGCTGACGAGACTCTAAGTAGTTTATCGAATGATCTGCCATACAAAGGCAGTGTCAGGCGAGTGTTGATGCAAGCGCCAACTGTAGATGGAGTGCATGCACATTGGATTCATCACCCGGACAATCTATTTCCGACAGAAAGTACAATGGAATGTTCACATTGTCATGAAGAGGAAACTGTTTTTATCTCGAATGATAATTATTGTCCAAATTGTGGAGCCAAGATGGATAAATTTGATACTTGACAAACAGAAATTATTGTGATATAATCCAAGCATAGTTGAAAGAAGTCAATATGTGATTCAAAAAAACGAAAAAAGCTATTGACAAACAGAAAAACATATGGTATAATTCAAGCATAAGTCAAAAGACAATACAAAATTATTTAAAAAAGAAAGGACAAAAGAAAAAATGGCTATTCAGTATTATAGCAACCCAAACACGAAGGAAACGTTCGCTGTTCTAAGAGGAACTGAGCTTGATGCAATTAATAAGATTGACAAGTTTCTCAATGAGTTTGACTGTTATATGATTCGTGAGAAGTACATGATGCCTAAGCAGTTTAAGGTTAAGGTCAAGCTTGCGAAAGGCGATGTGTACGACGAGGAGAAGGGCAAGATGCTTGCAAAGGAAAAGCTTATGAAGAAGTATTATAGTGCTTTTGATAAGCGCATTGATATGTTTAGAGCAGATCTGATTGCACTAAATAGTCGTGTATTTGAAACTCCAGTAGAAATTCTTGAAAATACCCATTGACAATATGAAATTATTGTGGTATAATCCAGAATGTAGTCAAGAGAGAGCCAACTTGATTGATTGAGCCGCTTGAATACATAAAAAGAAAAAACCACAAGATGCACTTGACATATGACAAGTAATGTGGTAATATGTAAGCACGCTAGACAGTACAAAATTATAGTTAATAATTAAAAATCACTAAAAGGAGATTATGAATTATGGCAACGAAGGAACAGATGACGGTACATCGTGCGCTTGCAGAACTTAAGGTTATTGATTCACGCATCAATAATGCAATTTGTTCTGGTACGTTTGTGATTGCGAATAAGCATTCTAATGAGAAGATCCATGGAGTGACTATTAATGAGTTCAAGAACAGCATGAAGTCAGATTTCCAGAAGGTGTCTGATCTGATTGCAAGACGTAATGCAATCAAGAATGCGGTTGTTGCATCTAATGCAGTAACGAAGGTTAAGGTTGGTGACAACGAATACACAGTTGCTACTGCAATTGAGATGAAGAACCATGGGATGGAGTTTAAGAACACATTCAAGAAGTGTCTTGAAGCTCAGTATGCTGTAGCAAAGAATGAGCTTGATAAGAACAGCGGTGATCCTCTTGAGAAGAGAGCAGAGAATTATGTTCTTAGTGTCATTCAGGCACAGCCGAAGGATTCTAAGATGGCTGTTGATTCGGAAGCGATGAAGAATCTTCGTGCTCAGTACATCAAGGATAACACTTATGACATCATTGATCCTATTGGTGTCAAGGATGCCATTGAGCAGCTTGACAACGAGATTTCTAGTTTCATTACTGAAGTTGATGCGGCACTTTCGGTTAGTAACGCACTGACTGTGCTTGATATCGAGTATTAAGCAGCTAACTTGCTGCCATTCGAAAACCTAGAACGGACTTGCTTCGATGGTTTTGACCGATACATTGATGTGAAATAATAAAAAAATTGGTCTTCAACAATATTTTTACTAATGCTAATAGTACAGTAAAAAAGATCTAATATATGACTTGACTTAAAATTGATTAAAATTAAGATGTACATATATTTTCTGACTGTAAAGCTTAAAGTTTAAATATCAATGTTCAGAGATCAATGTTCAAAGATTATTTTTTCGTCAAAGTTTAAGTCTTAAAGTTGTAAAGAGGGCTTTTAGATAATTATTAATTAAAATTGTGTGCCCACAAAGTTTTACAAAATCCTTGGGCAATGGTTTGGTTTCAAGTTCAATGGCCATAGGTTATCCACAAGGCTGAATGGTAGCAATACTTGTACGAAAATATGCTAATGTGAAATAGACAGAATTTTGAGTACTAGCAGAGCTGGGCATCTCTGAAAACTGCCCATTGATATGCAGGTGTGCTGGAATTGGAATACAGAACAGACTTAAAATCTGTCGCCCAGATGGGATTGAGGGATCGTGGCCCTTCACCTGCACCACGCGAACAAATGGAATGCGTTAAGTAATGTGTGGCTGGCTGACCTAAGAGTCAAATATGCAAGCGTAATTCAGTTGGATAGAGTGCCTCGCTACGAACGAGGAAGACATGGGTTCAAATCCTATCGTTTGCATTCTTTAATATGCCCGAATGATGGAATTGGTAGACATGCAGCTCTCAAAAAGCTGTGCCGCAAGGCGTGTGAGATCGTAGCTCACTTCGGGCACCACAGGTCTTTGTGGCAACTGTACGACCTATATAAACTACTAAAGTTGCAACATATTGCTGGCGGGAGGTAGGTATCTCAAGCGGCCTCATAAGTCGTTTTAATCTGGTTCAATTCCAGAGCTTCAGCGACCAAATAAATATGGGCAGGTAGCGAATCGGCAAACGCGGCGGACTGTAAATCCGTTCCTTCGGGGTAGTGGGCTCGACACCCACCCTGCCCACCAAATGATGGTGAGTAGCGTACAATGTCAGATTTGAGTGAAGATAGAACCAGTAACTTCTAAGTCTGTTAGGGGTCATACGCGGCCTCGCTCGCTATCATTACCAAGGGATAAGTTGCTTAAACTGTTCGAACGAACCCTACAAATCGGCAGAAACGGTGACAGCTCGGAAAGACGGCAAATTAATATGCTCCGCTAGCTCAATTGGTCAGAGCACCCGACTTCGCTGCATGGTGTAATAGTAACACTGCTTAACCGCGGATTAAGAGATGTAAGGGCAGGACTTACTGCAGCGGCCAATAATCGGGAGGTTCCAAGTTCGATGCTTGGGCGGAGCACCAAATATTATCGTATAGCTTAATGGGAAAGCGCCCTCACTATCAGAGGGAGATACTTGTTCGATTCAAGTTGCGTTAGAAAAATGTGGATGCTATGCACGTCGCGCGCCGCCACCAAACAAAGCATAGCTGGCGCTGTGGAAAGACACAGAGATCTGCAGGAGTCCCATAGTGGTCGATTGGAGCGGTTTTGTAAGCCGCCAGCTTTGCTCACGTCGGTTCGAATCCGACCTCCTGCTCCACATTACTAGCTATCGCTGCTTGTAGTTAGTGAGTTGTTTTAGAAGCAGTAAACCCACAAGTATGGTGGGCGGCACACCAGTAGTCGTTAAGGGCGAGATCAAGCTGAACTGGTACATTATATGCAAGTAAGGAAGAATTGGTCTTCTCTCATTTAACAAAGCTGAGATACAAAAAGATCGCTACTTTGGAAACGTTCGCTTTGGGGAAATGTGTGTTCGAATCGCACTACTTGCTCCAGCGAGGTAACTTCACTTCCATCACGTAGCACAGCGGATAGCAAATAGTGAAAGAGATATGTGCACCTAGGCTCTTGTTTGAATTATTTGGTTATGATAAAGAAGGATTGGAAACCTCGCTTTATGAGAGCGTAACTCAGTTGGTAGAGTTTTATAGCGTGAAGGGATATGCTATTGAATACCCTTAGTCGCCAGTTCGAGTCTGGCCGCTCTCATTAACATATAGATTAGGAGAAATAGTTATGGCAATTAAAATAATTAGCAAAGGAAAAAATTTCGATAATCCTATATTTACCCAGCGATGTCCTAAATGCGATTGCGTATTTACCTATCAGAATGAAGATGCTCACAGGGAGCCTACTGGCAGGTATTACAAAGATTTTGAAGATTATTTTATTAAAATGGACGATTGCGACAGACAAGAAATTGCAGTATCTGTTGAATGTCCTTGGTGTCATAAAAAGATTCATATAAAGGATGAATATAAAAAGATATGAAAGATTACAGTGTAATTGCTCAATTTTAATGGAGTATTATGAATTGGCATGCAATAAAATTTATGGATGAATGTTATCGTCCGACAAGTTAATGGGTTCTTGTCGAAGATAAAAACCCTTATTTGATATAACTAGTATGGGTCTGTAATTCAATAGTAGAATATACGCCTTTTAAGCGTACTACGGACGGAGCGTAACCGCCCAGACCCACCATTTATTCTCTGTAATTTAGTCCACTTGACTCCGGTACAATCTTCTGCTCTGTTACCTGTTTATGCAGGTTAGATGAATAAAGGCAGAGCTATTTATGGCTGGTGGGAGGTTGGCATCTCAACTTGGCTCATAATCAAGCTCAATTCAGTTCGATTCTGAAGCTCAGCAACCAAATAGCGGATTAGTGTAATAGTAGCACGACAGACTTTGGATCTGTAGGTAGGGGGGTAGAACCTCTATCCGCTGCCATATAAAACAATAAACTAGGAGGAACAAACAATGAATACAAGAACCAAACTACATTACGAGAACCGCATTGCAAAGCTTAAGGCCAAGGGCGAAGTGATGAATGACAAGCTTATCAAGAAGGCACAGCGGCAGATGAACAAGCTGTAACAAAAGTCAATCCCAATTTAAATAGGAACAAAGAGCGCCGTTGGTAGGCATACGGCATATAAACCGCCTACTTGCAACAATTGGTGACGGCCTCACCTAAAACAGCCGGTCGCTACTGCTCAATTGCGGCTCCTATAAATATGCGGGTATAATGTAGTGGTAACATATGACCCCTCCAAGGTCAGATGGCGAGTTCAAATCTCGTTGCCCGCTCCAAAAGACGCCGATTGGGAAGCCTGCTTTATTGTTAAGTGGAAGGATGATAAAAACCTTCCCGCTAACTTGCACACCCAATGCAAGGAATGTGCTTGAGTCTTGGTGCATTGAAAGTCGGATATGGTGCACAATTACAAACTGGCGTTGACTGCATTGCAGCAGCGACCACGAGATGTGGGAGCCTAGCAAAAACTAGGCTCCTTTTTTGTACATATTGTATACTTGACAAATGGCAAGGATGTGATATTATATACTCGTAAAACGACAGTACAAAATTATAGGAGAGAGAAAATAACGTGGACAGAATTAAGAAACTATTGATTATTCTAACATTAGTTACTCTAATCTTGCTATCAATACCCGTCAATAAAGAGAGTAACGATGCTATTCCAGCAGCTCCTGAAGCAACGGAACTTGTTGATGAAGAGACGCTAGAAGAAATATTTATTATGGAACCAGAAGATGAGATTGTTACGACAGAGGAAGAGCAATCCGCCGTAGTTGATGAGGTTGTTGAAGAACAGCCAGAACTGCTTTCTGCTCCGCAACCGCAATATTCAGATAACGATTTAATGCTTCTGGCAAAAGTGATTTACGCCGAGGCAGGTAGTGAGTTCCTTTCTGATGAGTGGAAGATGTGTGTTGGTGAAGTTGTGTTGAACCGTGTAGCTTCACCAGAATTCCCGAATACAATTTACGATGTTGTTTATCAGCAAGGACAGTATCAAGGAGCTAGAAGTGGCTACATTGCAAGGTTAACGCCGAGTGAACGATGCATTAATATTGCGAGACGACTGCTAGACGGAGAAAGGCTTATGGAACCCTCTGTTGTGTTTCAGGCTAATTTTAAACAAGGCAGCGGAGTCTGCAAGGCTTTATATGATAGCCATCTTGGATGGACATATTTTTGCTATTCTAGTAATATGAGTTTGTATTAAGGGGAAGGTTAAATGAGATACATAAAAATGAGTGTATTAGCTGATAAGCTGAATGCACGTGGCGGAGAACAAATTAGCAAAAATCTAGTTAATTACTGGTTTAGCACACTAGGTTACGATGTTAATCTAGAGCAAGCGGAAGATAACAAAAATACAAATAACAACAAAGGAGAAGAAAAACAATGAACAACAATGACATGTCAACAGCTCTACGCAATCAGATTGAGACTATTCGCCGCAAGAGATGGTGCTCCGAAAATGAATGTAGAAAATGCAAGAATTCCTTTTGGTGCAATATGTGTCGGCTACTAGCTTCTGCGGCAAACCATATTGATGATATGAATGAGCAGCTTCGTGCACAGGAGCAAATGGCAAAGGATACTTGTGATCTACTTACACGTCAGCTATTGGAAGCAACAAATACGGCAGATGCCATGCGAGAAGACGTTGTTGATCTGGCTAATGATCTTCAGCTCGGACACGTTTGCGAGACTTGTATCCGGAGAGAAAATTGTCTCAAGAACAAGACGGGTTGGATGTCAAACAAGCAGTGTGTTGATTGGGAATATAAGAAGTTTGTTATTGATTCGAGGAACAACTAATGGATGATCCAAAACCTTGTCCTTTTTGTGGCGATGCTCCTGTAATGCATAAGACAGGATATGGCGCTGTTTATATTAAATGTGTACAATGCGGAGTGACCACTATGTTTTATCCAGACGTAGAAACTGCTATTAAAAAATGGAATAATAGAATCAATTATTGACAATACGAAATTATAGTGTTACAATTATTCATGGTAGAAACATAAAAAAGGAGTTGTAACACTATGAAAATGAAAAAATACGTAATTATATACAAAGACAAGGGCAAACACAAATGGGCTGAGTCAGACAGCCTAGAAATCCTACAGAGTATTTTTAGTAAATGTAGTTGGATTAAAGAATACAAAATTATTGACACATCAAATTTTAAGGAGGCAATGGATGAAAGATGGATTACAACAATCTAGATAAGCAGTCCTATGAAAAGGGCTATAAAGATGGTAAGCAAGATGCAGCATACGAGATTATTACTCAAATGAGATATATTAATTATAATATGATTGGATCACTTGGATATGAAAATGTAGAGGATTATCCTGATTATTTGATGGCGTTTCTTGACGGCATTGCAAAGAAATATAATGTAGAAGAAGACGAGGTGCATTAATTATGATTTACCTAGATAACGCTGCTACATCTCCAATTTGTGAAGCCGCAAAGAATATTATCCTTGACAATCTTGACGAATATTACAATCCAAACAGTTCATATGAGGATGCTCGTGAAGTAAAGATTAATGTCGAGGAAGCACGTGAAAAGATTGCAGACCTAATTGGAGCACAGCCGAATGAAATCTATTTTACTTCTGGCGGCTCTGAATCAGACACGTGGGTAACATCAAATGGAATTGTACTTGCTTCTAATATTGAACATCATGCTATGTGCCCACATTATAAATTTAATGTAGACTATCAGGGACTTGTTGACTGTGAAAAGTTTGAAAAGCGTGTGCACGAGCTACTGAATGATGCCTTTTGTGTTTATCCAACTATTGCTTCGTGCATGCTAGTAAACAATGAGCTTGGAGCTATTGAACCTATTCAAAAGCTCGCTGAAATTGCGCATGATAATATGCTGCGATTCCACACAGATGCGGTTCAGGCGATTCCTCACATGAGAATCAATGTAAAAGAGCTTGGAGTTGATATGCTATCATGCTCTGCTCATAAGTTTGGTGGAGTTAAAGGCTGTGGTTTCCTGTATGTCAAAAATGATGTTTATATGCGTCCACTAATTAATGGTGGTAGTCAAGAGCAAGGCGCTCGTGGAGGTACAACTAATGTTCTTGGTGTTCTAGCAATGGCCGCTGCACTTGAAGATACAGTTAAAAACATGGATAAAAACAATGCAAAAATTAAGCATTTATCCGATAAAATGAAGAGCAACATGCTAAATGTAAAAGGTGTCATTATGAATGGCCCAACTGATAAAAAGAAGCATCTAGACGGCATTTTGAACTTCAGAATTGAAGGTGTGCGTGGCGCAGATGTTGTAGCTATGGCTGATGAATTTGGAATTGCTATTAGTGCTGGATCTGCTTGCAACGAAGGAAATGCTGAACCTAGTCATGTGCTAAAAGCGATTGGGCTAACTGACGAGGAAGCGCTAAGTAGCATCCGTATATCAATTGGAAGAAATAATACTGAAGCAGAAATTGATTATGTATGTGAAATGCTTCCGAAGATTATTGAGAGATTGAGATTATTTAATATATAAAACTACAGAAAGGATTTAATAAAATGATTATTAATGACAAGAGAGCTCTTGCTTATATAGTAGCTATTGACGAAATTAAGCCAATTGAAGGCTATGATAGAGTTGAGTATGCAAGAACTAATGGTTGGTGGGTTGTTATTGGCAAAGCCGATAATCTACAGGTCGGAGATAAGTGCATATACTTTGAGGTTGATAGCAAGGTTAATGCAGCAGATGAAAGATTTGCATTTCTTGAAAAACGTAATTATAAAATTAAAACGCAGCGTATGTGTAAGGTAATCTCTCAGGGGCTACTTATGCCACTAAGTATTTTTCCAGAGCTTGGAGATGCAGATGTTAATACTGATGTAACAGACAAGCTTAAAGTTACTTATGCAGTTGAGGAAGACAATGCTCGTAAGGGCAATGGAGATCCTAATGCAAAGTATAAGTCTATGGCTGCTCGTCACCAGAAGATTTTTAAGCAGAAGTGGGCACGTTGGATGATGCGCCGTTCTTGGGGGCGTAAGGTTATGTTTTTCTTCTTCGGCAAGAAGAAGGATAATCCTCGTGGTTTCCCGTCATTTGTTTCAAAGACAGATGAAGAACGTGTAGAAAATCAGCCTTGGCGTATTGGTGATGGCAAGACTTATATTGCCACAGAAAAGCTAGATGGCACTTCTTGTACTTATGCACTTGAACGAAAAGGACGCAATAAGTTTGAATTTTATGTTTGTTCTCACAATGTAAGACAGCAGGACGAGAAGCAAGAGTGTTACCATGACCACAACATCTATTGGGATTTGGCGTTCAAGTACAATATCGAACAGCATTTGAAGGATGTCCTGAATCAATTTCCTAAGCTTAAATGGGTATGTATTCAAGGTGAGGGAGTAGGTTTTGTTCAGGGAAATCCTCTAAAGCTCAAGGAAGATGATTTATATGTTTTCAACTTTAAAGATTCTGAAAGGGGAAGATATAATTCTATTATTGGTAGAGCTATTATTGAAAAGATGGGCATGAAATGGGTTCCCATTCTTGGAAAAGTTCAAATGCCAGACACTATGGAGGAACTTAAGGCGCTTGCAATTGGCAAGTCCAAGGTGAATCCAGATGTAATGCGTGAAGGTATTGTGTACCGTTCTTTGGATGGTAGTGATAGTTTCAAAAATGTCAGCCGCGAGTATTTGCTAAAACATAATAATTAAAGGAGAATTAGATGAAGGATTGTATTGAATTAATTATTGGAATTATCATCTTGTGCATTATTAAACCTATCATTATCTTCGGTGCTGGTTGGTTTGGCGGCTGGATTCTAATGAATATTGTTGGTGGCGCAGTTGCAACTGGACTGAATACTTTGTTTGAAACTACTAGATTTACGCCAGACATAATTCCTATTGTGTGTGGTACATTAGCGGTTATTGGAAACTTTTTTAAGACGACTGTAAGTAAAGAGTGAGAATAAAATGAACTATCATTCAGATAATTGGATAATGGACGGTGTTCGAGAGCATTATAACGAAGCTCTCGAATACTTTCCAGAGGATAGAATTGTTGGAATCTTCTATCAAGGTAGTGGTAATTATGGACTTGATTATGAAGAGTCAGATGTTGATACTAAACTTATTGTAGCGCCGACATTTAAGGATATTGCAATGAACAAAAATCCCGTTAGTACAACTCATATTCGAACCAATGATGAGCATACAGATTGGAAGGATATTAGACTTTATATCCAGACATTTAGGAAGCAAAATTTGAACTTCTTAGAAATCTTGTTCACTCCTTACAAAATCATCAATCACATGTATGAAAATCAATGGAATAGACTTATTGACGCCAGAGAAGATATTGCACATTATTCTCCAGTTCAAGCCATTAAGTCCATGCGAGGTATTGCTAAAGAAAAGTATTTTGCAATGGAGCATCATTATCCATCTCGTATGAAATGGATTAATAAGTTTGGATATGATCCGAAACAACTACATCATCTATTGCGAGTAGAGGAGTATATTGCAAGATATATCAATCATGTGCCATATGAAAAATGTTTGATTCCTGAAAGTCCAGAATATTTAGTAGAGGTCAAGAAAGGCTTATATAATCTAGAAGACGCACGAGCACACGCTAATGACGCGATCGACCATATTGATTTACTATGTAATGATTTCTTAAAAAATGAATACACAGTGGATGCAAAAATTGATGAGCTGTTAAATAGCGTACAGTACGAGATTATGAAGATTGCAATTAAGAAAGAGATCGGTGATGAAAATGAATAGACCAACTTTGATATTACTTGTCGGGCCACCCGGCGCAGGAAAGACTACATATGCTGAAAAATATATCTCACAGCATGATAATACAGTTTATTTAAGCTCAGATGAAATCCGCAAAGAAATGTGGGGAAATGAAGCTATTCAGGGCGATAACAGTGAAATATTTAGTAGAATGCAGGCTAGGGCAGTTGATGGTTTGAATTTCGGCTATGATGTCATTTATGACGCAACAAATATGACACGCAAGGATAGAGCAGGAATCATTTCAGTTTGTCCAAAGGTTGCTAAGATCGAATGTCATATTATCTGGGCCACAATTGAAACTTGTATTGAAAGAGATACTGCAAGAAAGCGTACAGTTGGTAAAGAAGTTATTGACAGAATGCTAAAGCGTTTTCACGCTCCTTATTATGATGAGGGGATTGACGAGATTAAGGTGATTGTGCCAAACAATTTTAATCATCAAAAATACATAGACGCTTCTATGAATGCAATGAAGATCTCACATGACAATCCACATCATACTTTAGACATTTACAATCATTGTGAGTCGGCATATAAGTATACTGTAAGTAACGATATGTGTGATAATACTATTGCACTTGCAGCATCCTTTCACGATATTGGTAAACCATATGTCAAAACATTCATTGATGCAAAAGGTGAACCGAGTGATACTGCACACTACTATGGTCATCAATGCGTTGGAGCATGGATGGTATATGGTCTTGTTGTAGATAACATTAGAGTAGATATTGCTTGGCTTGTAAGCACTCATATGGCACCATTTCTTAATGAAAAGTATTATAGGAATTTGCCATCATATTTAAAAACGTCTATAGATTTGCTTCATGAGGCAGACGTAGCGGCGCATTGATAAAATATTCAATTAACCTCTTGACAATACAAAATTATTGACATATAATGTCCACATAGAAAGGAGAGTGAATACTTGTGGATGTACAATCTTTAAAAGAATACATATTAGACAATGAAAAATTGCCAGAGATTCTTCAGGAGATTGGATGCCACAGTATTCATGATCATGGTGGATATATTACATGCGGAAATAAAACTGGAGATAATAAATCAGCAATTGTTATTTATTTAAATGAAAATTTAACTGTTGTAAATTATACTCGTACAATGACTAGCAGTAAAAGAACAACAGACATCTTTGATTTGATTTGTTATAACGAAGACTATTCTTTTCCTGAAGCTCTTAAGTTCTGTTGCAATTTATTTGGGCTAAATTATTATCAAGAGCCAGAAGAAGTTCCAGAATCTCTTCAAATACTTAAAATGTTACAGCAAATGGCGACAGAAGAAGATGACTTTGATGACACTCCGCTAAAACCTATTCCAGAAAAAATTCTATCTTATTATCTCCCCTACGGCAATAAGCAGTTTGAACAAGATGGAATTAGTCTAAGCACTCAAAGGTTATTTGAAGTATCTTTTGATCCAATGACAAACTCAATTGCGATTCCAATTAGAGATGAAATTGGGACATTGGTTGGGATTAAAGCAAGAAGAATGGAATATGACCCGGACAGTGGAATGTCTAAATATTTTTTTCTCGAACCATGTGCAAAGTCAAGAATCTTGTATGGTCTATTTCAAAATATAAAATTAATTCAACATACAGGGACAGTATGGGTTGGTGAAAGTGAAAAATTTGTGCAGCAATTGTACGACATGGGGTATTATGGTGTAAGTACTGGTGGCACAAAGATCTCAAAAATTCAGGTTGAGATGCTAACAAGATTAAATGCCAAGATTGTTTTTTGTTATGATGAAGATGTTGATGAAGAACAATTAAAAAACATTTCGAATATGTTCCTAAATGGGATTCCAGTATATGCAATTATTGATAAAGATCATATTCTTGACAATAAAGAATCTCCTAGCGACAATCCTGAAAAATTTAAACATCTAATTAAAAATAATATATATAGTTTGCGTGAGGATAATGACGAATAAACAGAGAAAATTTTTTAAACATGCAAAAGCCGCTTCTGAAATGAGCAGTTTTCCAAGAGTACATATTGGTGCAATTGTCACATGTGGCAATAAAGTTGTAGGTGTAGGTTTCAATAGCAGAAAGAGTTCACCAATTCAAAAGAAATATAATAAATATAGAAATTTTGATTGTTCTGCCACTAATACAGAGCCTCTGCATTTGACACACGCAGAAGTGGCCGCACTTGGGCAGTTGAAATATATGGATATTGATGTTAGCAAATGTGAAGTATGGACATATAGAGAAAATCTAAATCATGAGCTTTCTCCATCTCGTCCATGCGCTGCATGCATGAATTATCTCAAAGACCTTGGTATTAAAAAAATACATTATACAACTGATGGCGGATACGCCGACGAAGAAATTGTGATTAAGGAGAGTTAAAAGTGTATAAGAGAAATTGTGTTGAAGTTAGTGAGGATCTCTGTAAAAAATGTTTTATTAAGATCGCCAAGCCGAGCAAGAAAGAGATTAAGCATATTGTACTAACAGACTATAATGCGACATGTGACAATTGTGGGCGAAAAGGGCCAATTGTTGATTATATTAATGATGAAGATTATTAATTTGGAGGAAATAAAATAATGACAAACGATCAGAAAGAATTGGTTCAGCCGATTTTAAATACGATTACGAACTCAGATATTAAAGAATTTGCCATGGTGCTACTTGAAGATATGCCAGATTACATATGGCACATTGGTGCTTCAAGTACCGGAAAATATCATCCCGCTTATAGTCTTGGAGAAGGCGGGCTTATGCGTCATCAAATTGCGGTTGTAAGATTCTTAAATTTCTTTTTTGAACTTGAGCAGTACAACAGTAAGCTTACTTCGAGACAGATGGATTTAATGCGTGTAGCTGGATTGTTGCACGATGGTCGCAAAAGTGGTTCTCAGCAAGATTATGAAGCGTCTAAATATACAAGATTTAATCATCCACTACTGATGGCAGATGAAATTAGAAAATATGATGGGAAATACTTAGATCATGAGGAAATTGAATTTATCGCTGATGTAGTCTCTAAACACATGGGGCAGTGGTCAGAGGATAGGAAAAGCAATGTTGTTCTTCCGAAACCTAACGATAGATTCTCTAGGATGCTACATGTTGCCGATTACCTTGCAAGTCGCAAATGCCTTACAATGGATTTTACAGGATATATTGAACCAAAAAGTACAACTATTAACCCAGAAGAATATGTGTTACCCTTCGGGAAATATAGTGGGCAGAAGCTCATAGACATCTATAAAGCACATCCTGATTATTGTGATTGGATGGAAAATAATATTCATAAGCGTGATGTTCTAGCTGTTCTAAAAATGGTAAAGGAGAAATGTAAAAATGAAGATTGAGATCCTTGCTGGTGGCAATATTGAAAAAGCATTTAAAGAACTTAATGTAGATTTTGTTACAACATATTCTGGCGATCAATATAAAGTATGTGAAATTGATAAGAAAGACATGAAGCGCATGGAAGATTATGAAGGAGAATGGCCTGACGATTGGGGCTGGTGGAGCTTTACTAAAGGATCAAACATGGGAACTCCTTATAATTTTGTTAAGATTAATGGCCGTGATATTATTTGTTGGGAGGGCGATGGCCATTGTAACGATGAATACAATACTCTTCTAGACTATATGAGTAAAGTAATTGGGGCGTCACAGCCAAGAAATGTATGTGCTCTGGCGGTTGATCTTGCTCGTGCGAATGGCATGTCTATGTCAGAACTGTTTAAAATCTATCAAAGATAATGTATTTCATAGAAAAACACAATAGTATATCAAAAAAATATGGCTCCTAGGCAACTGGGAGCCTTTTTGTTACTTGACAATACAAAATTATTGTGATATAGTGGTATCACAAAGAAAGGGTGCATGCATTTGAAATATAAATTAACAGGCAATAATGATACTACAAATATTTTAAAAACAGTATTAAATAATAGAGGGATTGAAAATTATAATAAATACCTAGCGTTGTGTGACAATTGCTCCGACGATTGGAATAATTTAAATTCTATAGATGAAGCAGTAAAGTGTTTTAATTATCATTTTTGTAATAAGCATCAAATGGCAATTTTATCTGACACTGATGTTGATGGAATCACAAGTGCAACAATTATGTATCAATATATTAAACTAATGGATGTAGACTATCCAGTATCAATTGTTGTGCATAAGAAGAACAAGTCACACGGTCTAGCATTTTGGGATTTTGATATTCCAGACAATACAAAGTTATTGATTATTCCAGATGCGGGAAGTAATGATGTGGATGAATGTAAAAAGTTAATAAACGATGGTATTGAAGTAATTGTTCTTGATCATCATCAAGTGTCCACAGACAAATTAAATCCTGCTATTGTAGTAAACAACCAAGCATCTAATGAGTATCAAAATAAGGAAGCATGTGGCGCTCATGTTACATATAATTTCCTGCAAGCATTAGACGAGTGTTATTGGAATGATTTTTGTGAAGATCATTTTACTGACCTAGTGGCATTAGCAGATATTTCAGATGTAATGTCAATGAGATCATTTAATACTCGTGCGATGGTTAACTATGGAATAGATCATATTAACAATAAAATGTTTCAAGAGATCCTCAAGGCACAGGATTTTTCTACAAAAGGGATTGTATCTCCATTTACAATTGCATTCTACGTTACTCCTTTGATTAATGCGTTTCTACGTAGTGCTTCATTTGAGGAGCGAGAGTTGCTGGTTAATGCTTTTTGTGAATGTGAAGAAAAAACTTTTGAATATATAAAACGTGGAGAAAATTTTCCTGTTGAAGAAAATATTTATCAACACTGCGTTAGGATTGCAAAATCATATAAATCGAAGCAAGATCGCGCTAAAGACAAAGCATACAAGGCATTCATGGCTTCTAATGATTATTCTAATGATAAAGTTGCTATTGTAGATGCGACAGGTGAATTAAATTCAGCATATACAGGGCTTGTTGCAATGAAGATGTCTGAGATGCTGAATAAACCTGTACTTCTTGTTATAGAAACAGATAATGGATTTGCTGGAAGCGGTAGAGCTTTTGATTATTGCCCCATTGAAGACTTCAGAGAACTTGTCGATGAGTGCCCTGAATCTACTATGTCACAGGGCCATGCACAAGCATTCGGTCTTTGTTTGACTGACATTAATAAGGCACGAGAATGGTTTAATGAAAATCTTAAAGATGTATCTTTTGAAAAAATATATGTAGTAGATTTCATTGTTGATGCAGAAGATGTATCAATTTCGTGGTGCCAAGAACTTGATAAATATAAATCAACTTTTGCACATGGAGTAGATGAACCATTGTGGTTGATTCAAGATTTATATATATCTAATGATAATGCTAAAATTGTCGGAAAGAACGATGATACAATTCAAATTTATGACGAGGATACGAATATCAAATATGTTATGTTCAAATGCGATGAATCAAATGAAGTGTTTGATTGGATGAATAATAATTTTGCAGGAGAAGAGACATATATTAATGTAATTGGCACATTGGGTATTAACGTATATAATGGACAAGTTTCTCCACAAGTATTAATTAAAGAATGTGAGATTAGAAAGGATTAATCGCAATGGGATGGAATAGTACAAAAGATAAACTCCCTCCAGACATGGTAGATGTTCTTGGCTATACAGATGCAGATAAATTCAAAGTCGTATCCATTAAGAATGGAGTTTGGAACACTTATATGAATGTACTTTATTGGATGTGGCAGATATTAAGTCAGAAGAGCCAACAAAAAGACGTGGTAGAAAGAAGGCGACAGATAAAACATGACAAAAGTTGATCAATATAAATGTGATTATTGTGGAGAAGTTTTCAATGATTATGACAAGTGCCTTGCACATGAATATGAGCATCAGAATGATGATGTGTCTAGAGCAAAATATTTAATCAAATATAATCTAAGAAAAGATCTTTGTGACTATTGTGAACATAGCTACTTTGTATATGGGTGCGAGATTGATTGCCAGTTTAAGAAAAACTGCAATTACAAAAACAATTATGAATTATTTGCGCCAGTGAAACCATTCCATGACAAAAGTATTCAAGGTTATTAAGAAAGGATAATTAAATGAGTTATTGGGATTATGAAGAGCCTATGTGGGAACCGTCTGAAGCAGACGAATTATTTGATGAAATAAAATCAAAGCTTATTGATGCAGCTAAAGACTCTTTGAAGAGTGACATGGAATCGCTTAAAAGACGCAATGAGTATCTTGAGAAGCGCAATAAAGAGCTTGAGGACAAATCACTAGAAGTATCAAGAAAAGAAAGTGATCTGGAATATAAATCACGAAATCTTCGTAGAGAAGTAGAAAAAGAATTTTATAAGACTGCTATTGATGATATCTTTAAGGATGCGCTTGAAAAATCTCAGCTTTGGATTGCATATAATAAACCACATGAAAAGCCTAAGTGCGACAAATGCGACGAAAATAGGAAGTGGGTTTTGACTTGGCCTGATGGGACAACCACGAGCAAGAGTTGTACATGTTCACAGCCAGATTATTGGTATGAGCCAGAAGAGACATGGATTGAGGCATTGAGATATAGAGTTAATGACGCGAATTATCCATCGGAAAGATATTATCGTCTCGATAAAAGTTATCAATGCACTGGTGACAGCAGATGGAATGATTATTCTTATAAAGATTTTGGGATCCAGTTTGTATATGACAAGTTCTGTGATGATGTTATTGAAAAGCGAGATCAACTCACATATGGTAAAAATATTGGATTTACATCAAAAGAAGAATGTCAAAAGTATTGTGATTGGTTGAATAAACGGAGTTTGAGAAATAAGCAATAGAAATAAAGATTTGAGGTGTGTATATGAATTGGAGAGAGCAGATTATTCAAAATATTAAAGATTGCGGACAGGCCATTATGGATAACGCCGAGAACATTGTGGATGGTTACAAGTACGCAAGAGGATTTACTATCACTTGCTATGTAGACGACAATGGAGAACCACCGTATGTCAGTGTCAACACTGATTTTTATCCTGAGAAGTTTATTGAAAGGCATATGTAAAAGGAGGATAAAACAATGAATAGTAATGTAATTATTGATAGCCATATTACTCCAATTGACGTAAAGATTTATGTCGAAAATGGCACTCCTTATCTTGATTATACAGGTATATGCTATGCGAGTAACGGTGACAAAATTAAAGTTCATTTCCCAAAAATTGATCTTACACTTACTAATATAACACAAGAAAAAGAATATGAAGAGTGGAAATATCAGTGGTGCTCAAGAAAAATACTTACAAAATTTAATGTTTGCGCGTCAAACGACAAATGGGCTACATTTGAAGTTGTTGAACGAGAAGTGTCAAAGAAACAGCTTGAGAAGGAGCTTGGTTATAAGTTGAATATTAAGGAGTAATTTATGGAAACTTATCCTCTTACAATACGTCCGAGATGCGACACAGAAAATGAATGGATTAAATACAATCCTGTATTAAAATACAAAGAGTTTGTAGTGTCTGTTGATAAAAATGGGGCAAGATATAAAATTGGAGATGGAATATCTAAGTATGATAAACTGCAATTTGTATCACTGGAAATGGCGATAACAAATGGAATTATATACTGCACTGGTGGCCTATATAGCCATGTCAAGATTGAACTAATAAATCCAAGAAAAATTGAGGAGGCAAATAATGATCTCTAAGGAAGCTTTTATTAATACTATGAAGCATCTTGAAAATCTGGACACGAAAATGGCAAGAGTTGATAGTGCTCTAAAAGATCTTTGCGAAGACTTTTGTGGATTTTATATTACAGACATTTTCGATATTGTTATTAATTTGCTCGAAGAAGTGTTCCATGACCAAGAAGAATGGATTGGTTACTTTGTGTTTGAAGAGGATTGGTTGCATGGATTTAAAATTGGAGATGTAATTGTTAACGATGTACCGGTTATTATTGATGATTGGGGAGACGTTTATGATTTCTTGATTGTTAATATGGAGAAAGAAAATGAGTAAAATTTTTTATATTTCGGATTTACATTTAATGCATCAAAACATTATCAGGTTTGATAATCGCCCATTTAAAACAGTTGAAGAGATGGACAAAGCATTAATTGACAACTGGAATTCCGTTGTAAGCAACGCAGATCATGTGTATCATCTTGGAGATTTTTGCTGGGGCAAGAAGGATGATTGGATTAAGTATCTAAAGCTACTAAATGGTAATATTCATATCATAAATGGCAATCATGATTTAAAAGAGTTTAGCTCAGATGTTAGAAAGTATATTGTAGAAGCTGCAGACTACAAAGAAATCACAGATAGCGGACGACATGTAATCCTATGTCATTATCCTATTATGTGCTATAAAGCATCTTATAATCCAAATTGTTATATGCTTCATGGACATACTCACACAACAAGAGAGCAAGCTTTCGTTGAGAAGTGGACTAAGGAGTTAAGAGATAGTAGGCAATTTAATAGCGATAGTTGTGGTAATATTTTTAATGTTGGATGCATGATGCCGTACATGGAATATAGACCAAAAACACTTGATGAAATTATTGAAAGGATCAAGACTGATGGATAATGGTGAAACAATTAATAGATAAGATTGAATTAACAGAAGAGCAAAAACAAATATTATATGGAGCATTATTAGGAGACGGAAGTTTAATATTGCATAAACGTTGTAAAAATGCAATTTTTTCTTATACATCTAAATCTAAACAACATGTAGAATATGTATCAACTCCATTTAAAAAATATTGGAGTGGTGAAGGAATAAAACAATATACCTATTATGATGGAAGAACAAATAAGGAATATAGCAGATATGTTATGAGAACTTATACCAATGAAACTTTTACAGAAGAATATCATAAATGGTATAAAAATGGCATTAAAGAAATACCGAAAGATTTAAAACTAACACCACTGATGTGTAATATATGGTATATAGGTGATGGAGGAATATGTCGTAGTAATAGATCGGAATGTATAAAATTATCCACACAATGTTTTTCAAAAGAAGAGCAAGAAGAAATTTTATTGCCACAATTATCTCAATTTGAAGCAATTTTGATGAATGCAGACAAGAGTAAAAATGGTGAACAACAATATTTTATATATATTCCACATAGAAAAGAAAAAGAGTTCTTAGATTATATTGGAGAATGTCCATTTGATGATTATTTATATAAATGGGAAGTTTTAGAATATAAAAATAGAATGCCTAAAAACCATCAATCAAAAGAAAAAGAATTTTGTAAAATGTATTTATCTGGAATGACATACTACGCAATCGCAAAAAGTTTTGGTATAGAACCAAATGCAGTAAAGCATTATTTAATTAAAAATGGGTTATATAAATCAAATAAAAACATGGAGGAAGAACATGGATAAAACATCTCTCGGTGATAGAATGAAAAACAATTATGAAAATATTAATAGATTTTATTTAACAAGAAGAATGCCGATTATTATTAGAACGGACATGAAGGCTGGCCACACTTTTACTAAGGGCATGAAAAAACCTTTTGATGATATTTTTGTAAAGACTATGCAGGAGACTATGAAGTATCTTTGTGAGAATATTCAGGGCTGTGTTCTTGGGTATACACAGAGTGACGAGATTTCTCTTGTATTAGTGGACTATGCAGAGCTTACCACAGATGCTTGGTTTGGGAATAATCTACAGAAGATGTGTAGCGTTTCTGCAAGCATGGCTACTCTCGCGTTTAATAAAGCTTTTACTCGTAATATTTCAAAACAATCTAAACGACTTTATACAGAACACCTTGAGGAAAAAGATGCTTCTTATATTGAAACTCTTGAAATTGCAATGAACAAAGGTGCAATGTTTGATTCTCGTGTCTTTACAATTCCAAAAGAAGAGGTTTGCAATTATATGCTATGGCGGCAACAAGACGCTACTCGCAATTCCATCCTGTCTGTAGGTCAGGCCAACTTTAGTCATAAGGATCTTCATGGCAAGTCTTGCAACAACATTCAGGATATGCTTATGACCCAGAAGGGCATTAATTGGAACGATTATGCTACGACTTTAAAGCGTGGTAGTTGCTGCATTAAGGTTGATGATGGTCTTGCCCAGTACGATGAAGCAGGAAATATTTGTGGCTATACACAGAGAAGCCAGTGGATAATTGATAATGAAATTCCTATCTTCTCACAGGACAGAAATTATATTGAAAGACTTATTAATGTAGGAGGTTAAAAAAATGATTAACGATCTAATTAATAGACTACAGAAGTGCCCTGAGTATTCGTGCTCTAGATGCACTTATTATGGAACTCCTGCTTGTGCAATCAAGGAAGCAATTGTTGAACTACGCCATTATGAGCAGGTTATTTCTAAGTAACGAGGGATAGCTTATGAAAATTCTAGTAGATGAGATGCCATCGCGCCCAATGGATTGCCCACATTCAGAACTGAGTGGAAATATAGAATATCAATGGTGGCATTGTAATTATGGAGGTTGTGGATGTCAAAACACAGATAGCTGTCCATTCTTTATTAGCTTTGAAGACTATAAAAATCGAACATATGAATGTACTCGTTTTACACCAATCATGGACTAGAAGTATAAAAGCATGTTATTGCTTCTGTATTGACCATTATTGTATTATATCTGCTGTAGAAATAAAACAAAATGTTAGGAGGAATATTATGATCCAATGTTGCGAATATGCTTGCCCATATAGAAATTCGTCTTCTGGATATTGTAGTCTAACTGCTTGTTATAAGCAACTAATTGTACCAAAGCATGAAAATATGTTAATTTTCCCTCATACTATAGGTAATATTACATATTACAACAAAGAAGAATTGATTAAATGGGTTGAAGACCAGCAGAAATTTAATAAAGATACCACTTATGGAGTAGGAAATTGGTGTTAAATAACAAATAAAAATATATTTTTAAGGTGAATGTATGGAATTGTTTAAAAAAGCATTTAGAAAGAATATGGTGACTCTTCAAAAGTTTAAGCCTATTTTTACTACTGTAGACGGTCATAGGCATACTGGTTTTGAATATAATTATGGAATTGTAGAAAAATTGCTGTGTAGTGTTCCAGAATATATGATGATTGATATTAAAAGTGATGGTTACTTAGAAGATAATTGTGGGGTAATGTACCCGCTGGCAAATATTGTGTCGATTGATTGGCAACTGGTAGACGAAAAAAAAGTAGAGGATAAATTTGGAGAATATCAAATTTTCGTAACAACAAAAGATGTAGAATAAATATGCTAAATATATGGGGGAGTATATGAAAAATATAACTTTTGAAGAAATGTTAAATATGGAAGTGCAAGACTTGTTACATGGTTATCCGTCAGGCGGTTATACATATTATTATAAAGATGGTGATGGCGGGTATCATGAAATTGTTGAATTGGATCTGTTGCGTGGTAGATTTGTGACAGATGATGGTGATTTCTCAGAGTTTGAATGGGAACTTAAAGAGAGCCATATTTACATAGATGAGTGATAAAAATTACATTTTAATATAAGGAGTGAAGTTGTATGAATAAGAGTGCGTGGTGGGCATGGGCAATCAAAAATAGTGTATGTGTAATTTGCTGGACTACTCTTGCGATTGTTTTCAACAAGTGGTGGATATGTCTTTTCTCCATGCTATTTCTTTGTTCTCTCCAGACTAACACTGTAAAGGAATATTGTAGAATTTGCGATAAATGCGGCAAGCATAGTGAATATGCAGATAGCTGCGATGCAGCATTAGACAAGGCGAAGAAAGCAGGATGGATTCATTATGTAGATGGCAATAAAGATTATTGCCCAGAATGTAAGGACGAATTAGACGAATAAGGAGTAACTCATGGATCTTGAAAATTATTTTGTAAAAGCGGTTGAAGAATGTAATATGACCAAGCCTTTAGAAATTCTCAATTGGTATCGTAATCTTTATTATAAAGAAGAAGCGCATACCGAGCATAGAATCATGGCAGATGCCATCTATGATTTGTTTATGGAATATAAGGACGTATTGTGCGGCGATGAGGAGTAAAGCTATGACAGACAATAAAGAATTTGCAACATGTAGTTGCTGTGGGAAAACCGTTAAAAAAGGGGATATGTATTTCGAGGCAGGGTTTTTTGACAGATATGAAATTATAGATGGCGAATATGTATATAAAGGATACGCGGTTTGTGAAGATTGCCATAATAACGGCAAGTAAAAAATAGAATTTATGGAGAAAAAGTTGTATGGATTATGAATTTCATGTAGGAGATTATGTTGAAACAAAGGACAGCATCATTGGTTATATCAGCTCTGTACTTGCCACTGGCGATGCATGGTGGATGTGTACTAGCGATGGCCATGGTTATCATGCAGGTCAAGAATATGGGATTATGCATAATGGTGATTTTCCTTATCGCTATAACCGTATTGGCCAGTATACTTTTACATACCAAGATAAAAAGCTTAAAAAGTTGACAAGTTATGGTTGGAATATGGGCGTATCTGGCGATGATCTTATTTCAAAAATCAACGAGCTTGTAGATGCTGTAAATGAATTGAGGGAGAAAAATGACAGGCAAGAAAAATAAGTTTAATAGATATGCATTTATATACTGGCGAATACGCGAAAAACATCCTAATTGGAGTCATGGACAGATTAAATATTGTACTATATATGCTTGGAGAAGGACACAACATGACAAGAAGTGAATATGATCAGCTTCATAAACTGTTACACAAATTGCAGACAGAGGCTCCTTGTCATAATAGATCTTGTAAATACTGTAAATAAATGGAGGAATAAATAATGGGTATTTATTATTTTGCAAGACCTAATCAGATGGTTGGGCATAAGTTTACTGATGATGTTGCAGTCGTATATGCAATGAGCAAGAGATCTGCAATTAAGAAGTTCTCTGTATTATATAAAGATGTGCAGGAGAATGAAGTCAAGAAGATTAGTTTCTGGAATAGAGCCATAGTTTTAACAGACTACTAAAATAAATAAAAAATAAATTAGGAGATCAAATATGGAATCGGTATGCATAAATTGTGACTTAGGATTAAAGCGTTCAGAATGTACTGATAAAGAATATACTGAATGTGAATGCCGCAAATGGATGATTGAAGAAATGAATCAAACTACTCTGTTAGGTTTTATGCATCTTTTAGATGAAGTTCTTGAAATAGTTTCTGAGAACAAAAATGATTTACGAAACAATAAAGCTAGGATGATTGAATTTTTGAGTAGAGGGATGATTGAGTGAATAAAATTGAAACTATTAAAAATTTAACGGCAAAACTTTTGCAGTATTGCGATGAATATTATAATTTAGACCGTCCGACTATCTCTGACACAGAATATGATAAGAAGTTCGACGAACTTAAATCACTTGAGGATGAAACAGGATTTTGGCTTGCAAATTCTCCTACTCGTAAGGTGCAGGGACAAGTGCTTGATTGTTTTACGAAAGTTAAGCATAGTAAACCAATGCTTTCTGCGGCAAAAACTAAAGATATTAATGAGATTAAAAAATTTATTGGCGATCAGCCATTTTATTGTAGCTACAAATTAGATGGGCTTACACTTGTGGTTCGCTACGAAAATGGAGAATTTGTTCAGGCTGTGACTCGTGGCAATGGTGAAATTGGCGAAGATGTAACCGCTCAAGCAAGGATGATTTCAAATCTTCCAATGCATATTGATTATAAGGACAAACTTGAACTTCGTGGGGAATGTGTGATTTCTTGGAAGAATTTTCACAAGATTAATGAGTCTCTTGATGAGCCTTATAGTCATCCTCGCAACTTAGCAGCGGGGAGTCTCCGTCAGCTTGATACAAATATTACAAAGCAGCGTAATCTTTCTTATGTGGTTTTTGAGTGTGTATCAGATCTATATGATAACAATGCACTATTTGATTCTAAATTAGACGAACTTGGATATCTAGATTGCCTTGGATTTGAAACTGTTGGGCGATGTATTGGAAATGTTGATGATTGTATCGAAGGTATGCAACCAGAGTGGTATCAATATCCTTGTGATGGATTAATCTTTGAAATGTGTATGAAGTCATATTCTAAGACACTACCAGTTACCGCACATCATGAGGGATGTCGTATGGCTCTTAAGTGGGCTGATGAAATGTATGAGACAACTCTTCGAGATGTAGAGTGGAATACAACAAGAACTGGAATCATTGCTCCTGTAGCAATTTTTGATAAAATTGATTTAGATGGAGCGCTAACAACACGAGCTACACTTCATAATCTTTCTATTATTGAACAGCTTGAGCTTGGAATTGGCGATACTATTACGGTATACCGCAGCAATATGGTGATTCCTAAAGTTTATGACAATCTAACTCGTAGCAATACACTAACAATTCCAACTACGTGTCCTTGTTGTGGAGAGCCTACTGAAATTAAATATACTGATAATAGTAAAGTTCTCATGTGTACTAATCCAAATTGTGCAGCTAAGAAGTTGGCACAGTTCACGCACTTTGTGAGTCGCAAAGCAATGAACATTGATGGCCTATCAGAGAAGACGCTTGAGCTGCTAATTTCACATGGATTTTTGCATAATTACAAGGACATTTATCATTTAAAAGAGTATAAGAATAAAATTACACAACTGCCGGGAATGGGGGCAAAATCTGTGGATAAATTGCTAGATTCTATTGAAAAATCAAGAGACGTAACGCTCGACAGATTTATCACTGCTCTTGGCATTCCTAATGTGGGCTCGTCTGCAGCAAAAGCGATTAGTAAGCAATTTGGCGGAGATCATTATAAATTCGTGATGGCATTGTCTAATGGTTATGATTTTACACAGATTTCAGACTTTGGAGAGATTACAAATAAGTCTTTACATGATTGGTGGGATAGCAAAGACGAAATGGTAGAGTTGCTTCCTATGGAGATGAATTTTATTGTCGAAGAAGAAACAACAGTGTCTGATAATCCTTTTGTCGGCAAAACGCTTGTTGTAACTGGGAAGCTTAATCACTTCACAAGAGATTTTATTAATGAGAAAATTGCTTCACTTGGCGCAAAAGCGGCGGGATCTGTTTCCAAGAAAACTGATTTCTTGATTACGAATGAAGCATCAGGAAGCTCTAAGTACAAGAAGGCTGTTGAGCTTGGGATTCCTGTTATTAGTGAAGAAGAATTTTTAAATATGATAGGCTAATTGATTATGGGGAGAGAATTTTTTCTCCCCATTTTTTAATTCTCCCTCTTGACAATACGAAATTATCGTGCTATTATAACAATGCAAACAGTACAAGATTATAGTTTTGGGGTGATGTGTATGATTGAAGTGGATAACTGTTGTGTCGCATGTGGTGAAATTATTCCTGAAGGAAGACAGGTTTGCTCACAGTGCGAGAGGAAATATGAACTTAAAGATAATACGACTGATAATATTCAGAAAAAACAAAACACATTTGTAAATTACATTAAAAAATATTTTATTTAAGAAAGGATTTTACATTATGGAGAAGAACAACATGAACAATCAGAACGCGACGCTAATGGTTACTAGTCTAGAGGATAATGGCGACTATATCCTCTCGTATATTCCGCTGTCTATTGACATGGATCTGCTTCAGCATATTCTAGCTGAGGGCAAGAGCACTAATAGCGAAGTCGTGCAGTACGTGCTAGATTGTGACGAAAAGACTTATTGGAAGGATATGTGGGAGAGTTTCAAGGAGGAGCCAGAGAATGACGCATAAGCTTTATTTTTATAATAGTTATCACGAGGCACGAGAGCTTGCTACATTTGAGGATGGCCTAACTGACGAAGAAGTGCGTAAGGCTGCGTATAAAGAAATTACAAAGTTTTGCAATGAACGTTACTTCGCAATTTATTATACGAGAATGTGGAATGCCGCAGGAGATACTATTATTGACGTAGGAAGCCATACCGAATTCTTTCACATTTCTCCTGCAGTGAGTATTGCCGAGTAATATACAATACAAAATTATATAGGAGGTTGGTTGAATGAGTAAAAAGTGTACGTGCGCTTATTGTAAGTGCAAGCTGAATAAAGAAGATGCGTTCGTAAAGCATGCTGGTAAACATAATACATATTATTGCTCGGAAGAGCACTATAAATATGCAGTAGATCGCAAGAAGAAAAGAGAGGAATTTAAGAAAAGACAGGCTATGAAAAGTGGTGAGGTTTAATTGGAGCTAACAGATGGACAGAAGAAAGGACTAGAGGTAGCTTGCCAGCGGTATAAAGAACATAAGCCATATACTGTTATTGCAGGGTATGCTGGCTCTGGAAAAAGTTTCTTAGTACAATATATTATTAAAGAACTAAAGTTAAAAGATAATGAAGTCGTCTTTGTTGCGTTTACAGGAAAAGCGTCGTTGGTTCTCAAAGAAAAGGGCAATAAAAATACAATGACGGCTCACAAGCTGTTATATCACTCAGAAGAGCAAGAAGATGGCACATATATTCATACTCCGAAGACCAAACTTGACCATAAATACAAGCTTATTGTCGTTGACGAGGCGAGTATGTTGCCGCAGGAAATGATTGATTTGTTGCTGTCTCATCATGTATACACCATTTTCCTTGGTGATCCAGCGCAGCTTCCACCAATCTCTGGAGAACAAACTATTTTGAGCAATCCACACGTTTTTCTTGATGAAATTGTGCGACAGGCTCTTGATAATCCGATTATTAAACTTTCTATGGATATTCGGCATGGAATGAAGCTGCATTATACTACAGAGGATAAACGATGCCGTGTCCTTCCTAGAAGCAAAGTGTCAGACAAAATGCTGCTTGGTGCAGATCAGATTCTTTGTGGGAAAAATAAAACTCGGAATGAGCTTAACTACTACATGAGAAAACTAATTCTCGGAGACAACTATAGCGACGAGCCAGTAGAAGGAGATAAAGTAATTTGCCTTAAAAATAGCTGGAATAAAATTAATAACGTCGGTAACGAGCTTGTTAATGGTACTATCGGTACGTTGCAAAATATTCGCATTATGGAATCAAACTTTTATGGGAAAGTGATTTATGCTACATTCGCTTCTAATGATGGTGGAATCTACAAAGACCTTATGATTGACTATCAGTTGCTTACTACTGGCAAGCCGACTGTGAATGCTGATAATTGGAAGCAATTCGCTGGGATTGAGAAGCCATTACAGTTTGCTTTCGGGTATGTGTGCACCGTACACAAATATCAAGGCTCGGAAGCTGACAGAGTTGTAGTTTTTGACGAAGCATTTGGCGATGCGGACGAACAAAGAAAATGGCGATACACAGCGGTGACACGCGCTGCCAAGCAATTGGTATTAGTTGAATAAAACAAAAAGGAGAAAATAATGAAAAATAATAATGTAACATTTAAGTATTGCGGACTTGATAAGAAAAATAATTTTCTAGAAGCGCCACTCTGCCCATGTGGATGTGGAGATCGCATGAGCCTTGTACTAGAGAATGACAATGAAGTATTTGATTTCATGCATACTATGCTAGACGAGCATGAATGCAATCATTGTGCCATCTTTGCACTGAAGAACGATGGACATATTCTTATGGCATTGAAGTTTTCGCCTGATGATATTCAGTGCTATGTAGCAAGAAATAATAATGTTCAAGCCAGCAGATGGCGCAATGTATTCGCCGGGATTCAGAGTGAGTGCGAGTTCCATTGCTATGGGTTGCTTGAGCAGGTTGATAGCGATTCTTATAAAATTGTGATGGATTAATAGTGGAAATACAAAATTATTGTTGGAGGTGAGAGGATGGGAAAAGTGACTTGGACTAAAGAACAGGAGGCATATTTAGAAAAATTATATTCACAATACCTCCCATTAAAAGATATTGTTAAGAAAATAAATGATTTTTCTGGGATTGCCCGTACATATACAGCAGTCTCTAATAAAGCAGGAAGTATGGGGTTAACTAAAAAATATATAAAGCCAAATAATGCTCATTTTGAAGCAATTTATCAAAATTACAATTGGTATTATGACATGTTCGTTGAAAGAGGATTGAATCATGACGAAATGGCAAAAATTGCGGGCTGTACAAAACGAGTAATAGAAAAATGGGGACAAGAAAAGCATCATATAGACACATACACTAGGATGAAAAATAAACAAATAAATGTGCAACAGCATGATTTAATTATTGGTTCATTGCTAGGAGATGGACACATTGATAAAAGAGAAGATTTCCCATTGTTTATTGTAAGTCATGCAAAAAATCAAAAAGATTATCTGTATTATAAATATGAAATTATGAAAGATTTGTGTGAGATGACTCCAACGGAATACAATGGAAAAAAAGAATATTCTATAATGGGCAGCGTATGCGATTGTCAAGATTTTTATAGATTCAATACTAGGACATACTATTCATTAAAGCCATTCCGAGATATGACAAAGATAGATTTAATTCATTGTCTTAATGAATATTCATTCTCTATTTGGATGTTAGACGATGCACATTGTAATATAAAAGGATATTGGGAGTTGTGCGCTCCATTAGAAACAGAGTCTGAAAGAAAAGAGCTGACATCATCCCTTCAAAACAAATTTGGCCTAACAGCAGTTCAGGAAAAAGACAATAGATATTTTCGATTTCATTCAGAAGACTCTTTAAAAATTACAAAAATAATATTAAACAATATCCCACATAATTTAGATATTGTGCAAGATAAAATATTGTCTAAAAATAAATATCGCACATTAGGAGGTGAAAAAAATGAGTTTCGTCAATCTTCACGTACATAGCGCTCAAGGTTCACTGCTTGACTCTATTCTTACTGTAAAACAAATTGCTCAGTATGCTAAAGATAATGGACAACCAGCAATTGCCCTAAGTGACCACGGGTTTATGTATGCGTCAATGAATCACGTTATTGAATGTCAAAAGCTTGGCATCAAACCTATCACCGCATGTGAAATTTATGAATGTGATGACCATATGCTTAAAAACGATACAAAAGAAAATGTGCAACCAAGATATCATTTGCTTTTGATTGTAAAAAACCAAATCGGGAAAGATAACCTTTTTAAAATAGTATCAGAGGGTTGCACAAATGGGATGTATAAGAAGCCAAGAGTGTCAGTTCAATGGATTAAAGACAATAATTTAGGAGAAGGTATTATTTGTCTTACCGCATGTCAAGCAGGACGACTAGCGAAATACCTTGACGCAGAAATGTATCAAGAAGCAGAAGAATTTGTTAATTTGCTTAAAGATACATTTGATTATGTTACTTGTGAGATTCAGTCACATCCAACAGAATCTCAGTTGAGATCAAATACTCTAATTTGGAAATTTGCGAATCATCTTCAGATGCCATATGTGATTACAACAGATGCTCATATGCTGAGAGCAGACCAATTAGATGCACATTCAATCTTTGTAGAAATTGGAGAGGGCAGAGAAGCAGGAGAAACTTATATTGGATGCCACCTTCAAAATGAAGAAGATATTTATAAATATCTTGGAGATTGGAACCTAGACAGGGTAATCCAGCAGGGTATTGATGAAACAATTCACATTGCCAATATGGTGGACGACAACATTGATTATGAGCTAAATAAGGGGACAATAATGCCAAAGGCTCATATTCCAGACGGATATGACACAGAGTCGTATTTTAGACATTTAGTATATTCTACATTTGACGAAAAGTTTGGTCATATGTCACAAGAAGAACAGGATGCCCGTAGAGAAAGAATTGAATCTGAAATTCCCGTCTTGAAAGAACTAGATTTCCTAAATTATCTTTTAATTCAGCATGAATTTTGTAATGAATGTGATAGGCGTGGAATCCCGAGAGGGTATAGTCGTGGTTCTGCTGCGAATTGCCTTTGCGTTTTTATGCTAAATATTACTCAGATAGATAGCGTAAAATACGATCTAGACTTTACAAGATTCGCGAATTTAGGTCGTAAAGGGTCAGCGGCAGATATTGACTTGGATATTTCAAAAGCCAGAAGACAAGAAGCAATCCAAGTCCTGTGTGATATTTTTGGACAAGATCACGTTGCACCAATGGCGACATTTAATACACTCAGCACAAAAGTGGCTCTTAGCGACATTGGAAAAGTATTAAATGACAAACAAGACAGCCCATACTTCGGACAAATCCCATATAATCTGAGGAACGAAGTAACAAAAATGATTCCTACAATCAAGACATTAAACGATCTTGGTGAATCGGAAGACAAAGACATGTTGCTTAAAGACCTTATTGGCAAGAACGAAAAACTTGATAAGATTTATAAACAATTTCCTTTGTGGTTTAAATATGTTATGGAGCTTGAAGGACTACCAAAATCGCGGGGTCGTCATGCAAGCGGTACTCTATTAACTCCTAAGCCAGTATTACATTATGCACCATTATGTTTAGATAATGAAAAGCATATTATGGCACAATTTGAAATGCATATATGCCAAGATACAGATGGTGGGATGGGCCTTGTTAAGGAGGATTTGCTTGGGCTTGAAACATTGGATATTCTTGATTCTGCTCTAAAAAATGCCAATTTAACATGGCATGATGTTGATATTAATCATTTAAATATTGATGATAAAAAAGTATTTAAGGACATCTATGCTTCTGGCAACACAATTGGCATCTTTCAATTTGAAAGTGCTGAGGCAAGAAACATGAGTATTGCGGCACACGTTGACAACATTGAGGACGTTATCGCCATAAATGCGAGTAATCGTCCCGGAACAAAAAATAGCTTCCCTGATTATTGCAAAAATAAATTGTCACCAGAGTCCATTCAATGCATACATCCAGATTTGAAAAAATTATTTCAAAAAACATATGGCATACTATTATATCAGGAAAGTGCTTTGCATTTGTTTGCATATGCAGGTTTTAACGAGATAGAACAGGACGCTGGACGTAGGGCCATCGGCAAAAAAAAGAAAGATGTTATGTCCTCTCTATATACACAATTTGCAGATGGGCTAAGAAAAAAACAATGGACAGAGCAACAAATCAAAGAAGTTTGGGCTTTACTTGAAAAACAAGCAGAATATAGCTTCAATCGCGGTTAATACAATGGCCCCTTATATTGGCGACAATATATTGAACACCGAATATGCTGGAACACCCTTAGAGCTTCACACACCAAGATGTAAAAGTTGTGAAGATTGGGCAATCAGCAGGGAGTAATGACCCTCAACGACCACCAAGGTGCTTCTCTCAGAGAAGATGGTATGGTCTAATCCCTTTTAAATACTGCGAAAGCAGGGGTATAAATGCATGCTGTTGCTTATAGTTTGTTATCTTATCTTACCGCATGGATGAAAGTATATTATCCAGTAGAATTTATGACCGCACTTTTGACAGCGAAGTCAGACAATACTTCAAAGCTTAGTGTCATTATTACAGATTGCCATAGGATGGGAATCAAAGTGCTGCCGCCTAAGATTAATGAATCTGAATTCTCATTTAAAGGCAAGCCAGAGACTAAAGAAATCCTTTTTGGCTTTGGTGCAGTAAAAGGTATCGGAGAATCAGTAATCACTAAGATTATTGAAAACCAGCCATATAGTAGCTTTAATGATTATCTGTCAAAAATCCAAGATAAAGCGGCCACAATTGCCCTAATTAAAGCTGGTGCTTTCCCTACTTCTAATAAAATGAAGCTAATGAGAAAGTATGCCACCTTGTCATATGACAAGAAGGAATATAAACCAGTTCAATCATATGGAACCAAAGCAAAATTATTGCTATATTGGGATATCAACGTAGATGATTATAAGGTTGGCAAAAAAGTAGACAAAGAAGCCGTACTACAATTATATAATGCAAAGCGCAAAGAAAAGTTCGACCAAGAGCAAGAAGTCAAGTATAAAGCGTATATGACAGAATTCCAACAAAAATATGCTAGAGACCAATTTCTATGGGAGTACGAAAGCCTATCAATGTTTTTAACAGAGAATCCATTACAAGAAGGAGTAGATTTAATTAACACTAATTGGGATGATGTTCCAAATGGAGAAAAAACAGTTGTTTTGTGCGTTATATCAGATATAAAGCGCAAGAAAGATAAAAATAATAATCCATTTGCATATCTAGATCTGATTATTTCTGATAGAATTATTGAAGCGACTATTTGGAGTAGACAACTAAAAGAATATTTTGAGCTTATCTCGAAGGGAAAATGTCTTGCAATTCTTGGACGGAAAGAAGACGATCATTTGTTCGTTGAAAAAGTTAAACCCTACACCGTTTGGCTCTCATCAATTCAACGACTACGTGCCAAAAAGACATCTTGACAACACAAAATTATTGTGCTATAATCGCATTACAAACTAGAAAAAGGAGTGATTCAACATGGATGAAAATGAAAACTATGAACAGCCAGAGAGCGTTGAAAGCGTAGAAGAAGCAGACGAGCAAGCCCCGCCAGCATCTGAACTAGCAACTGACGAGCTTAAAGAAGCAATTACTACACAGATGAAGAAGGTGCAGATGGCGGCTTTGCTCAGTGGATCGAAAGCAATTTGTGGCGTTGTGCTTCAGTACATTGCGGAGTTCAAGCGCCAACCGGGCAAGAAGTCGGCAAATGATTACAAGCGACTAATTAAGAAGATTGAACATTTTTGCTCAATTAGTCTTGGCAAGGACGTTAACGAGAATGGCGACATTGTTGACGTAAAGAAAGAAGAAGAAAATCCTTCTGAGTCTGAACAGGAATAACAATACAAAATTATTGGAGGCAACTATGCAGAAGTTTACTGTTGCTCTAGATTGTGATGAGGTGCTTAATAATCTCATTGAGAAAACGCTAGAGCTATATAACACGAGACATGGCACAGAACTAACGACAGAGATTTTCACGCAATATGACTTTTACAAATGCCTTCCATTTGAAATTGCAGAGGAGCTAACTTCTATTTTTATGGAGAAAGAGCTGTGGGACTCACTATCCCCAGCTCCTGATTCTCAGTGGGGAGTTAAGAAGCTAATTGATAATGGGTATGATGTCTACGTTGCAACAGCAACGCATTATTCAAATTTCGCGTGGAAAGTTGATTGGTTCGCCAAGAACTTCCCATTTATTGACCAGAAACATATTATCTGTATTCAAAACAAGTCGCTATTGCATGTAGATGTACTTGTTGATGATTGTGCAGAGAATTTAATGGCTACAAATTATGCAGTTGATAGAGTGCTTCTTGATAAGCCATGGAATCGAAACGTACATGACGATGTGTATGGAATTTATAGAGCTAATAACTGGGAAGAAATTGTAGAGCATGTAAATGAACTATATAAAGATGCCAAAGGGCTTTATTTGATGGAGGGATGCTAATTGATTGTAACGAAGCGTGACGGACGAAAGGTAGAATTTGATAAAACAAAGATCGAGAACGCGATTTTAAAAGCACATAAAAGTATTTATCATGGAGATAATTTTGAAGATATTCAAGATTTCGCTGTAAAGGTTGCTTCCGACATCGAGTCAAGCAATTCTGCTTCCGAACTTTCCGTTGAAGACATTCAGGATATGGTTGAACGAAAGCTGATGGCATCTCGGTTCAAAACAACTGCACGAGCATATGTGAACTATCGTTTTTTGCATGAAATGGCAAGAAATCAGTATCAAGAACTCATGCAAGCAGTTTCGGAAAAACTAACAGCGAATAATATCCAAAACCAAAATGCGAACGTTGATGAGGCTTCATTCGGTGGGCGTATCGGAGAGGCGAGTGATGTTGTTACAAGACGTTACGCGCTGGAATATCTCGTTTCTCCAATGGCAAAGGCCAACCATGAAAATAATGAAATTTATATCCATGATCTTAATGCTTATGCAGTCGGGTCTCACAACTGTTTAAGTATTCCGTTTGATGATTTGCTTGCAAATGGATTTAATACTAGGCAGACGGATGTACGTCCAGCACAAAGTATCAATACAGCGTTTCAGCTTGTAGCAGTTATTTTTCAGTTGCAGAGTCTACAGCAATTTGGTGGGGTAAGCGCGACACATCTTGATTGGACAATGGTGCCGTATGTCAGAAAAAGTTTCAGAAAACATTATCTCGATGGGCTTAAATATGTTGGAGATATCAAAAATTATCCAGCAGAGCACATTCCTATTGACGCGGGGATAGAAGACGCAGAATATAAAATCTATCCTAATGTTTATAAATATGCTATGGACATGACAACAAAAGAATGTTATCAGGCAGTTGAGGGGATGTATCATAATTTAAATACACTCCAAAGCAGGTCAGGGAATCAATTGCCATTTACGTCAATCAATTATGGCACTTGCACACTTCCAGAAGGTCGCATGGTAACAAAGGCGCTACTTGATGTTTCAATTAAAGGAATTGGAAGACTTCATCGCACTAGCATTTTCCCATGTGGAATTTTTCAATGCATGAAAGGTGTAAATAGAAAGCCCGAAGATCCAAACTATGACTTGTTTAAATTAGCACTTAAATCCACAAGCCTTCGACTTTATCCGAACTATGCAAATGTAGATTGGAGCAATAATGCCGGATATGACATCAACGATCCTAGAACATTCTTTAGCACAATGGGATGTAGAACAGCGAATGGGTATGATATCAACGGTTTAGGCCAGCTTAAGGACGGCAGAGGAAACATCTGCCCTACAACAATTATTATGCCAACATTGGCGATGGAAGCAAAAGAATATGTAATGAATAATTCGGAGCCATTTAGCGAAAATCTTGAAGGAGACACAGTAGACAAATTCTTAGAAATTCTTGACCAAAAAATCCATGAAGCAAAAGATATGCTTCTTGAACGTTTTGATTGGATTTGTTCTCAGTCGCCGGAAGCAGCAAAGTTTATGTATGAAAACAATGTTATGGCTGGGTATGTTCCAGAAGAAGGCATTCGCTCCGCTCTAAAACATGGGACAATCGTGATCGGTCAACTTGGCCTTGCAGAAACTCTTCAAATTCTTATCGGGTGTGATCATACAGATCCTTGTGGGATGGAGCTCGCAAAACGCATTGAACAGTTGTTTAAAGACAGATGTGCAGAATTCAAACAAGAATACAAGCTAAATTTTGGAGTTTACTATACTCCTGCGGAAAATCTTTGTTACACTGCTATGCGTAAGTTTAAACAGAAGTATGGCGAAATTCCAAACGTATCCGACAAAGACTTCTTTACTAATTCAATCCATGTCCCTGTTTGGAAGGAACTTAATCCTTTTGAAAAGATTGATATTGAGTCTCAGTTGACTGGATATTCAAATGCTGGATGTATTACATATATTGAATTGGAAAGCAGTTGCAAAAACAATCTTAAGGCACTTGAGACTATTGTTAGCTATGCAATGGACAAAGACATCCCTTATTTTGCAATTAATGTTCCCAACGACCAATGTATGAACTGCGGGCATTGCGATGAAATGACAGACACATGCCCAGAATGCGGAAGTGATGATATTAAGAGATTACGCCGTGTAACTGGATATCTTACTAATGATTATAAAACAGCATTCAATAAAGGGAAGCAACAGGAAGTCGAAATGCGCGTTAAACACGATAAAATTATTAGCAGGTGATTAACGTATGAACTATTTAGGAATTAGTAAATGCTCGATTGCAGATGGCACCGGAGTACGTTGTGTACTCTGGTGCTCTGGGTGCACAATGCACTGTTATAATTGTCAGAATCCACAGACATGGGATTTTAATGCAGGAGCTGTATTTGACAGTGCAGCGAAAGAACGTCTATTTAAGGCGTTGAATCATCCATACATTCAAGGGCTAACTCTTAGTGGTGGGCATCCTCTAGAATATGAGAACCTTCAAACTGTATATGATATTATTAAAGAGTTTAAAGAAAAATTTCCAGACAAAGATGTCTGGCTCTATACTGGATATACTTTAAAGATTAATGATTTTGATACAGCAGTTGATGTCGGTTGGGACAATGGCCTACTAAGAAATTACATCCTAGCAATGTGTGATGTCGTGGTGGATGGGAACTATATAGATTCTTTGAGAGATTTGACATTGCCATTCAGGGGAAGCTCAAACCAGCGACTTATTGATGTTAAGGAGACAATTAAACAAGGACAAATTATTCTGTACAATACAAAATTATAAATTTCAACAAAGGAGTAATGAATTATGGAAGACTACGGTACGAGAGAGAAGACAATTGAAGAACTAGAGGAAGAGCTAAAGGCGGCTTCCGAAAATTATAAGCGACTTAATGATCTGGTTAAGCAGAAGAAGGACGCAGAAGAGAAGAAGCGCAATCAGAAGATTGAGGCCGAAAAGAAGGAGCGCATGAAACACATTGATGAAAGCCTTAGTGCTGTTAATGACGAGATCAAGCAGTACCTAAACGATTATGGTGTTCTTCGACTAAACAAGCGCTATTATTACCTAAACTATGTATTCAATGGCACCAGCCCGTTCTGGATTAATTTTTAATCTTGGAGGTGTTTGACATGAACATTAAGTTTGCTAAGACACGACCAGATGCCAAGATTCCGACAAAGCGACAGGGAGATGGATGTTACGACCTTTACGTTTGCTTCGACGAAGAGTTTGTAACAATTCCACCTCATTCTGTTAAGCTAGTGCCGACAGGTCTATGTAGCACTTTTGATAGCAATTATCGCATTGGCTTTAGAGAGCGGGGTAGCAACACAAAGTCCGCCTTGCTCGTAATGGCTGGGCAAATTGATTCCAATTTTACTGGGGAGTGGTTCGTAGCCTTGTACAATGGCAATGATATTCCAATTGAGATTACAAAGAATGTATCGGAAGTTATGAAGGAAGAAGATTTTATTCGCGTCCCGTACTGTAAGGCCGTTGCGCAGTTTGCTGTAGAGGAAGTTCCTCAAGTGGATATTGAAGAAGTAGATGCTGATTATATTATGAATCTTAATACTGAGCGCGGCGCAGGGATGCTTGGGAGTAGTAATAAGTGAGCATTGGACAAATAATGACTGAAAAGATAAGGAGACGAAATATGGATAAAAAACCACTAGGCTACTTGGGTGGCGATATAATGAGCTGGGGCTCGAATCTTGCCAGACAGTATGAATATGACAAGTTCAACGAGCTAAATCTTTCAGTAGATGTATACTCCCCGATTCAAAATAAGTCTATCAACGATAAATCTAATATGACAGAGGAAGAGAACAATTGTCTCGCAGAAAAGATTACCGCTGCAGATATTGAACGTCTTTGGAATAGTGATTTTGTTGTAATGTGCCCTGAGCAAAGTGCAATCGGCTCAATGTGTGAAACAGGATGCCTCTTCGGATGGAAGTACATGTCCGAAAAACTTATGGACATCATTGAGGCGTGTGAAGACAATCACGCTCCTGCGGAGGGGACACTGGCTTGTTTGAAGAGAGAAATTAATCGCATGGCTAATAAACAGAACTACTTCCACTACTTTGATATCCGAACAAATCATTTAAATGAAAAAGATTGGCGTAGAAGTTTCTCCATCAATCAACTACTATATGGAATGATTCTATATACTGCCAAGTATGGAGATATTGAAACATTTGACGAGATTATGAAGCATTTGGAGGAAGAGTATGGAGAGTAATATGATTTATGGAATTGGAGACAAGCCGCCGTCTGGCAAAATGCTTCTTTTTGGTGTACAGATGGTACTCTCTGTCTTTGTAGCAACTGTATTGATTGCAAATATTTGCGGCGTCGCAACATCAGGAGCTCTTGTTGGTGCAGCGCTTTCAACATTGAGTTATATTCTAATCACTAAAAGGCAGTCGCCAATGTTTCTAAGTAATAGCGGAGCATTCGTTGCGCCAGTAATGTTTGCACTAGGCATTGCTGGATACTCTGGGGTAGCTGTTGGTGGCCTTACGGCTTGTATCGTTTATTGCATCTTGGGACTAATTTTTACAAAGATTCCTTACCAGTCAATTTATAAGGTGTTCCCTGCATCTCTAATTGGAGCGGTTACGTGTGTTATTGGAGTAAATTTATTTAGTTTTATTCCCGGATATATTGGAGAAGCTGGACAGTGGGGAGTCGCCATTGCAATGATTACAATGCTTTCTATTGCGCTAATTTCTCATTATGCAAAAGGTATCGCTCGTATTCTGCCATTTTTGCTTGGAATTTTGATTGGTTATGCGGTTGCCGTTATTCTTACTATTACTGGGACATGTAATCTAGTAGACTTTTCTGTGTTTGAAAATCTTAAAATTATTCAAATGCCTGACTTCGCGTTCACGCACTGGGAGACAATTGAATGGGGCAACATTGTTCCAATTGTGATCATGTTTGTAGCATACACTATCTCAGCCAGCATGGAAGCATTGAGTGATCACGCAGCATTAGGTGGCATTATCGGAGTAGATCTTTACGCAAAGCCCGGACTTAATAAGATATTTTTCGGTGAAGGTTTTGGCAATTTGATTAGCGTATGTTTTGGTGGCCTTGGCTCCTGTAGTTATGGAGAGTCGGTGGCAGAAATTGGATTTAGTCGGGTTGCATCGGTATCTGTTACAGCAACAGCCGCAATTATTCTTGGCCTTTTAGGATTTATCGCTCCAGTTCAGGCATTTATTGTATCAATTCCTAGTTGTGTCTTTGCCGGAGCTGCTATTATCCTTTACGGTTTCATTGCTTGTTCTGGCGTAAAAATGCTACAAAAAGTAGACCTAAATGTGCAGAAAAATCTCATTATTGTATCTGCGGTTCTATCAATTGGAATTAGCGGTATTGCGATTGGCGGTGCTACAATTTCTCTATCAACAACAGCACTCGCTCTTATTGTTGGGATCATTCTTAATCTAATTCTTCGTGTTAAGGAGTGATAACTATGCACACGGTATTCCTAATTGTTGGGAAAAGTTCTTCTGGAAAGGACTCACTTGTAAACAAGCTATGCAACGAGCACGGATATCGACAGTTAAAATCATATGCCACTCGTCCTCGCAGAAAAGACGAAGGAGACACTCATACTTTTATTACAAAGGACGAAGTTGCTCAATATCAAGGTCAAATGATTGCTTATACGCAAATTGGAGACGCAATTTATTTTGCAACCAAGGATCAGCTTATGGAATCGGATCTGTATTGCATTGACTATCGTGGTATTGAGTATATGCATTCACTTTCGCTTGATCTTTCTGATGTTCGCTTCGTAACAATTTACATTCATGTGCCAGATGATATTCGTGAAGAGCGAGCTATCAATGGCAGAAAAGACGATGCACTTACGTTTTACAAACGCTGTTTCAATGAGAACGAGCAGTTTTCGGAGATGATTATGCGAGACGATTTTGACTATGCAATTTCAAATATTGATTTTAATAAAGCGTATAAAATTTTTGAAACAATTGTCGGGGAGGAACTAAAAGGTGATTAAGCGTGACATTACAGAAACTATTTACGAATATGACAAGAACGGCAATCTTGTTCAGAAGACTGTTACAGAAACACACGAAGTAGACGATGAGACAAGATATCCTCCAGTCAATTGGGCTTCTACTACATACGTAGGAGATACAACAGCGCACAATTGCACGTGTAGTAGCCATTCTTGACTCAAAAAATGCGTATAAATGCGCAAAACTGAATAGCAATATGTCGGTAGTGTAATTTCTCACATTGCCGGCATATTTATTTATCAAAATGCAATGATATAATATAAAATATAGCAAATATAATAGGAGAGTGATAATATGAAATACATAACAGTAAAACAATTATATGAAAAATTAAATGCAGAGCATCCGGGGCTAATTGGAATTAATAGTGTCTATGAGCTTGTCAAACGTAAAGACTTCCCGTCAATTAGAAATGGGCGTAAATTCCTTATCATTGAGGACAAAGTTGATGAATGGTTTGAAAAGAAAAGTTTGGCTTATAAAAGATAGATAAACTATATTGAATTGTGGTCAAAAGATGTGGTACAATAAAATTGTGGTAAATGATGTGGTCATTCAGCAAAAACATATCACTTAAATCTAGGAGAATCAATGACTTGAGTTGTTTTTATTTATGGACACTTATGGTTCATATAGCCTGAGAAACAGCCATAAAAACATAATAGAACAGCTATTCACAAACACAAGTCTAAAGCATTGGAGCTAGAATATATGCTGGTTTAGGCTTGCTTTGGAAGAAAATTGTATTCACTCGATATCACCAATAATCTTGTACTGTTATGATAAATAATCAAAAAATTGTGGTATTATTGTGGTACGATTGTGACTAAAAATTGCCATTGACCATATTGTTTTCATCAAATATAATAATGATATGAACTATAATTTTGTATTGTTAGAAAATGGAGGAATATATTTATGGCAAAGAAAAGAAGTAATGGGGAAGGATCGTGGACGCAAAGAGACAATGGCACTTGGAAATTGTCTGTAGCTTATAAAGGAATAGGAAGAAAATATTTTTACGGGGACAAGCAAACTTGTTTAAAGAAAAAACGTGAATTTGAAGTATTACTTAATAAAAATATCGTTGGGGATAAGGATATATTATTTGAAGATTTTATTCATTCTTGGCTTTTCACAGTCAAACAGCCAACATTGAAACCTTCATCATTTGATAGAATGGAACGTGTATTAAAAGAAAAACATGTGACAAGATTATATAATTTAGAAATGAAACAAATAGATGGACATTTAATTCAAACTTTTATTATTAATAAAATGAAAGACGATGGGCTCGCATATGAAACAATTAAGAAAACATGTTCTGCATTAGGAGAGATATTCAATTATGCATTACTACGAGAAAAGATTGATAGAAACCCGATGGGGGAAGTTAGACTACCAAAAAAGTCGCTATTTGTACAAAAAGAAAGAAGATATTTGTCTCAACAAGAAAGAGAAAAATTAATACAAACATGCTATTCTAGGCATAAAAATGGAGTGCGTATTTATAAGAATGGCGCTTTGTATGTATTTTTACTATATACTGGATGCAGAGTTGGAGAAGCTTTAGCTTTAAGGTGGAGCGACATTGATTTTGAAACGCGCACTGCGAAAATTTATAAAACTGTCGCTCGTATCAATGACAGAAGCAAGAGTAAAAATAAGACCATTGAAATTGTATCCAATTCTACAAAAACAGGAGTCGCAAGAACTATTTATTTGTCAGACATGGCAATTGCTGCGTTAAGAGACCTGCAAGAGCAGATTGGATGGGAGCCAAACGGATACATTGTCCATGTGAATCATACAAAACCAATTTGTAAAGTCGCTGCACAAAACACATTCAATCGCATTGTTAAAAGAGCAGGGATAGAGCATTGTGGAGTCCATGCGCTCAGGCATTCTTTTGTAAGCCTAATGTTACACAATAATGTCCCACTTGCAATGGTGTCTCAAATGGTGGGGCATCTAAATATAAACATGACGCTGCAAGTATATTCTCATCTATTAGACGAAACAAAAATTGAGTCTATGTCAATTATAAAAGACATTAAATAGCAGAATGTTCTTTATAATTGACATTAACTACACTCCCCCACTACTGATTTCAAAAAGGTGCTATCACCTTGTTAATTTTAACCATAGTTTTTGCTATAAAGGTGATTGCACTTTTTGGCGAAAAATGTTATGATATTCATATAAAGGTGGTGTGAATATGACATGCAAACCGGGAACAAAATCCATTACATTTAGGCTTCCAGAAGAAGAAAAATTCCAAATAGAGCTTGCAGCTCACGCAGAGAATAGGTCAGTGAATAATTGGATACTAAATGTGATTAGAATCCATTTAAAAGCGCAGCAGGGCGCAAAAAAATAGGGACTAGAGATTTTACTCTCTAGTCCCTAAACGTTTATTATGCTTTCAACCAATCTTGGCTCTCATAATATTTCGTAATTGTATGATATAGTTCTGACCCCATAGAATTACAATGAAGCTCATTAATGTACTTTGAATAAATTTCATCAATATGATTCTTTTCTTCTGGATACAATTTTATTCCACGAGCACATCTAGACGCGCATTCAGACAACTCCGCCTTGATCCGATCCCGCTCATTTTCAAAGACTCTATTGTAAAGCGTACACAACTTAGAATCAACGTTATTCAGCCTTGTGTCAACATCTTTTAGATGATTAATAATCTGATCGTCGGCTTTCTTGCTTTTTGTTTCTTGCTGGTCAATCTTGTATTCTAAATTATTAAGCTGCTTCGTATGAGCTTTCATTGTATTAGTTAGTTCCTCGGCATTTGTTGTGTTTCTGAGCCATGTTTCTATTTTTTTTCTTATTGGTTTAATCAGAACGCCAAAGAACGCAACGATTACCATAATCCCGCTTATTAGGCTGGATATGTTTGTAATTAAATCTATCATTGTTTATGTCACTCCAAACAATATAATTTATTCTCCTTTTAATATATCAATCTCGCGCTGAAGTTCTTGGCATTTTTTAACTAGTAACGGAATAATCTCATCATAGGCTAATGAATAGTTTTTATGTTCTTTTGTGCTTTCATCTTCGTCATAATGAACAATTCCCGTTTTCTGTTTTGATTCATTTGAACTTAATAGTACTTGCTCTACATCTTGTGCGATAAATCCATAATGTATTGTATCAGAATCGTCATTCTTTAATACATATTGAACCGGCTTTAGCTTGTCAATGATGTCAATATCAATATCGTTAATGTCGCGCTTTAAATTTCTATCAGAATCCACTTGTGGAGACGAAGCAAAACTTGCTGCCCATTCACAGCGAAATAACCCTTTGTTGTCAGCTTGTTTTTGTGCAAAACTACCAATTGCAATTGAGCTATTGTCACCAGAAATATTTAATGGTACATTCTTTGTCCCAACATTTGTGTAAAACATAGCGTATTGACCAACACTGTCAGAGATAACAATTTTGAAATCATATGCGGTGTCTACAGCGAAAGAAGCATTTTTATACGTATATGTGTAGCTAGTTCTATCACTCGCGTCATCTTTCACAACAACACTATTTGATTCGGAATACGTAGCATCTGAACGTTTTTTACTATATGCTTTAATTTTGATATTGTTATTGCCACCTAACGTATAAAACGACGCATTTAACTGGTGCGTAACATATTGCCCAGACCCATTCATGCTACCATCTGCGTTGCTTCTAAACGAAGTTATTGAAGTAATAGTTGGTGAATTATAATCTATTATGGTAATTTCGCCTGTTGTGCTTGCTGTTCTCCCACGACTATCTGTAACAGTTACTGTATAAGTTTGTTTGCCAGCTACAGTTAGAGTATTACTCGTCATACTGTATGAAGTTGCTGAACCAGTTTTAGTCTCAGATAAATTTTGCCCACTAATAACACATTTTGTGATAGTAGAACCATATGATCCGGCTGCATACACTGTCCACGTAACAGCAGAATTGTTTTTAACATACATTCCACATCCAGAAGGATTTGTCCTAGCAATAGATGAAGTAAAACTATTGATAGAAGGTTTCATACTATTCGGAACATATAATATAAAATTAATTGTTTTTTCTCCAATTAGTGTTCCGCCATTGTAAGTAAGACATTTTAACGTACCAGTTCCATACCACGAGTTTGGAATTTGTCGTGCCAATTCACGTGATGGTGTCCAACTAACAGATGAGCTTGAAGTATTTATAGCAATAGTACCAGACTTATTACCAAATTTATACTCTAATGTATGTGTAAAAGAAGATACCGCTTTTGAAATGCTAATTGTTATTGGTGAACCTATAGTCGTGCCAGACACACTAATACTTGAAGCTCTTGGAATCTGTGGTAAGTCAACATAATAATCATACCTTGTGCTACTAATGGCATAAGTATAAATAGCTGCCTCTGCCCACGCGGAGAATGATTGCGTGCCATCCGAATTGTGCGTTAAAGTAAAGCTGCCAGAATCAAGAACTTCACCAACATGCATTGCAAACCTGTCCGCACGGCTATAAACTGTAACACCTGCGATACTAACAGTTACAGGGCCTGTCATAACATAGCGAGATGAGCTCCCGGTTCCCCCAGCAGACATAACAGTCCAATATATTGTAGATGTATTGTTTGCGACACTTTGCGATGAAGACCATTCTACTCTAATTCTATCTGGATATAAGCTTCCAGCAGCATTATATACACTTGTTTCAAACGCACCACTTGATGCAGTTGCCATAAAATATCACCTCCACGTTATTGTATTGCAACAATAGACAAGCTTCCATTGCTTTCTATTTGAAGCTTAAAATTGCCTAAAGAAATAGATGATAGTTTCTCTTCTGTGCCAACTTTTAAACTACCCTCAATTTCTGCTTGTTTCATGTATGCAGTATCATTCGCAAAATAAGTAATTGGAATACCAAATTTAATTTCTGGATCTGCAAAATTTTCACCAATTGAACTTATCGGCTTATATTGGGCAGACAAAAAATCTGGATTTTTATAATAGTCGTAATAAGTATCATTGTTTTCTTGGTGGATATATAAAATATAATCATAATTATTATATCTATTGCTTTGTGTTGGTTCAGACTCTACTGTTATAATTCTCGCCTTACGACAGAATTCAATTCTTTGTGCAGAAACTCTTGAGAAATATTCTCCAGAACCGTTGTTTTCGCCAACAACTAAACCATTATCGCCATCAAAACTAAAGAAAGAAAGCTTCTCGGCTGCGTCGCCTTTATTCATAGTTACTGTTCCGTCTTTATCAACCATAAAAGCATAGGAACCATCTTCCTGCTCGCCAATACAAATTTGGCCACCAACTATACTACTACCTTCGACCAGTCCAGCACGAACACAGCCTGCTAGAATGCCCCAATATTCTTCTCCATTAATAGTATAATTACCAAATACAGACTTAGTCGTCTGGAAATTGTCGTCTGAGTATAGGAATTTATTATTGGTAATCCAGCCCTCATGATTATCTAATACGCCATCTACAACTTTACGAAGGTGAATACCATAATTATCCCACGACACACTTTGTCCAGCAGAATTTGATTTAATTGAAGTCGTTGCGTCAATTAATCCGTTTCTAATTCTCTCATCAATAGCAGTGGCTACGTCATAACCCTTTTGCCAATAAGAAGAACCACTAGCAACTGCTTTACCAGCGCTAACTGCTTGAGACAACAAGTCAGCATGAATATCGCCCTGATCCTTCGCTGATAGTAAGTCTCCAAAAGTACATGAGAAATTACTTAAATCAGAAAAATTAAGCTGAACTTCGAGCAACCTTGCTTTCTTTATAAAGTTATCTCTCAGTTTAACTTTGACAAAATTGCCAAGGCTAAACTGATTTAGAATAGGGGCGAACTCAGGCATAGCATAGATATTTCTCATAGAAGCAAAGAAAGACAACTTCGGTTGAGAAATCTTTTTGAGTTCTTTTTGTCCAGCGACTAATAATTCTTTCTGCGTATTAATCTTATCTAAGTCAGTATCAATTTCTGAAACATAGAAGCAATCATCCGAATATTCGTCCTCTCTTAGAAACAGGGACAATCTATCCAAATTCTCTGGAGTAAAGTTTTTATTAACGCTTATGTCCTCTGATATTAACGTGATTTCATCATTTACTTTTTGGATCTCCGCTTGAATATCTTCAACCTTTTTTTGTTTATTCTCTAGTTCTTTATTAATGGCATTAAGCTTATTAAGATTATTTATATAAGCTTTGTATTCATCACTATCTGCGTCCTTTTTGTCCCATTCAGCAGCAATTTGTACATCTTGGATTGACAAGTATATATCTTTTTTTTCTTTGAGAGAATTAATACCTTCTGCCCCAACAACTAAGTTTCTTTCATTCCAAACATAAGTATACTTTTGTTCATCTTTGCCCGTCTGCTCGTTCTTCACAATAGACACTTTAATCTCGCATACATAATACTTAGAAGCAACTTCATTTCCATTGTTATCTTGGTTGACTATTTTATAAACTTCACCAAGGTTATCTATACTTGCTTCTGGCAAATAAAGTCCTGCTTGTTCAAAGTTCTCTGGAGTAACAATCTTTTCTGTAATTTTATATTCGTCAGGGACAGAATTTTCTTCAGTTAACTGACTGTCTATAAGCTTGTATAGCCTTTTTAATGTTTCAGTATAGCCTTCTACCCACACAACATAATCTCCGGCTTTTGGTTCATAGGAGTCAAGTTTGGGGTAGACATCTGTAATTAATATTTGGCCATCTCCAGCATCAGATTCAACTACCAGCAATGCGTTTTCTACCTCAATAGTTTTTACAATAAGTTTATCTCCATTTTCAAGTGTGGCATACACCGTCAATGTTTTTGTAGTTTTGTTGTACAGATATCCATTTTCGCCTTCTGAAATTGTTTCAGTTAACATAGAATCAGGGGATTTCTTTTCAACGATATGCTTTGAACCAATGTCGTTTTGTAGCACGAAATGATTATCTAAAAATTCAGCGGAAACTGTATCTCCAATTCCTAAACTAGTGGTAATAGTTAATATGCTAGAATTAAATGTGTAATCTTCAGTAATATTGTCATTAATTCTAACAGAAGTTAATGCTTTATTACTATTTGAAACAACAAATGATTTGTTAATAGTTTTAAACAAAACTATATCGTCCTGACTGAGCCTACTATCATTAACAACTAAACTATTTTCATTTTTGTCATAAGTATAATCCTTAACGTCAACAGTTAGCTCTTGTGTCTTCCCGTCATTTGACTGGCGCAAAATACACACTGCCGCAATATTTTCATTTGCAGACAATTGTTTAACATCGAAATGAGTGTCAATAGACGCTACAACCACAGAGCTATTTATCAAAAGATTGTCCAGAGAAATAGTTAATTTTTTAGTACTATAATCATACTCATATTGTTTGACACCAATTTCTTTGCCATCAACGAGCACAGATACTATTTTGTCTTTTGGCAGAGATAGAGAAAAAGATTTTGGAACAAATTCTATTACAATTTGTTCTCCACTAAACAATAAGTCTAAATTAGAAACTGTGACAACATTATCCGAAAAAGTGTAGTTAACTTTCTGAGAATTAATTTTGACAGATAATATTTGTTTATCGTACTGTTGGCTTTCAAACTTATTATTAACTAAATTTATAACAACTCTATCGCTTGGATTTAATTCATTTATTGTTAAAATATTTCCATCCAAATTATATCCATGCTGCTTCTCGCCATTTACCATTACTGACACAATTTCCTTGTCGTCATCATCTGATAAATCAAAATGCGTATCAATTGATTCAATTTTAATAGTATCTTCTGCTGACAAGCCATTGATAGTTAGTTGTGCTCCGTCCAGCTCATACTTAGAAGAATCCGTGTCATTTATCTTCACGGAAACGACTTTGTCTCGAAGCTTTTCTAAAGTGAAAAGATTTTGAACATATTCTACTTTAATAACGCTTCCATATTTTATTGCATCAGCATCATTAATAGTAATAGTTGACCCAGTAGTGTTCACAGTATATTTAACATCATTTCCATCAACTTTAACAGCAGCTATAGCATATCCGCTTGGAATAGACGCCTGAACGCTCGTAAACAGTGTACCACTCGGTGTGCTGATTTTTATTTCGTCACCAACAGATAGCGCGACATTGATTGTCAAATATTTTTCATTACCACTCTCCCAATAAGAATATTCAGATGACGTTAACTCACGAGCGCCATTAATAATAATCTTGCTGTCTTTTGTAATCACGCTCTCTATTACGAACTTATTCTCACATGTGACTACTTCAACTGTATTACCAGTTGTTAACAAAGACTTATTAGTGATTTCTAATTTGTTGTTTGAATATTCATAGTTAGTGTTATTTACTTCTTTGCCTTCAATTTTTACAATGCTATTCTCATTGAAGTTAAAATCTGATGGAAGAGTAAATATATATGAGCCATCGAAAGTGAAAGTTGCAACATCTTCTTGTGCAGTTATCGTTTCGACCTGCATATTTGGCTCATTAAAAGTTTCATTTTTGCTATCAACAACAATCTCTTCAATTTCGCTGTTAATTTTATATTCCTTAATAACTTTATCTATATTATATGAAACGGTATCTCCATTTACATTGAATTGTTCTTGTGCGCTTTGTACGGGGAGCTGTTGTACAACGCCAGCAACAAAATCCTCTTTTGTCGTCTTTACATCAAAATATTCTTCTGTTGATCCGCTAATGTCCTTGCTATAGAACCCGCTCATGTGCTTAGACTGCTTGTCCATGTAGTATTTATATTCTTGGTACAAGCTATCTCCCATCCACTCTGGAGTACAATAATAGTCCAAATTCATAATAGAAGGTAGTCCGAAGTTAACATTTCGAATATCTAAATCATCTGCGCCTTTTACAGTAAGAACTGTTTTAATATCATCCGCAGAATAATTTACCTTCATGTCATTAGAAAGGTTTTTAAATGAAACAAAAACGTCTGTATTATGTTTGTCATTAGAGACTTCAATAATATCCCCTTGGGCTGGAACATTATTAAAAGACAATTCTTTTGTGTCCTGATTATACTTATATTCAGTTATAACATGCCCATTGATTGTAATTTCTGCGTCTGTAGGAACACCACATTGCAGCTTAAAACTATTCGTTTTTCCATCGCCAATAAACCGTTCTGCTTCATTTTCTGCAGAAATATTGACTTTATTATTAATTGTGTCAAATTCTACATAGCACTTGAACGTTTCGCACATGTCGTTCATAATAAAGTCATAAATAGATTGGCGATCAATTTCAAAACTACGATGTTGGTTTTTTAGCTCATCGTCTACATGTCCAACTGTCCAACCATATGCCTTTTGAAGTACAAGATGAATTAAGCTATGCGCAATATTATTTGGATTGTATAGCACAACTTCATCAATACTACTAACTGCGCCTTCAACGTCACCTACGTTGATAGTAAAGTTCTCAAGATATCTTTGAGACAAAGAATACTCTAGCGAATAAGCATTAATATGTTTATACTCTTGAATACCATTACCATCAATCTCTGGGTCTTGCAATTGGAAATAACCAAAGCCTTCTAGATACACAAGCCTAAGTCCTTCAACATAATCATAGTACGGCGTTGGCTTTGTCTCTCCAGTAATAATATCGCAATAAATAGAAGGAACATCAAATGAAATTTCACTATATGAGTTAAATTTGAAAGTACCTTCTAGATTAGTCACATTTAATTTACAAATCTTTTCTTTGTTTGTCTGGCACAAAACTACATTTGGGGCACGATAAGTGTCAGACAATAAGTCTTTTGGTAGTTGCATTTCTTTCACCTGCCTTTGTTATGAAATACTTACTTGTCGTATAGGTTTATTAATAATTAACTCTCCGTTTACGACCTCTGCATCAAATTCATTAAATGGGCATACGCTTCCATCGTCTTCAAGCGTAAGCACACCATTCGAAACGTCCGTACCAATTTCTAACTTCACGTCCTTGAGTTCTCCTCTTACAATCATTTTGTGTCCCTCAACTTTGATATTAGTCCAAATTGGAGGGTTCTTAGTTGTGTCGCCTTTGATTTTTAATACCTTGCCTTCTACCCAAACGGCCAATCCATCTTTTAGGTCATAATCATTTAATAGCCCATCTGCTACCTTCATCGGATATCTGAATTCAATTTTTAATGTTCCAGTACCATTCGCGTAAAAATAATTAGTTCCGGGCAACAATGTAGGGAATATAAAATTGAAATCATCGTCAAAGATTCTCTTATCATTTGTGGAATATACAACGAAGTTGTTATCTATTGTAACTGTTTCGTCCTGTTGTAATTTTTCAAATTTAGTTTCGTTATTTAATGATTTATTTTTAACAATCAAACTTCCATTGTTCGAACTGTTCTGAAATGTTACATTTGGATAGATATAAGAATAAATGTCATCACTTTGGTTGTCTATTGCGAATTCAGTCTCTCCTGCAATTTTGATTTCTACAGGATATACTTTTGAATACGCCCATGGACTTACTGCGGTAAATGTGGTTACGATGCCAATAACTCTTGCGTCCATCTTCTGAAGCTGTACATTCGTGAATCTACCAAGATATGAACACACAACGTCTCCATCTTTGTCGCAGACATCCATCCATGCGTTACTTCTAGAACCAGTAAGCCAGCGCAATGTATTTCTAACTTTGTATGGGCCAATATCAGACCCATCTACTTCTACAAATGTTACAGACGGAGTTGCGACAGAATTATATTTTGCGCCATAGTCTGTGCGCATTGTGCCATCATAGCTATCAGTAAAAACTGGCTCCATATCTAAGTATGAATCTACTGTACCGTTATCTGGATTGAATGTGCTTACAACAAGTTCTAAATCATAATTTGTTTGATTGCGGAAACGAATTTTAGGATGATATATCGCCAAGATATCACACCTCCTACTAACTACTTGAAATTATATAAATAGGAGAGAGCTATTGTGCTCTCTCCTATAATTTTGTGTTATCTAACACGATTATAAAGCTTTTTATTGATATTTTTCATATAATTGTCCATCTGATCTTGTACCGCCTTGGTAATGTTCGGGATAGAACTATTATCTGCTCTGTCAATATGGACAACCTCTCCGACTTGGAGGTTCAACTCAAGATTGTTGTTAATAACATGAGGCGCACTAACAACAGGTCTAGATTGCTCTAGAACACTAGATGGATCTAGTTTGCCCCATTCCATAAGTCTTTCTGTTAGGTCTGCAGGAATAATTCCTGTTCCTTTCTTAATATAAGAAAGCCTACCTGCACCGTCTGGAACAAGCTGCAACTCTTCACCAAGCTCGTCAAGGAATGCGAACTGGTCTTTATCAATTGATTTAGCTCCACTACTGTAACCCTCTATGTCGCTCAGACGCACCCAGCCAGTATAGCCACCATTTCTACCAATGAGAACTTCCGAATCTGTTGCCTGATAAACTGTAAATGTAGAGCCCGGAACCCAAGACTGCATGCGTGTTCCATTACCACCATTTCTGGAGAAATTAGTTGCTGATTTCTTAACAGTTACAGACGAACCCTTAGTCGGGGCTGCTGGAGTGGATGGTTCAGTAGCTGGGGACTGCTGTGGAGTCGAAGGAGTTGGCGGAGTGTACTTCGCACTCTCAGTCGAATTCTTCTTGTTATTTGTGGCCTTAATTATGCTATCTGCGGTCTTATCAGCTTCAACTTGTAAATCTACAAGCTCTTGTTTTAATGCGCGTAATTGCTCAGTAAATGCGCTCGCAGAAGTGTCTAATTGCTCCTGATAAGTGCCAATGGCATCTACGCCTTCTAGCCAAGGTTTGGTTACAGAATCAGAAAGAGTGATTCCATACTTATCTGCGATTTCAGATAGATTTTGTGCTAACGAATCTGTATTAGCAGCGATAACAGCATAGCTATCTTGAATGACTTGGTTCTCATTCTTCAGCGATTCATCAAGTGCATCCATTTCGTCCTGCTTGTTGTCTTGATAATTCTCAAGAGACTTGTCTAGCGCCTCTTGCTGCTTTTCAACACTATGGTCATAATACAGGTCGTTTAACTCGTCTTGCGCTTGCTTCAGTTCGGCTTCTAATTTTTTCTTCTGTGCAATCGCGGATGCTGAATTGTCGCCAGAAATTACTGCAAGCCTCTTTTGAATGTCCGCAATATTCTTTTGACTTTCTGCGACTTGTTTTGCAAAGTCATTCGCATCTTTTTGTAGACTAAGTTCCTCCTTCTTTTTGTCTATTAATTCTGAATAACTGTCAATTTCTTTTTGCATTCCATCTTTGACAGCCTGAACACGAGTCTTATTCAGATCAATAATAGACTTCTTCGCGGATTCTTGTGCCTCAATTGCGTCCCATTGATTCTCTTTAAGCTCAGCAAGCTTTTCGTTATACTCATCTGTGCTATAAAGCCCAGCGGCATAATCTTTCTCCAGACGTGCAATCGCTTCGCCGTATTGCTCAACCTTAAAGTTTGCAACTTCTAACTGTTGTGCAAGTAGACCAAGAGCAGTTACGCCATCTTTCGTCCAATTGCCGAATTCATCTACTACTTTCTCCTCGTCAGACACAAGATTGTACAAATGAGAAAGCTCAGAATCAACATTATCAATCTTATCAATTAACTTATCAAGATTATCCCAGTAAAGGTCATTAATACTATTCTGGAAGCCTTCGATATCTTTCTTACATGAAAGGATTGAGTCGTCAACGTCATAAATGGCGTTAACCATTTCATACCAATCATCAGTGCCAACTCTAACGTCTCCAGAAGCGACAGCTTGATCTAGGATACTTTGTAGCGAAGCACGCTTATTATTTAGGTCTTCAATTTGCTTCTGAGAGTCTTTCATTAATTCCTTATAGAAATTCTCAGAAAGTCTTTCGCCTGCTTCGTCAAGAAGATCCATTTCAGCCTGAATTAGACTTGAGTGTTGTTCGACTAAACCAACAATATTCTCAAAGTCATCCGCAATGTCATTTAACTGTTCAAGACGTTTTGCAGAAATTTCAGCAATAGACTCTAGATAGCTGTTCTCTGCATCTTCTGCTTTTGTAGACCATGTACGATATTCTTCAATGGCATCAGCAATTTCGCCTTCGCTTTCCCCGATAAAGTCTTTAATTGCGATAGCGCCGTTCTTTGCCATTTCTTGATACTCGGCGGGAACTTTAGACAGTAGCTCCGTTGCCTTCTGGTTGTAAAGCTCTGCTGCAGCAAAATATGTAGATGCTTTCTGTTTTTCTGCTCCGACTAAGTCATCATATAAGCTGTTCTTATCTCCAATTTGAGAAGTATCGTCAAGGAAATTCTCAATTCTATTGGTCATATGAGTAATTGCCTTCTCGATTTCTTCAAGCTTATATTCAATAAAGTCAATGGTTTGCTCTGAATCATCGGCTGCGTCAGATACATCACTTGCCGCATCAGATAGGTCACTAGCAGCATCACTTAAGTCCCAACCCATTTGAGACCAGTCTTTGTCACTGCCATCTCCCCACGCAGCATTCGCTCCAGTGCCAGTTTTCTTTGTATAAGTACCATAATTCCAGTGAGCATTGCCTTTAGCAAACGACAAGCCGCCAGTGTATGTCCCACGAGACGTGTACCCATTCTTTAATAACTCTTCTGTCTGCTTGTGGTTATAGATTATTGCACCCTTCGGCAAATCAAGCATTTCCGTGCCATGTTCTCCAACAGTATAATAAACGCCCTTGTTTGCGTCTACTACTAGTTCACGACCAAGCTCGCCTACAATGGCATTGTGCTCATTTGCTTTTAATCCGGGCTTCTTGCCTGAATGCGCATTGCCTTTTGCCAAAGCATTTCCAAGCGCACTAGACGCACCGTCAGGATTATAGCCACTTCCGCTTTTTGCATCTTCACGACCTTGTGTAAATTTGCTCTTTAGGTTGTTCCAAAAATTGCTCGCTTGTGTACTAATCCAAGAAGCAGCCGATTCCCAAAGACCATTAATGGCACTAGGAACAGTTTCTGTGAAGAATGTAGAAATGCCAGTTTTAATATTTTCTAAAGTAGTAGGTACTGTTTCTGTAAGAAATGTCCCGACTCCTTCCCAAAATTCATTCCATTTTGTCGGAAGCGTTGCTGTAAAGAATTCTAAAATCTTTTCTCCCGCTGTTACCAATGCTGGGCCAATCACTTCATCAACATAAGTGCCGACACTCTCCCAGAAAGAATGCCATTTTTCAGGAACTGTCTCGGTAAAGAATCCATACACGCTATCCCACGCCGCGCTTAAGGCTGGCGCGATTGTGCCATCAATATATTCACCAACGCTAGTCCAAAATTCACTCCATTTTGTAGGAATTGTTGTCGTGAAGAACTCAACAACTTTATCTTTCAAAGCAATAGCGTCTTCTTTTAAATTGTTTAATTCTTCGCCAACGCCATCCCAAAATTCATCCCATTTTTCTGGAATAGTTTCTGTAAAGAATGTAACTACCGCATCTTTAAGATCGCTTGCCCATTGTTTTACTTTGTCGAAATCTTCACTAACATTATCCCAAAACTCTCCCCATTTCTCAGGGACAGTCTCTGTAAAGAATTCTTCAACTTTCGCGGAGATATATCCAACTGCATAAGGGATGTCACTAAGGAACTCGCCAACACTTCCCCAAAACTCGTTCCATTTTTCCGGGATTGTTTCGGTAAAGAATGTATTAACGCCCTCTTCTACATTAGCCGCCCAACCTTTTACTCCATCAAGGCATTCGCCAACACCGCTCCAGAACTCATCCCATTTTTGAGGCAATGTGTCTGTGAAAAATGTATTTATGTCTTCCCATAGTCCTTGCGCCCATTCTTCTGCACCAGACAATTTGTCTCCAATACTGTTCCACAAATTGTCCCATACAGTTGGTAGTGTTTCTGTAAAGAAAGTGGACACGCCACTCCAAATATTGTTGGCGAATTGCGACACTTCTTCAGATATTTCATCCACTAATGCGTTCCACCCTGCAATTACTTGATCTGGGCTTTGTGCTTCAAATCCCGTAACGTTGGAAGTAGAAGTTGCGCTTGCACTTTGTTCAGTACTCGTCGAAGTTGTACCAGAGCTTGTTTTTGTTGTATCAGTTGTTTTAGTATCCTGCTTTTTATTTTTGTCTGGAGATTGAATAGCGTCTAAGATGTTGTCAAGAACTTCTTTGACTTGAGTGATTCCGTCAGTTATTGGGTCAACTTCTTGGTTAGTTAACACCTCAAGTTGCTGCTCGTCATTCTTCAAATCAACATATTCTTGAATCTTCTGCTGCTGATCTTCGTCTAATTCGAGCGTTGCTGGGATCTTCCAAACGCCATCTTTATCTTGCTCTAGCTTTGGAACTACCTCAGTAACTAGAGTTGCATTTTCTTCTTTCCACTGATCAATTTTAGATTGGACATCAGTTAATACAACCTGAAAATCCATTACGGTTGGCTGTTCTAGACCATATTTAATTTTTAAAGCTTCTGCTAACTGCTCTTTTGCTTTTTCGAGCTCATCCGTCTTTATTTGGATCTCTTCATCCGAAGCTCCAGCATCTTTTAACTCTTGTAATTCTCTTGTAAGTGTTGATACATTTTCTTTTGCAGTATCAACGGTATTGTTTGCATCGATCCAAGCTTTTGTATTGTCAACAATAGCTTGTTGCGCATTATTCAATGAATCTGTAGCGCCATCAATTTCTTGCTGAATCGCATTATATTCTTCTGCGTTTTCACCAAGTGGATCTTTGCCAGCCTTGAAAAACTCTTCTTGCTTTGCAAGTGCCTTGTCCAAAGAGTCGGTAGTATCTCTAAGTTTTTTGTCAAGTTCTGTCATAGTTAGGTCAGAAACGATATCTCCCCAACTTGCATCATATTTTGACAGCTCTGTCAACATTGCAATAGTTGCGGCCTTTGTTAATCCCATTGCATTTGCAAGGTCGTCAACGCTCTTTATACTACTATCAAGAGTAAATGTGCCGTCCGCATTTTCAATAAAAGCACTAGCTTCTTTCGCGTCGGCAATAAATGCTTCTATGTTCTTTAAGCCTATTGAAAAATTTCCATCATCATCAATAGTGAAATAGTCTGCAAACTTTGAGTTTTCAAAATAATCATCAATGGCGTCAAGACGTTCTTCAAAAGTTTTACAGTTTGCAATAACGCTCGGAGGAACTAATGCCTCACATGCCGCCTTAAATGCTTCCGTCCCAACTTTGCCACTCAACAATCCATCGCTAATGGTCTCAAGCATTTCGACCATTGAGTCGCCATACGCCACTTCCGAATCTCTGTTTTTAGCATCCTCGAATTCATCATACGCATTGGTAACATCTGATAATTTCAACTCTAAAATTGAATATTCTTTAACTGCATTCTTGAGTGCTTGTATCTGACTACGCAACGCGCTAATATTATCATAAGTTGCTTTTGTAACATATCCATACGCTTTGTAATCCGCATACATTGCCTTAACAGCCTGTTGTAGTTGTTTTACAACTTTTGTATACTGCGACTGACTTTGTGCTTTCGCCGCACTTACTGTTGCCTTTTGTTCTTTTTTCTTCTGTGCAATTAATGCTCTTAATAGACGTGTATTCTTAACGACCTTGCCATTCGTAGTATCAATTGCGTCACCGAAGCTCTCTTCGCCAACAGTTACATCTCCAAGATACTCTTGGAGTGCAGTATAATAATCGTCAGAAATCGCTTGCCCGTCAAATGTTATGTCATTAACTGTCTGTAACACTGACGCATACGAATCATAAGCAGAAGTAAGGCTTGCTATGTCGCTAACAGCCACAGAAGTGGCTTCACTAGTCTGTTGCATAGCACCGCTAATGTTCAAGAAATATCTTGCAACATCTTCTGCACTAATTCCAAGAGAGTCTAATTGTACTTTAAGCTGTGGATTTTCAGCAATTAAGCTCTCAACCTCTCCAGTGACTCCTTCAATAGCAGATTCGTAATCTCCGAATTTATCAACGTCAACATTGATCTCTCCAGATTCAATTTTCGCGTTAAATGCTTCTTGAAATGCTTGTCCTGCCTCAGAACCACGCTCTCCGAATAAGCGGTCAAGAGCAGACTCTTTTGCGCCAGCAGAACCAAACATGATTTCTGCTCGATCATTGTAATTTTGCATCGAGCTAAGAAGCCCATTTACTGCCTTTTGTGCCTCTGTTAAATTGTCGCCATCGAACCATTCCAAGTCGCTGATGCCATATTCTTCTTCTTTACCTTTCATAAACTCGTCCCAATTGGACTGAGCATCAGCATAATCTTCCTGCGCAGACTCTAAATTCTTTTCTAGCTTTTGGAACTTTTTACTATTCGTGTCCATACCAGAATCTAAAGCATCCTGCACTTCTGCTTCTGCCTCGTCTAGTTTGGCTTTGGCATTTTTTACTTTGCCCAATTCGTCTTCGAAATTATTTGTGTCTTTAAGATTCAGCTCGCCAGTTCCTCGCGTCTTGAAATCTTGATCAGTATCCAATGCGCCCTTTACAGCTTCTGCTTGCTTGTTTTTCGCACGCTCTTCTCTTGCTTCTTCTAAACGAATTTGACGTTCAAGTTCTGCATTTTGTTCTTTTAGCTTATCAAGCTCTTCTTGCTCTGTAAGAGTTAATGGGCCTTTAGATTCGAGTTCTTCTATACGGCTCTTCGTAGTTTCTAGTTCGGAGTTGAGAGACTCTATATTCGAGCGAATATTGTCTAGTTCCTCACTAGTGTCTTTAAGTTCTTCTACGTAATCTTTATGAGACTTAGTTAATGCACAAATAGTCACAGTCAACGCAGCAATTGCAGCAACGGCCAAAATCGCCCAGCCAACAGGATTTGTTACGAGCCAAGCAGCCGCAGCCGCCACTGCCTCCCAGATGCTTGCGGCCAATGCTTTAAAAGACACTATCAGTCCAGTATTCGCAGCAGTTTCTCCTGCGTATGTGGCTATGTTGCTCTTGATTGCATTAGTTAACTTTGACCATAGGTCTGGCAAGAAAAACTTGCCGAGTTGGATACCAGCAATTGTAATAAGTGCGCTTTGCAACACGCCAACTTTGTCTATGATATTTACTAATCCAGTGCCAACATCCACAAGGAATTTAACAACATCAGACCTTATAAAATTCATCCACATTGTTTGGACTGCATTTGTAAACTGATCAATCTTTCCTTGAATACTATCCAAGTATTTTTCATTTTCGGCCATTGCACTGCCAGCAGAATCTGCAGATGTTTGCATCGCATCTTCTACTAAGTCAAAATTCTTAATAACGGCGGATAAAACATTTGCTTGTCTTTTCCCGCCTAGCAATTCTAGTGCGGCTGCTCGATTTACGTCCGTCATGTCGTCCCATACTTGAGACATTTCACGTAAAATTTCTGTAGTGTTCTTGAATGTATTCTCATCTAGCATAATGTCAACTTTACCGCCTGTTAAAGCTAACAATTTTTTCTGCAGTTCTGAGACGCTATTGGCCATGCCATCAACGTCCTCCCCTGCATCTTCTAATTCTACCTTGGCTCCGCGAATTCTTAGAGATAAGGTTTTCATAGCTGTACCTACAGATTCTGGGTTTTGAACCACCGAGTTAGCGGCAGTAATTAAACCTATTGATTCATCAATGGTATTACCCGCCTCTGACAATGCACTAGCAGAACGCAATAGTGCTTGTCCAATTCCCGATGAACTGATTGCAAAGTGGTTTCCTACTTCATTGAATTTATCTACAATTCCCATTGCATTAGACGCTTCAATACCAAATCCATGCATTGTAGAAATGATACTATCAGAAGCCTCACCAATATCGGCTAGGTCATCACCAACGTTATAATAAACAGAAGCGGCCTTTGCCAAGTCAGATGCTTGTTCAATGTTATATCCTCACTTTGTTACTATTTCCACTAAAAGAAATGGGTAGGTCATTTCTGCCTACCTCTGCAATTTCATTATTAGATTATATTTGCAGGTCAGATCATCTCTTCATCTTAATAAGATGTCCACCATACGCATAACCGTTACCGATTACGCTGTGATCGTTACAGGACTTAAAACATTTAATATAATATTCTCAACTTCATTTGGCTTAGATGTATATGGGATATATAAAATGCCAATATTCTTGCTATGGCAATATTCTTTTTTAATTTTGTCTCTGTATACTCTATTCTCATAAGCCTCTTCGCCGCCAAAGAAATCAATTGGCTCAAAATGCTGTTTTCCTTGATATTCTATTACCATATGATAATCTGGCAAATAAAGATCAAATGGAAGTGGCAAAACATTTCTGCAGTCGTTCCATGTAAATTCTCGTTCAAATTTGATATTATATTTTTTTAGAATGGTTTCTACTAAAATTTCCCCCGAGCTAGATGACTGACACCCACAACTAATAGTGCATCCCCCAACTAAATCTGAAACAGACGCCAATACTTCATTTCCACAATCACATTCACATCTCCATAGTCGTTTATAATTACCTGGACTACCTTTCCGTTTTACATATTCTTTTGCCACCAACATGCCAAATCTTTGATTTGTTAAATTATAAGCTATAGAATCATAATATTGCTTAACTAAACATCCACAACTAGAAACTCTTCCTCTAATAAGATCTCCAGAAGAACATTTTATATTTCCTCCACACTCACATTCGCAATACCACATAATACAACCATTAGATGCTCTTTTGTCCAATTTGTATTTAACAATAAGTTTGCCAAATTGTTTCCCAGCCAAATCTTTTTCTTTTCCTTTATTTAATGAACCACTCGCCGTTTTTGTGCTACCGTTTCTTAATGCATCTAATCGAACTACTACTACAACACCATTTTCATTTATACATTCGCAATATGTGTGTTTTCCTCCATTATATCCATACAACATTTTTGTTACCACTAGTTCTCCATATTGTTCTCCAACAATATTTATTCGTCTTGGCATTTTATCACCTCCTATTCATATAATTTATATTAAATGTTTTACATTACCCACGGGATTGTCCATCTCTGGAGTTTCCCCGTTTTAAGATGGATGTTTACCTATATGTCGCCATACAGGGGGCCTATTAATTAAGCCTTGCGAAATCTGCTGTAGCATTAGTAAAATCTTTAACAGTAGAACCAATCTGCCCAGCAGTTTTAGATGCATCTTGCAAGAATCTCTTATAAGTTTCATCAGTTTCATCGGTAACTTTCTTTAATTCTGTTAACGCTGCGTCAATTTCTCTTACATATGTAATACCTTGCTTAATTTGAGCAACAGTTTTATACACCATATTTGCGCCAGTAAAGTATGTAAGAATTTCACCAGACTTTTTCTTAACATTGCTAAAGAAAGAGCCAAGCGTACTACTTGCTTTGCCCATATTCTTAGCGGAAGCATTAATAGCATTTCCCGCTTGATTAAACGATGCAGTTAGTTTTTCTACTTCGCCATTGCCATTCTTTATTGTAAAAGTAACCTTGGAATAGTTGTCAGCGAATTGAATAGATTTTTTATCTAACCCATCAAAAGAATTAGCAAATGCTTCTAATTCACTTCTTCTGCTTGCTTCGTCGCCAATATCAAAGCCATCAGAGACCGCACGAGTGATATTACCAACTTTGTTTTTCATCTCTTCGGACTTCTTAATGATATTTTCAATTGCTTTGCCATATTTATTAAATGACTCAACTGCACTATCAAACTCTGCGGCCTTTTGCTTACCCAAATCCGAAGTGATGTCTATGTTTGCAAGCTCTTTTTGCAGTGTAATTATTCTTTGATATGCTTGCTCGTATTGCTGTAATTGAGTAGTAAGCCCGGAGGCATTGGCATAGCCTTTGCTATTAACGCTATTAATTAACCCAGTATGCTTTGTTTCGACTTGTCCGACAACATCTGCCCCATATGAGGTATTGCTTTGCTTTGCCGAGTCCTTCTTTACCTTTGCGTACTGTTCAAAATCGCTCATGAGCTGCTTTGTCGCAACACTCAACCTTTGCATGTCATCTTCTGACACTTTACCAAAGGCTTCTTCGGACTTTGTTAGCTCTTGAATCTCCTTTGACAGAGCTTCATATCTGCTCTTTAACTGTCCAAGATCACTATCTTTATCTACGAAGACTTCCGTATCAATTTTCCTAAAAGCAGAAGATAGCTTTTGGTTTGCATCTATTAATGCCTTATAATTATCTAATTCTTTATAACCATCATTAGAGCTTTCTGAACTACTAGCTTGAGAAGTTTTCCTTTTCCTTGTACCATTACTGGCAGCAGTCTCGTTACCAAGAGATTCAGCAGTTTTATCCGCGCTATCTTTTACATTTTGGTTTGCATTAGCAAAATCATTTTTTGCTTGAGTGGCGGATGCAAAAGCTTCACTAGCCTCTCTAGCCTTTTCTATTTCTTTTTCTATAGCAGCCGCAGAAGCTTCCGCACTTTCCTTAACTCTTGCATTAGCTTCAACAAACTGATTTTTTTGTTCCGTTGCAGCTGCAAATGACTCCTGTACACCACTAGCACTAGTTACTTCTGGTGCGGTTGCTGCAGGCTCTCCTGTGCTTTGACCACTAGCAACCTCCCCAGTTGCTGCCTTCGAAATCTTCGACACATCGCTCTGATTTTGTTTTTCTTTTTCTTTTGTAATTTGCTGTTGTGTTGCCAATTGTTGTTTGGCTTCTTTGTTTTGTTGTTTCTCTACTGCCAACTCTTGCTCTGCCGCATCGGTGCCTTTTTGCTTTGCTTCTGTCGCACTACCTAATTGTACTTTTGCTTCAGCAAGCTTGGTTTTTAATTCATCAATTACAGAAGACAAATTTTCAATTTTTGCTCTATATTCATCTACGACATCATTTGAAGTCATATTATCGACTTCGCTCATCGGGACAGAATTATCTAGAGCATTTTGGATGTCGTAATAACCATTCTTCCACGAATCTAAAGCACCTTCCATACGAAGGATTTCTTCTTCCAATTCTTGTACTTGTTTTTGTGCCGCGTCAAGCTCGGAAGCGTCAACAAGATTTGTCGGAATAGCATTTAGTTTTTCTTTAAGAGCGGCAATTTCTTGCATAAGCTCTTTTTCTTTTTCAAGCTGCGCGGTTTGATTGTCTGTTTGATTAGACTGAGTTGAAGGTTGCCCAGACTGAATCTGATTAAGCTTTTCTTGCGCGGTAGTCTCTTCGTTGATAGCCTCAGTAGTTTTTTGATGAGACTCTGCTGCTTGCGCCTCGATTTCCTTAATTCTAGCTACGCTTTGATTCCAAGCATTAGTAGAATCAATTTCTCCACTCTCGAACGAGCTAAAAATATCTTTAAACTTGTCCCAATCGGCGGTGTGCGATGGATTCAATGTTGCCAATAAACTTTTTAATTTTTCAATTGGTGCAACAGAATTTTCTCCATTCTTTTGTATTTCGGCCAAATAAGATGACAGCTCTGGTAGCTGTTCCATTGTATATGTCTTAACAGTCGAAGCCAACCCATTGTCTGTAAACGCCTTATCTAATGCTTGATTAACTTTTTCGTTAAACGCAGCAATTAATTGTTCATACGAAATACCAGCTTGTGCCGCTTTTTCTTCTGCTCCTTTTATTAATCCAACTTCCCCGTCATTATATTCCATGAGAGGAAATTCTTTTGTAGCTGCTTTTAAATTTTGAGAGTAAGATTCTCCAATTTTGATGGCCATTTCTTTAGAAATGCCAGTAAAATCAATTGTTTTAACAACGCCATCTGCAATGATACCATTGATTTTTGTACCTTGGTCATAAAACAACTTGGTAAATGAATTAATATCCGACGGCGTAAATGCACTCATTCCATCTGGGTGATTGTGCAAAGACATTACGATATTTTCTTTTAGATTGTTGACAAGTTGTGATACTATTGCATCTGTATCTACCTGAAAATCCTTCCCAGAAAAAGAACTTACCACTTTGTCCGCGCCAAAAAGCGTCATAGACTCTTTTGCGTCGCCGCTACCTTTTGAATAACCAACCTCTTGCCCCGACGCAACATTTAATAATTCTTGTAGCTCGCCAGTTACACCGCTAACTTCTTTTGCGCTTTTTTGTGCAGCCGTAGGGATTTCAACATTAAGTAGCTCACAGATTTTAGAAAGTGCCTCGTCTCCGGTAATATCTCCAAAGTCTAAATCCTCAAATATTTGGTCAATGGAAGCTCCAGCTTTTTTTGATGCCTGAGAAATTTCTTTAATCTCATCGACCAGTGCGATTAATTTATCAGCGTTTTGATTGTCTTCATCTACATCTGCGCTTGACGACAACGAGACATATTCCTTAACTCTTTTATTTAACTCGTCATATAAAGAAATTTTTTTTTCTTCCGAAGCAATCTCTTCATTTTCTACAAAAGTATTTGAATTACCAATATCTTTAAGATTGTTTATTTCAGAATTGATATCTGCGATTTTTTGTTGATACTCGCTCTTGATTTTGTCAAGCATAGCGCTATGACGTTTATAAACATATTCTAGGTCGTCGGCATACATATTGTTTACATTAGTGCCGATCCATGTCATTCCCGGTGATAATATCCCATTATTACGCGCATTTATTCCATTATTTATTGTATTCTTTAATTTTGTTGCAATCTCTAGATATTGCAATAAAGTATTTTTATATGATTCATCATCTGTCTTAATTGGGGAAATTTTATCTAATGTACTCTTTAATTCTCTTGCTTGGTTCGCTAAAGATTTTAATTCATCATCTGCGGTTGCCTTTTTGAGCCCAGTTACTTTTAATTTACTTTTGTTCGGAAACAATAAATTTAAAGTGTTTTGATACTCTGTCTTTTTGTCGTTAAGATCATCAATTTGCTGTTGTATCTCGGTGGAAATTTTGTTGCCAGTTTCTTTTATGTTATTAACAACTTCATCCCCAGCAGACTTGATATTATCTCCAACTTTAGATAAATCAATCTCGCCAAATGCGATATTTAATTTACCATTTAACTCGCTGGCATATTGGATTAATGCATTAAACTGTTCTTCAACACTTTTAGTGTTAAAAAGGTCTAAGTCAATTTGTTTATCAATGCCAACGTTCTTGAGGATTGTATTTAATTGCTCTGCGTAGCTGCGTAATTCTTTTGTTGCGCCTTTGTCTTTTAAATTAACGCTATTAAGCCCCGTAAACACATTTTTGGACAGCTCTGAAATCTGAGACATCTTTTTAACCATCTCGTCAAAAGATTTCATCCAACCATTATTTAATTTATCTCCAAGACCTGCCTTTACAGAATCTAGTTCTTTCCTAAGTGCCTTAACAGCGTCGTCCATAGCGACAAACTGTTTAATAAAATTATTTAAATTTCCACGCTTACCAATATTAGCTAAAACTCCATCTACCTGTTCAGCTTGAGTTTTACATGCAACAAGGCTGCTCATAAGGTCATCAATATTGTATTTAATTTTCGAAGTATAACTCGCTTCTGCCAAAAGAATCACCTCCTACATCATAAATATACTTTTAGCAATTGAGCTATTGTTTTTTGAAAATTATCTTCAAAATATCTGCTGCCGTAATTCTTAATAAAATCTTTTAAAAAATCGTCTGGGACTTCTTTGCCAACAGTTTCACCATACATATATTCCCCATCTTTAAAATATGTCCATGGGTGCTCACCTTGTAAGAAGTTCTCAAATACATAATCGCCTTCAACTTGGCCACCACTTTCCCAAGAACCACCGCCTTGGTGTTTGCTAGAATTACTGTGGTATGCACCTTCCAACGGAGCAGAATTCATATCAATATTTGTTGTTAGAGTAAATGTTTTTCCTCTTTTCTTCAAATCAGAATTTACTTTATAAATATCATACAAATTATGTTGTCTCCCATACTTTGTATAAGCTCCATTTTTATATTCGTAATATTTATCAACTGCCGTTTTTGCTGCATCATTAAAATCTTTTTCAGCTTGCAGTCTGCATATGTTTCCTGCAATTTCTGCGACAGTTTCAACATTGTCTATTAGTTTTTGTATAGCATCGCCTAATGTTTTTTCTGCGGCCATATGCCATCAACTCCTATAAAATAATTATTTTAATTTATCAAGTGTGCTCAAAAGCTCATCAATATCTGCACCTTCTGGAAGGATGCTATTAATATCAAAACCATCAACCTTCTTAGCAAGAGCATCTGCTAAAGTTGTCAGGCTTGAACTAATTCCATTAGCCATCTGTGCAAATGAAGCCTCAATTGAATTCTGACGCATTAATTTCTTTTCTTCATAATGCAGCACTTCCTCGACATGGTTATAATCCTTTCTGCACTGTTGCTCAACTGTATCTAGAATATCATTGCTGCACAGCATGTCATACTCCTTTAGCAGCGTTTCAAAATCTTCGCTAATCTCTACGCCAGTGTAAGCATTAAACACGAACATAGAAAAATAAATATTTTTTTCAAAATCGTCCACATAGAGATAGCCATTATTGTTCGCGGAGCATTTTTCTAAAATACGTAATGCAATATCATGTTTAGTCTGAATTGGAATATACCAAGCCTTAATCATATCTGCTGCATTGTTGAACTGTCCTTCTTTAACCTTCTTAACAAATGTACTAACCTTCATAATTGTTCCTCCATTTTTATTCAAAAATTTTATATATTAAATAACGTTTTGTTATTAATTTTCATATTTAATCACAGCCCCAATAGTCAACCTCATTTTGATCTACGACAATTTTTGGCAGATCAAATGCTGAACGGGCAATCAAGATAGATTCGCATTCATCATCGGTTGCGTCAATCAAATATTCTTGTCTAACTGCCTGAATAGCTTCTGCTTTAAGAACTTCTCTTTTGATTTTTGACGATTGTTGCAAACCAATTTTGCGTCTCCATTCCGACGGGAGTGTATGACAAAACTCTATATTGTTTTGATAAGCATACAAAATAATACCGCCCATTAAAAAAGATAATTTCTTTACCGTGTCTATATTTGAACGTAAAATAGACTCTTCCATTACAATCTTATCTACTGGCATAACAGAGGCTATATATTCGCAAATTTCATTTGTCATTTTAGGGATCCTCTCATATACGTCCTTTGTTTTATGGCAGTCTATAAGAATGTGCTCTATGTATTTCCCGTCGTCAAACAAGCATACACCTGTTTTGTTCGTACTAGCGTCTATACCAATAACACGCATACTATAGCCTCCTTTTTGTAAAATAAATCCATAATATATCTCCTTTTATTCCATAAAAATGAGGGAGCACATTTCTGCACTCCCTCGCCCATATAACTACTTCATATAGGCTATTTGTTTATAAAATTAATTCTCTTTATTGTCCGTACTATGATTAGAATCAAACATTCTCTGACAGACAACCAACATGCGCAGCATATCATATGATATATCTAGTTTGCCATTGCCAGTGCCAGCAATTGCACCAGTGTCAATTAAATGCTGCACGGTGTCACGCGCCCAAGATGGGATGTCTTCGATTGTCTCATAATGCTTATTGCATGCATCAAACATATGCTTCATGACATACAGCATACGTATCATATCAGCAGACAAATCAAGATTGCCTCCACCAGTGCCAGAAATTAAACCTTCATCAATCATTTCACTAATAGTTCCTCTTGCCCAGCTAGGAATATCATCAATAGTATTGTATCTCATTACGTCTTCCTCCTCTTCATCATTATCATTATTTTTGTTCATGGCTTTATATACATCCTGACGAAACCCGTCCATAGTGTAACCCATGCCATATGTATTCCACAAAAGTTCTGGATCCGCATGGTTGCTGGCCACACCTCTACGATGGCCTTCTGCATGACCAATAATCACGCCGTCTGCCAGTGGATTAAGGCCATAAGTGTTGCAAAGCTGTGCAAATAATTCCACGGCTGTGTGATATGTTCCAGCAATCTGTTCAGCCGCTTCCGCATAGCTCATTCCAGAGCTAGGTTCCGTCATTTCGATACCGATATGGGTATTATTTGCAGCGCCACCGCAGTGCCATGCTCTCATCCACCAAGGCAATGTCTGATATACAGAGCCATCTGCCTGTATAAATGCGTGTACGCAAACTGATTGACCACCCGGCTGATACTGGTTAAAGTTACGAGCAAACACCGCAGCACTAGGCTGTGGACATCCAACGCTATGCAACATCAAACCACTTGGCGTAAGTGTCGAACCAATCTGATAACATTTATTTTGTGTCGCAAACGCTTCAATAATTTCCATTTAAATCACCTCAATATATTACTTTCCGCCTTTAACTCTTTCAATAATTTCGGAAACAGCAGAGCTGCCAGACATCAAAGCAAGTGCGGTAATTACTGTGCCAATCACAGAGCCTTCCTGCACAAGACCTAGAGCAAGAATAATATCTACGCCAAAGCCAAAAGAAATGGCGAATGCGAACACTGCCGACACAGCAATAGTGATATACTTGCCATACTTCGTGCCTTCCCACATTTCCTTAAAACGATCAATAATGTACCACATAATAATTGATAAAGAGATAATTAGAGTTAACATTTCCATAATTTCTTCCTCCTATAAATTTAAAAATTTTAATTGCCAAACAGTATTCCAATGATAAAAATATTAGCCAACATCAGCTCCAGCTTCATACTCTTGAAAAGTTACTCGTCTCCACATATAAACAGTGTAATATGGCGGCATATTGTTGTGTGCGCCTCCGCCGCCAGCATCGGATGTTTGTGCACCCTTTACCCACCACGTTTTTTTGCTGATGTAGGCAATGTTCGGCCAGCCGCTATAGCCGTCATGGGCACTGTCCACGCCGCCGTCGTTGCCCAAGTATTCGTCGTGGTAGTGGCTAGG